AGTACTTAATAATAAATATAATAATATAAATACAGACCACTTATAATTTAAATAGGACAAAAGTTTCTTCAAATAGTCTCTAAAGTCAGTAGTATCAAGGGTTTTAAATATGACAGAAATTCTAAATAGGTCAGAATAGCTTTACCTTAAATAGGACAAAATGAAAATAGGCAAGGTCAAGTTTAAAATGTTGTTGACAGTTAATCAACAAAGTGGTACGATGGAGTCAAGATAAAAACAAACCAATACAAATGAGAACGTCAATTAAAAACAAATATGAAGGAGTTGAGTCAAATGACGGTTACTACAATAAATAAGAAAAATACAAAAGGAGGTATTGTTACAATGGTAGCGAAGAAGAAAACAACTAAGAAGACACCAAAAATGTTGAAGAAGTTCAGAATGGATGCAGGTCATACGATTTACAGTTTAGCGGATAAATTAGGAGTGGATTACACAACGGTAAGCAACTGGGAGAACGGCAATAAATATCCAAGACCTAATAAGATAACTGAATTAGAAGATTTGTTCGGAGTAAGCTACAGAGAGTTATTCGAAGACTTACCGCAGGATCAGATTGCGGAGTTAGAGAGACGTAGATACAATAAGAACTAAAAAAGAAGGAGTAGGGGAAACCCACTCCTTTTTATTATGCGTATGACGGAACCATCTTCACAATCATTTTCGGATTGACGTAGAAGTAGTCACCAGTCAAGTCTGCCGTAGCGTATACTCGTAACATCGGTGCTCGACTGCCCTTGATGTAGTTACCGATTACTGAGTCAGGTGCTTCAGGTACACCACCTAGGTTGAACGTCTCTAATGGAACGTACACCTTTTCGCTTGTCATCATTGTTAGTTCTACTGTTTTTAACTTAGCCACTTGTTATCATCCTCTCTTATTAGTGCTTGCTTGCTAAACTGAAGATGTAACTAATTAGTCCTCCAAGGATAACCATTAGCGCATTTTCGATTAGCTTTTGCTGCCTGTCGCTCCCTTTCTCTCCCTTCTCCTCAAGTTGCTCTAGTTCTTGTTCTAGGTGCTCGATTCGATAGAAAAGATGGGACTGTTTCTCTTCGCTGATAGCCATGTTCTTGTCGATGTCTTTTACGATCCCTCGAAGTTCGTCAACAACATTCTTCAGCTCTGTCGTGTTATGTTCTTGGTCTTGGAGCGTGGACTCAATTTCCTGTAGTTTAAGGAGTACTTGTTGGTTGTTCACTAAAACCCCACCTTTCTGTTATATCCCAAAAATACTTCTTCGTTTTTCAATCCTATCGCACCCAGTATCGTAGTTATCCATGAAATGTACCAATACCTCTTTTCCATCCTCATCCTCTATCTGTCCGTATTCTGAGTCCGTATTAATCGCAAACACGACTTTTCCATACTCTTGTAAGTCCAATTCGATTCGAACCCAATCGGACTGTTCTGCTTCGATGTATTTGAATGTAAAGTCAATTAGGAGACCTAATGACAATAGCCTGTGAATGCTGTACATATGGTAGCTCGATCTGTTACTGTTTATCATATTGCCTACTAGGTCACGGAACTCTGCCTTTAAATTCGGTTGATGTTTATTCCCTACTACGTTCATCTTGAATCTCCTTTCGTTCTCTATTACTCATAAGGGCAGTCGCAACTAGTACAAGTAGTAAGCCATTCTTTATAGTTATAGTTTGGTACATCTCACTCCTGAACAGGATCGTATCTGATATAATAGAGATATAAACTAGTATGATGAATGCAAGAGCTTTAAGTATTGGAAACAGTAGCTTAAACATAATCCCTTGATGTAGGATAGATGCAGTTATATACGATATATACGAAATGATAATATAGAAGATAAGGGTAATGGTTAGCGACATGACTAGGAGTATCATAGCTTCCCACCCTCTTCACTTTATTAATCCCTATTAATATAAGACTTTACAGTGTATTTTTTCGATAATCCTCTATATTAAAGGTATAAATTATTTTTCTCAAGCGGAGGTTATCGAAATGAAGGGATATAACAAGCAGATTTACATGAAGGTCGTATTAATTCTTTTGGCGGAAGCACTAGCTATCTCGATTACAAACTTTGCCACAAAGTACGGTCTTCCTATTGAACACACTACTCTATCCTACATCGTATGTGGAGCATTACTAGCTTATATCGTGGTTAGTACCTATGATTACATTATCCGTAAAGGAGAGATGAGGGCACAACAAGACCGTCAGAGCATAATGAATATCATGATGCTTCGATACAGTCATAGAGGACGAGACCATAGACCATAAAAGGTAGGTGCTTAGAATGTTTGGATTAACAGAAAAAGAGTTGGATCGTTACAAGGACTTAGTACAGACATACGCAATTCGTGATTTAGCTACAGATGTGATTGAGGATTCAACATTGTTGGTCGATTTAATTGTAAAGGATGGTAAGTACTACCCAGTTCCTTCGTTCCTAAAATCGTTGGTTACAGACATCGAAATCGTACTTACTGTGAATGCGTTACATACGGCTTATGACTACGCACATCTTCAAACAGATGTAAATATGTCAGAAATAGATATCATTCAACACCTGCACGATAAATACGAGACTGATATTATAAATCAGTTCATTCGTTATGGTATTGCGTTCTCTGCCGATGTAGTAGAAGAAGCGATGACTTGCCTTATTGTGGAGCTTCCGTATCTATATCTTCAGGCAATAGAGAATGAAGATTTCGACAAGGAGAAGTTCCTAGAGGATCGTATCAAAGCGTACGAGAACTATTTATTCGAGATAGGTGAAGCTGAAGAGGACGATGATGAGGAAGATGAGGAGTAATGGTAACAAAGAGAGAAGTAGTAGAGAAAAGAAAGAAACTCGTTAGCCTAGCAAAAAAGAAAGTATCGTTTAATAAAGGTGACAAGAGGGCATACAGTCCTAAGCTATGTGTTGTATGTGGCCGCCCTCTCTCCTCCCTAATTATTAATGAGAATAAATACATAATTATACAGGCTCATACGAGATACCACATAAATGAACTATTTATTGTGGATGCATGTGCAGACATCACCTCATGCTATAGGACATTAAAACAGAAAGGGGAGCTGGAAGAGGATGTCGATGTCAAACAATATCAAGCAAGCGGTAAAGAAACGTAAAGAAGATTTCTCTAGCGAACAAGAGTTACGTGAATTAATCAACTCTGCGACATCTAAATCTCTGAAACTATTTATCCAACGAATGGAAGCAGGAGAGATTCCAATTGATAACATCTCCGACTTTATTCGTGTAATCGGAGCTTACAAAGAGATTAACGGTATTTCAGAAGTTATGGATGGTCAAGGAAATACAGGAGCATTACCTGAAATCAACATGCGTCAAGATAAGGCTCTACAGGATCAGATTCAGGAAGGAAAGATTACTGCCAATGAAGAAGGTCGTATGGACGTTATGGATATGTCGGCTGAAGATATGGCAGACCTAATCAGAAAAATGGATGCCGCACAGAACGCAGAAAACGAAGGTGCATTCTAATGAACAACATAGATGGAAAACTGATTGCGAATATCGCAAAACAAACATTCGGTCGAACAGACCTTACAAAGGAAGAACTCTCATACGTCCTTACGATGTTAAATTGTTCTTCTTACTTACTGAAACATCACAGGGTTAAAAACCATCCTATCACATTCCATATCGGGGGGATGGATTCTACAAAGGCACAGGCGCACCGTCCGTGGCAGGTAGAGATGATTAATGACACACATCCCGATAAAGCAGTAATTAAATCACGTCAGTTAGGACTGTCTGAGATTGGCGTAGGAGAAGATGTTGCACTTCGCAGACCTACACTCCTATGCAGGTGTTAAGTGCCTTTATACGTTCCCTACGAACCGTCAGATGAAGGATTTCGTATCCACTCGTATTAACCCACTATTAGAAACTGGCTACTACGCAACAATCTCCGATCCGAAGATTGACTCTTTAGAAAAGAAAAAGATTCGTAATAGCTTCATGTTATTCCGTTCATCTTCTAAAGGGGCAGCCGTAGAGGGTGTGGATATCGACTTCTTATCACTGGATGAGTACGACCGTGTAAACGCTAGTGCGGAGATTTCAGCGATGGAGTCTATGTCATCTTCACAATTCCAAATTTTACGAAGATGGTCAACACCTACAGTACCTGATTACGGTATTCACGCATTGTATAACCAATCAGACCAACGAGTTTACATGCACAAATGTGACAAGTGTGGAATGCGTCAACAACTAGATTACGAGAAAAATATCGAGTGTGTGGACGAGGGTGGAGTAGACGTACTTGCTAAAACTGTAAAAGACGGAACATTCAGATTTATCTGTTCTAACTGTGGAGCATTACTAGACAGATGGTATAACGGAGAGTGGGTAGCTGCTTATCCATCTCGTACTGAGAACAACCAAGGTACTCGTGGATATTTAATCACACAAATGAATGCAGTATGGATCAGTGCCGATGAACTAAAACGTAAAGAGCTAAAAGCAAAATCGAAACAGCATTTCTTCAACTACGTTTTAGGATTCCCTTACCAAGACGTAGCGTTAGCGGTCCAAGACAACGATGTAATGGGTAACAAGCGTGAGTACTTACGTGAACCACTATTTAATAGAGGGGACTACCGATTCATCTCTGTAGGTATCGACTGGGGGAACCGTCACTGGGTTACAGTCCGTGGGTTCCGAGATAATGGTATGACGGATATGATCCGTATATTCTCTGTAGAGCGTGCTAGAGGAGTAGCTAACATCGAAGCCGACCTAGAGAACATCATTAACCAACTAATCCCGTACCAACCTGATATCATTTGTGCCGACATCGGTGACAGTGGTAACTATGTTGAGAAGTTAATTCAGCACTTCGGAGTAGGTCGAGTATACGGTGTAAAAGTAAACCCTAACCCTCGTTCAACTGGTCAGATTCAACCTTCATGGTCTGAGAGTCAGTCACGAGTTACAGTGGATAAGCTTACACAAAACAAACGACACATTGCCGATATGAAGATGGGCCGCTTAGGATTCTATAACCAAACGGATAAAGACCTAGAGCTGTATCTACAACACTGGAAGAACGTAGTTATCCGAGACGAGGAAGATGAGAAGACTGGGGAAGTTTATCAGATTATCACGGATCGTGGAGATGACCACTACGCACAATCGAGTGTATATAGCATGGTAGGTATGGAACACGTACTAGAGCCGTACATCACGTTAGAACAGGAGAATGCATTCGCATATACAACTGTAGATAGTATGGCACCAGCAGTTACAGACATCTTTGCAAAAGGGTACTAATAGTACCCTTTTTACATGTAATGACAAAATTATCTAAATTTTTCTAAAAATAGTATTGACTTTTAATTTTCTGAATATTATACTATTAATTGTGAGAGCGCAATCACAAAAAAAAACAGATGTCGAAGGGAGTAATTTAATGAAGTCACAGGTAGTTTATATCGGACTAGATAGCAGACCCGTAAACACAACACTAGTAGAAGAAATTGCGAAAATAGGGGGAGCTTTCGAACTAGTTGTACCACCAGCAGGTACTTATGGACAAGAGTTAATGGATTGGGTTAAATTGAACACGGATAACGTAACAGAGTTTGTATTATCTACTGACGCTATAGGATATGGCGATCTCAGAGACTCAAAGACATATACTCCACTAGAATATATTGACGCAAACCTATATCCAACATTCGAAGCCTTACGTGATACGTTCCCAGGAGTCCCTGTAACGGTGTTCAATAGTATCTTAGGGTTGTTACCTAACACTTACGATTACGATGGACAAAGCATTGAGTTAGCTAAATTAATGCGGGAATTATCCATCAAAGAGGACTTATTGGACAACTACATCGGTGGCGATGGTGAAGAAATGCAAAAGATATACGAGGAAATTAAAGCATTAAAAGCAAAAATTAATAACCCTGAGTTACTAGAAAACTGGGCTAAAGTTCGTGAACGTAACATTACAATTAATAGACGTATGCTATCTTGGACAGATTTAGGCTACATTTCGAAACTTGTATTCTTCGCAGACACATCTAATAAGTTTGGAGCTACAAGAGAAGACGTCGAAATTTTGGAAAGAAAGGTAGAGCAACTTCCTTCTACACTAGGTGGAAAAGTTCATTTTATCTCAGGAGAGTATCAAGCAGGTGCACTATTAATTGGTGGACTGCAACAGAAGTACTCTAACATTCCTGTAAAAATGAATCTTTACCTTGACAGTGTTAATGGTACTGAAGAACGAGCTTGGTATGCTGAGAATGACGTATTCACGTTCGATAAAAACTTCGAAAACCATGCTAGAGCAGTTGGTATCGAGATCGTTAATGAGTTTAATGCAAACTTCATTTTCTACGCTCACACACCTCTTACGAACACAGATAATATGATTAAACATATTAAGGCTAACGTGGATAGAGCTGTTGTAACCGTTCCTAGCGGCTCCCAAGAATTCATTGCACGACTTCGAAAAGAAGTACGTATTAATGAGTTAGTAGCCTTTGTTGGTACAGGTAACTTCGGTACACAGATGGGTATTGCTATTGGTTATGCTGTGGCTCGATATACTGCGCTACAAACATCTAAGTGGAATCATGAAACAGTTGCAACGCCTTTACATGTAGAAAATTTATTAAAAGGATTCTATGATGTTATTTATGAAGGCGTTAAGGCTAAGATTGTTAAGAAAGCAAAAGACTTAGGGTACAACCCTGTTAGTCTAAATAGTGGTGACAAAGAAATCAGTGGTTTCGCTGACAAACTAGTGCGACCACGAGCAATTGCATTGTATGCAAGTAAATTCCATAATTACTCAGTAAGACCGTATGAAGGAACCTTGTATACAATCATGGATCAAGACCTGTGGGCAACTGACTTACATATGAACGTAAACAACCAAGAAATTAAACCAAATATCACAGCGAAGTTTGGCACATATTTCCCATCTCCGTTCAACGATGTTCCGACTGGACACTGGGCATACTCACATGTTATGAAACTCGCTAACCTAGATGTATTCTCAGGTGATGGAAATAATAACTTCTACCCTGACGCACCGATGCTACGTGCTCACTTAGCTATAACGATTCAAAAGTTATTTAAATTTAAGGTAGACGAATATATCCCAAACCCTGGTTTTACAGACGTACCATCCGATAGCCCTTACTATGAAGCAATCTCTATTGTTAAACATCTTGGATTGATGAACGGTACAAGTGCTACTACATTTAATCCTGATGGTGCAGTGGATAGAGCTTCAGTAGCTATTGTTATCTCTAAACTATTCACTTTAGATTTGGCATACGAAGGACGAGTAGTACCTGATTACTTCGTAGACTCAGGAGATATTTCTTGGGCAAGAACCCACATCAACTTACTAGGTGAAACAGGAATTGCGTCTATACCTGGGGACAAGAAGTTTAATCCTACTACACTAGCTAGTCGAGCAGTCGTTGCTACGTTCCTTTCTAAGGCTCTAGAACGAGTGGATATCTTGAACGCTGAAGGAATAATTTAGGTTTAATCGGAAATTACAGGACTATCCGTTATATTAATAGCGGATAGTTTTTTGATTATATAACAAAGGAGAGGAATTAATATGGGAACATATAACGTACACGGTGGTCACAACAGTATTGTGCAAGGAGCTAACTACGGAAACCGAAAAGAGCACGTTATGGATCGTCAAGTGAAGGACGCTCTAATCAGTAAGCTACGTAGTCTTGGTCACACAGTATACGACTGCACAGATGAGACAGGTTCTACACAGTCTGCTAACTTACGTAACATCGTAGCTAAATGTAACGCTCATAACGTAGACTTAGACATCTCATTACACTTAAACGCATTCAACGGATCGGCTAATGGTGTTGAGGTTTGCTACTACGACCAACAAGCTCTAGCTGCTAAAGTGTCTAAGCAATTGTCTGACGACATCGGATGGTCTAACCGTGGAGCTAAACCTCGTACAGACCTTTACGTTCTAAACAACACAAGAGCACCTGCTATCTTAATCGAATTAGGATTCATCGACAACGATAGCGACATGGCTAAGTGGAACGTAGATAAAATCGCAGACGCTATCTGCTACGCTATCACAGGTCAACGTGCAGGGGCTACTGGCGGAAGCACTGGGGGGTCTACAGGTGGAAGCACTGGCGGAGGTGGATACGACTCTAGTTGGTTCACACCACAAAACGGTGTATTCACAGCTAACACTACAATCAAAGTTAGAAGTGAACCAAGTGTAAACGCTACTCATCTTCGAACTCTGTACAGTGGTGGAACATTCAAGTACACTTCATTCGGAATAGAGAAAGAAGGTTACGTTTGGATCAAAGGAGTAGACGGCACATACGTTGCAACAGGTGAAACTCGTGACGGAAAACGTATCTCTTACTGGGGAACTTTCCAGTAATACTGTAGAAGCCGACTCTAAATAGGGTCGGTTTTCTTTTTTAAATAACAAGAAAGGAAGATGAAAATGGACAATAACACACCAATGATTCGTAACGGTATGTATCAAAACAACCCTGACGTACTAGGAAAGATTAGTGAATTAGACTTAGCTGTGAAGGAGTTAGGTGGTTCTAATAACACGGATAACTTCGCAACGAAAGAAGACATCAAAGGTATGACTAAATCTGTAAACGGTAAAACACCTGATGCGAATGGTAACGTTACAATCGCAATCCCAAGTGTAACAGGTATGGTTAAATCTGTGAATACGATCCAACCTGATGCCAACGGGAACGTGACAATCTCTATCCCGAGTGTAGCAGGTATGGTTAAATCTGTAAACGGCAAGACACCTGACGCAAACGGAAACGTGGTAATCAACCTATTCCCTTCAGGTACGACTGCACAGAGACCGACAACTGGAACGGTAGTAGGGCAGTACTTCTTCGATACAACACTAAATAAACCATTGTACCGTAACGCAGCAAACAACGGATGGGTAGATGGAACAGGGGCACCTGTAACGTGAGTAGCAATTGCTACTCTTTTTTTTTTGATTGAATATCTCAGTAACTAGTCTATTTATGTTATAATTAATACAGGTGGTGATATAGGTGAAGAGAGAGAAGTACAAGTTATCTCCTGATGCGACTCGTGAGTTGATGATGCGTTTAGCAAAAAGAGCGCAAGAGTTAGGTGTAGAGCTAGATAGAGAAGCACTGTTAGATATTACAAAGAAGGAAGACTACAATGGGGAACCTCTTTTTACACCTAACAAGGAGGGTAGTTAATGTTATCGTACATACTTATCGGTATCGTGTTGTATCTATTAATTGGTGTGGGTCTATTAATTTATGCTGTAACAACGTCTAACTGGGGTGGGTTAATCCTACATTTTTGGTACCTAGTCATACTCTTATACCCTTACTACATTGTAAGAGGTTTAATAGAGGGGATTAGGGATCGCTAGAAACGAGGTAGTGCACAATGACGGAAGCAGACTATAATCTCATGTTTGCTATACTAGGTTTTGCAGGAATCATCCTGTACACACTGGTACTGCTATTAGGGTATTTAAAAGCAATTAAGCGAAGTAGAGAAGAGTTAGAAGCGGAACAAAATATATTGATATTAGTAAACGAAATCTTTGAAGATTTAAAAAATACAATCGAAAAGGGAGAAGAGAATATGACGGAAAAACAAGATAAATTTGTAGAAGAGGGAACATTAGAGGTAGACGGGAGAACAACGCTATATATGCCAACAGTGAAGCCTGAAATCATGAACCATATGAGTCTTACGGACTTAGTAACGAACAAGGCTGAAGATCAACACTATGACGTAGTAGTTGAGTTGCTAACAAGCCTAGCACGAAAAACATACCAAGATTACAAGTTCTTCATTGCTAAGTCGGAAGATGAGACGAAAGACTACAACTTCCTTCAAGTGGTTAGTAAATACGAAGACGACCCGTATACGCACAAATTAATCTTTAGTAAAGGTGTAGAGCATGGTTTAGATAACATGGAGCTATCGAGACGATTCGCAGAGCACGCTAAAAATGGTAATGTACTTCGACTAGGTGATGAGGTAGTCATCCTTACAGAAGATGGTACAGGTCAATCTCCTACAGGTGTATCACCAATCTCAAACGGACTGGAAGGTTCTGAAATTGCGTTCATCTTTGGATTCATTCAGAAGAAGAACTACGATGAGTGGTATAAAAATACGTTCCCACAAAAGGATGAGGAATAATGGAGACGGCTCGTAAGACTCTAACAGCCCAGTTAAAGGATACGGTAGCGTTTTTCAAGGATCGTAAAACAGTAGGAAGGATGAAGACGGAACACTCTATCTTCATTCCTTCCAAACTGATGCTAGAGAAAGAGGGAGAAACGGCAGAGTTCATCTTGGTAGCTCGTCATATCGGACGACAACCTGCGTGGCGATGTCCAGTGGCGGCCGAGCAAGTTAATATCGTAAAGACCGCTGGTGTAGAGTTCGTATTTAGTTTCCAAACTGATACGGATTACGATGCTATTATGGACTATATATCTAGCAAAATTTAGAGACTACAATAAAGTAGTCTCTTTTTCTTTTAAAATATTGTTGACATATGGAATAGATACAAGCTATACTTAGGATAATCTAGCACATAACATATAGAGTTCATACTGACGGAGCTAGTGAAGAAGAGGATGGTGTTACATGTGGTATAATTAGTGTAAAGGTTGAAAAAATACCTAGTAGAGGAGAATACATATGTCGTTCTTTGGGATCACTGCAAGAAACGTAGGTCAGAAAGCATTAGCAGAAGCTTGTAAATCACGAGTACCAATCATCATCGGTACAGGTAGAGCAGGAACAGGTAAGTCACTAATTGCACAGGCAGTAGGTTTTGACACAGTTTTTGAGGAGAAGAGATGGAGCACTAACACAGGAAAGTTCGTTTACACTCGTCTTCAAGTAGATGTAGGTAAAGAAGTTGGTTTCCTTCCTGGTGACTTAGACGAAAAATCTAATCCATACTTCCGACCTTTCTTCGATAACTTAACGTTGTTGGATAAAGGAGGTTACATGAGGAACTACATATCTCAAGGTAAAATCGTTCTCGACCACATTCAAACGATCCGTGGAGGAACATACCATGATACATATTTAGTGGTTGACGAAGCGCAGAACTTAGATAACGCTACGATGACTGCTATCGGTACTCGACTAGCATTAGGTAGTAAGTTAATATTACTAGGAAACTTCGCACAGATTGATGTGGACAAGCTAAAGAATCCTGAACACAACGGGTTCTACAAGCTGTTAAAAGGTCTACACGAAAGCGGAAGAACAGACATGTTCACACATGTTCACTTAACACAAGGTGAGCGTGGAGAGATTGCCGACTTAGTAGAAGGGATCATGGTTCCTCAAAGTGAGGTTAACCCTTCATTCGTTAAGTTGGAAGAAAAAGGATTACTAAATTACTAAGCTATTAATAGGAGGAATTACACATGAAAGAAATTTTAAATTCATTATACGAAGCATCGGCTACGTTGCAAGATACATACCACGACTTATCTACAGGTAATGCAACTTTAGAAGATGACTTCGTTATCGGTGAGGTTAAGCACGCAGTAGGGAAGTTAAACGAAGTGTTAGCAGCTATCGAAGGTACACAGGGTACCGAGACAGTTAAAGAAAAGAAAGAAACGTTAAATGAGTTCATACAACGTGTTACGGATTCATTCGAATTTGCTCACGAAACAATTCGAGAAATGTGGTTAAAAGGTTTCGAAGACGCTATCAAAGTATTAGAGAACAAACGAGGATACGCAGGTTGCCTTATCCCTGCTACTAGCGGAATGATTCAAGGTAAGCTAAATGTAACTAGCGAACGTATCACATTCGTTGCAGGTGAAGAGGAGTTCGTATACGAGAAGTACGAAGCTAATGCTCGTGACGAGGAAGACCACGCAGATTACGAAGAAAACGATGAGGATCGTTGGGAAGAAGATGAATCTCCGTGTGAGTCTTGCAATTGTGCGTATTACTGCCACGACCAATCATCTCTACTAGAGTACATAACAGAGCAAGAAAAGGAAAAGGGAGACCTTACATTCAAAAATCTTAAACTAATCGAGGAGCATTTAGAAGGTCGTAATGTGTTCGATGCAGACGACTACGAGTTGTTACGTTATCTGTTAAAGGCTAACCCGCAAGCTTCTTCTCATGAAGTAGATACTCTATCAGAGTTCGGATTACGATTAGCGTGGAAAGCTCGTTTATACTTACAAGGTAAACTATAATAAATAATTAACGAAGCCAGTCAATTTCTTGTTGACTGGTTTTTTATGTATATGATATAGTAGAGTTACACATAGCAATACAGACTTAATAGAGGAGATGATAGATTTGGAAAAAACGTTTAAAACTATCCTAGATGAACTAAGAGATGGAGAGATGGAACTAGCAGGTACAATAAGTCATGTGAAATACTACATGATAGAGAAGACAGGTTACTCGTTCCACTTCTACGCAGTACATACGCACAACGGTAAGGAAGCGTTATCAGAAGTGTTATACGACTTACGCAACAAGAAATACTTCATCAAACGAAACGGGAAAGAGGTACGATTCAACATTCCGAACCTAGACCTCGTTATACCACGTATAAGGGAGTGGAGTCACGATAGTTTCCACGACTACAGTAGTGTAGAGAAGTTCTTCAAGATCGTATCGGTAGAGGAGAACAAAGGAATGTATGAAGCCATGTTAAAAGCTATCGGATCGTTTGGGGAAGAACGCATCAACATGACATCAAGAGCACTTATTAGGCTTATAACAGAATACAACAAATTAGAGCTTATATACAAAGCAGGTATCGACATCCAAAATAGCTCATCACAATTACGAGCACTAGTTGTCGATGCAGGTAAAAGGGATGTCAGGAAACTACATGAAATATTCGGTCTAACGAAGTCCCAGTACAAGTTCATGCAGGAGCACGGTTTTAGTGCTAAACAAATTATCGAATACTCTAAAGACATGGCACACCTAACACAGAAGGATATGGACGAGTACCGAGGTTATATCACTTATGTTAAAAAACTAGGTGAGAAGTACTTAGATGATTCTAGACTACCTGTATTCCGAGGTCAAGCATCCGTTCGTACATACGTAGAGCAAATGGCTAGAAAAAATGATGAGAGTCGTAGCCCCGATGACTACTGGTTTTGGGGGTATGTGGCACAGCAACAACATCCTAACACTCTTAAAATGATAGAGTACCTGTTATTCGAGTGCTACTTCAGTCAAGGGTTAGAGTTCTCGGCAGCATTCAGTGAGTACAAGGATTACTACAAGATGTGTATGGACTTAGGATATGAAAGATTCGACAAGTATCCGAAGTACCTAAGAACGCAACATGACATTGTAACTCGTAATTATAAGTCAGCAGTCGATGCAGTAACCGCTAAGAAGTTCCGAGAACAAATGGACAAGTACCAAGACTTAGCTTCGGATCGATTAAAAGGTTATAAAGTAGTTATACCTAAGGAACCGAAGGAATTAGTAACAGAAGGTAATTCCTTACAACACTGCGTAGCGTCCTACGTCAAGCGTATCGCAGACGGAAACTCAGCTATTGTATTCCTCCGTCAGAAGGATGAGGTAGAGTCTCCCCTCGTTACAGTGGAGATTAGAGGTAGGAAAATCGTACAAGCTAGGGGATTCGCAAACCGTAAGCCCGATGAAGACGAGAGAGAAGCATTACGTATGTTTGCAAAACGTCACGAGTTCGAGACTGTAAGTTACATATAAGATAGAGCCATAGAATCATGGTATAATAGAAACTATAGGAGGTGGGTGATAATGGCTTCAGGAAGCAGAACAAAAACAGCGTCAACATATTTAGAGTGTACAGTGTGCGGCAATACCACTCAGATACATAGAAAGAAAAGTAGATTAAAAGAAAAGGATCATATCAAGCACATGTATTGTTTCAAGTGCATTAATACGACCGCACATAGAGAAGTGAAAGAAGACGCATTCGTACCGAAATGGTTAAAAGAATGGCATACACAACAGGAGGGAACAGATACAAATGATTAATAGCGTGGACGAGCAATATCTACAATTAGCAGAGAGAGTTATCACAAAGGGAGTAAAGAAAGGGGATCGTACGGGAACAGGTACAATGTCTGTATTCGGTGCTATGATGCGATTCAACCTAGCAGAAGGGTTCCCGTTACTTACAACGAAAAGAGTCCCTTTCCGTATCGTAGCTGAGGAGCTATTATGGTTCATCTCAGGTAGTACGGACTTGAAGGACTTGCTAGATAAGAATGTTCATATATGGGATGATGACGCTTATCGTTGGTATAAGGATGCAGGTGGATTCATGGATAAAGATTACTTCTTGAAGAATGCACAAGAGTGTGGGTTCTCTCTAGGTGATATCTATGGAGCACAGTGGCGTAACTGGGACGGTAAAGGTATCGACCAATTGAAAAATATGATTGAAGAGGTTAAGAAGAACCCCGATTCAAGACGTATGTTAATGATTGCGTTTAATCCGTCTGTAGTGGATAACGTATCCTTACCACCATGCCATTATGCAGTTCAGTTGTACGTAGCAGAAGGTAAGTTAAGTCTACTATTTAGCATGAGATCGAATGATATTTTCTTAGGTTTGCCATTTAATATTGCTAGTTATGCACTGTTAGTACACATCATTGCGAAGATGACGGGATTAGAGGTCGGAGAACTTATCTATTTCGCAGGTGACGCACATGTGTATCTAAACCATATCGAGCAGATTAAAGAGCAGCTACAACGTGAACCACGCTTATTACCGAAGCTAACGGTTAAGACGGTTCGTGAGAATATCGAAGACTATACGATAGACGACTTCGAGTTAGAAGGGTACGATCCACATGCCACTATTAAAGGCAAGGTCTCTGTAGGTCTATAAAGGTCTACAGAGGTCTCCAAAGGAGGAGATTGGTTATGAAAGAGGTTAAGATTGCGATTGCAGGTGAGTTCCGTTCAGGTAAGTCTACAGTAGCAGACTACTTAGATAGTACGTATGGTATGTTACAGTTCGCATTTGCCGATGAGCTAAAGAAGGACTTCCATAAAGAGTATCCCGATATACCGATGGTTCCTAAGCCACGTAAAGGGTACCAGTTGTACGGACAACTTATGAGGTACGTGCATGGTGAGGAGTACTGGATTAATAAGTGCTTTAATAAGATACACGATGTACGATTGTTAGCTAGAAATTACAACACAACTGGATTAGAAATGAAGTTTAGTCCTGTTATTACCGATTTACGGCAAGAGAACGAGTTGGAACGTTGTCGTGAAGCAGGGTACTTCATCATCAAGGTGATAGCTCCTGAAGAAGTAAGAATAAAGCGTGCAGAAGAAGCTGGTGACGCATTCTCTTTAGAAGAGATGAACCACGAGACTGAGACGTACGTGAGAGAGATGTACGCAGATTACACAATCGTCAATAAAGGGTCTTTAGCACAGTTATATGGTGCAGTTGATGTAGTAATGGGTGCAATTAAAATGAGAATGTTACGTGAGGGTGTTAGAGCATGATCCTATGGGATAACATTCTAATCGTGTTATGTTTTTCAGGTGTACTGTTTGCGCTATTCTATGGTTGGAAGAAGTTTAAATCACTAGATAAAGAAGATAGAGCCGTTGTCGGTAAGTTAGACGATGGTTCCCTTATCTTTAAGACTGAGGACGGACGATACTTCTACGCAGTCGATGATGAAGCAATCCCTGTTCTCATCAACAAAGAAGAAGGGGATCGTCTGTGGAGCCAGTCTACAGAACTAAAATATGCAGAAGATAACTAGGTTAGAACGCCTAGTTATTTTTTTTCTATAAAATATAGAAAAGTTGTTGACTAAGATACAACAATGGTTATATACTAAGTACAGATACAACAACAGGAGGTGAACAACATGGAAATATCCTTAATAGCAGCTATCGGAAAGAACAACGAGATTGGGTTAGACAATAAGTTATTGTGGCGTTGTAAGGAAGATTTCGACTGGTTTAAGAAGCAAACATATAACAAACCTGTAGTAATGGGTAGAAAGACGTATGAGAGCATCGGTAAACCACTTGAAAGACGAATCAATATCGTACTGAGTCGAGATGAGAGTTACGATCCACATGAATCTGTACTTGTCTTACCTAGTGTGGCCGCAGTCTTCAGTGAACTGAAAAAGTACAGAGAGGTTATGATTATCGGTGGTGCAAACGTATACAAACAGTTTATGCCATTCGCTAATAGATTATACCTAACTGAACTAGATAAAGAGTTTGAAGCTGATAGTTTCTTTCCTGCATTTGTGAAGGATGACTACAGAGAGTGCTTTACGGCAGATGGTATAGAAAAAGTAGGATTCGATTACAAGTTCAAGGTGTACCGTAAAAAATTAAGCAAGGAGGGGCAATAATGCCAAAAGTATACAAAGTAGAAATGTACATAGTAGATGTACACGGTGATTACGACCATCTCACTAACGAGGATATGGTAGAGGAGATTGAGCATCAGGTAGACGTGAGAATGGATGTAATGACTCATGTAGAGTCTGTAAAGTCTTCGGAAGAGTTCGAGTGGGATGATGATTTAGAAATTAATAACACAAACGCAACAAAAGAAGACTATGAAGCTCACCTTAAAAAGGAGGACTAACCATGTTGGAGCCAGGACAAACAGGATACGTTGATAAGGTTAAGTATTGTGATGAGTTTCATAACGGTCTAGCGCAACAATGGAAAGACCAAGTACGGATCAGACGTTATGACCAACATTGGTTCGGTAATGGAATCATTAAACAACTAGGTTATGTTAACACCGAGACTATTATTGTTACACAAAGACCTAAATATATTAGATAGGGGAGATAACAATGGAAATATTTATCGGTGAAGAGTACAAGCTTACGTCCGACACAAACAACGTGATTATCAATCAGAAGTATAAAAAGAAAACGAAAGAGGGAGAACCAGTTCAGTACGATTACAAAGAGATTGGCTACTACCCGAACGTAGAAAAGGCTTGCGTTGGTTTGTTGGACAAGAAGTTACGAGATAGCGATGTTAAGAGTGTTAAAGAGTTGATGATCCTGATTAAGGATACCAAACTAGAACTACTAGCAGGGGTTAACAAATGAGTAAACCCTACAAATTAAAAGTAAAACAAATTATAATGAACTACTCAAAAGGTTATAGATGTTGTACAACACATACAATTTGGGTAGTAGATACTAAATAAAAATACGAAAAGAGGTATAATTATGAGCGTAAGAAAAGCAACAGAACTAATCGAAGGTGTATTAGAAGCAGGAAAGATGACTGTAAAGGTTAAAGCAGATATTCAAGAAGCATACGACATGTTGCGTGCAGAGACAGATAAGGAAAAAGAGCAAGCAAGAGCAGAGGAATTAGGGTTAGTAACCGATATCTACGACACTACTTCTCTATTAAAAGACTTACAGAGTGCTATTAATGTGTTTGTAACGCACGCTAAGACATATAACTTGGCCGCAGACGACACAAAACGCATGAATGAGATGCAACAAGACTTATTACACGCACTAGAGTTGTTCGATGAGTCCGTAGATGACAAGGTTAAGTACACCGAAGACCTTATCACCTTGCAGAAACAGAGACGACAAGCAAAAAACTTCACGGAAATAGCGGCCCCTATCAAAATACTGGTAGCGAATAACCCGAAACTAGCAAAAGATTTACAAAATTGCTTAAAACAGGTAGAACAGCAACTAGAAATACATAAGAAACGAGCGTACCACCCACGAAGATTGACTTCTTTACAACAAGCGTTCCAGGAAGCAGCTGCGTCATCTAACGAAAATAAGAAGTAGAGGGTGCAACCATGAAGTACAACGGGTTTTGGTCAAACGATGAAAGACGATTGGTCGTGATTAGAACTTCTAAGGACGGTATGATCCATTATCGGGAAGTAGATGAGAACGGTAAGACAAGCAGTAAGCTATATAGTGATTACGCTGAGGAAGTCTTACCTTCTTTCCTCAAAGAGGGTTCTAACGCACCATTTAAATCTATGTATAGTTAGGAGGTTAAGTATGGAACCGATAGTTGATGTAAGCTATGACTGTAGAGAGTTTAGCGTATGTATTGAGGATTACCCTGACATTATCGAGGGCATTGATAATCTTGTTGACCACGTACAATGCAATACGCATTTTGAAGTTGACGAAGAAGCACTACGATCCGAGTTGAGACAAATAATAGTCCAAGAAGTAATTGAGTTACGGGACGACTGTATTATAAAAAGAATACGATAGGAGGTGAAATTATGACAATAGATGAACTAAGGGCAGAAAGGGAACAGTTAGCAATGGTGAAAGCGATAAAACAAACAGAGCTAGAAATTGCAATCACCAAGTTACAGTTGACCAATCGCAGGATTCAAGACATCTGCACACACAAACCAAAAACAGGATTTATCATCAAGTTCTGCTGTGAGTGCGGAAAAGCAGATTTCTTTTGGAACTTTAAATAAGGGGGAAATTAAAATGATAGAACTACAAGGAAAATATAACCAAGCAAAGGTGTTTACAGACAATGTGGACGATGTTACAATTGGACAAGTTATAGAGCTATGTAACCAAGAGTTCACGCAAGGAAGCAACATCCGTATCATGCCTGATACACATGCAGGTGCAGGTTGCGTAATCGGAACTACAATGACAATTACAGACAAGATAGTGCCAAATTTAGTCGGTGTTGATATCGGTTGCGTTGACAAGGATACAGAGTTCTTATCACCTAACGGGTGGGTTAAAATATCTGAGTACAACGGAGAAGATGTCGCAACATACGATCTTGAGACAGACACTACGCTATTTGAGCTACCTATAGCGTATATTAAGAAAGAAGAGTCTGAATTTTACCATTTGAAAACTAAGTACGGTATTGACCAAATGCTATCTAAGGAACATACGGTACTAGTTGAAAAAGGTTCACAACATAGACCTGCATCTAGAGGAACATGTTATACACTAACAGCAGAGGAACTATATAATAAGCACTCAGAACTAAAACTAGGTTTCCGTGACAATTTTATTACAGAAATACCTAACCTGTATACGGGTACACACCTACCTCTAACGTCCGACCAAATACGTGTACAGGTTATGGTTATGGCAGACGGTTACTTGGAAAACAAAACTACTTGTGTTGCAGGTTTCAAGAAAGAACGAAAGATTGAGAGGGCACACCACCTACTAAAAATGGCAGATATACCATATACAGTGAAAGAGTACGATGGTGTTACTAGATTCCGTTTCCAACCTCCTATGATGGAAAAACGTATATCTAAGTTATATGGAGCTTCATTAATTCAGTTAGGTATTATTTGTGATGAGGTTAAGAACTGGGATTATTCAAGGTCTCATGGAGCATACTGTAGCACTCATAAAGAAGATGCAGACTTCGTTCAATATGCTTTCGCTACACAAGGTGTTCGCACATCTATCAACTTCGACAATAGAGAAGGGAAAGAGTCCTATAGAGTTATAGTGGCTAAAGCTAAACCACGAGTACAATTAGCAGGTACACCTAAAACAGACATCCAAATTGTACCTTCGGAAGATGGGTTTAAGTACTGCTTTACTACTTCAACAGGATACTGGATTATGAGACGTAACGGTTGCATCGCTATTACAGGTAACTGTGGGATGGAAGTTGCAGTAATCAACAAGCGTAAAGAGGAAATCAACTTCGATAAACTGGACGATGTTATCCGTAAGTTCGTACCAAGCGGTTACGATATCCGTGATAAAGCACACCGTTTCACTAATCTAGTAAACTTAAAAGATGTAATTGCACCATTCAACAAGGATCGTGCAGAAAAAAGCATCGGTACCCTTGGTGGGGGAAATCACTTCATCGAATTAAATGAAGATACAGATGGTAAAGTATACATCGTTATCCACTCAGGTTCTCGTAACCTAGGAAAGCAAGTAGCGGAGCATTACCAACGTGTAGCGTACAATGAGCTTATGAGCGTGAAAGATGCGAAGCAGGAGCTAGTTGAACAACTAAAACGTGAAGGTAGACAACAAGATATTCATGCTGCCCTACGTGGTATCAAGAAACCTAAAATCAAGAAAGAACTAGCGTACCTACAAGGACAAGCTTTCAAGAACTACATGCATGATATGAAGATTGCTCAATTCTATGCGGCCCAAAACCGTAGAGCGATGGTAGATGAAATTGTATCTCACATGGGATGGTTAATCACTGACCAATTCACAACGATCCATAACTACATCGACATGGAGTACTCTGTACTACGTAAAGGTGCCGTATCTGCTCTAAAAGGGGAACGTATCATTGTACCAATCAACATGCGTGACGGTTCTCTAATTGCAGTAGGTAAAGGTAACGCAGACTGGAACAACTCTGCACCACACGGAGCAGGACGACTTATGAGCCGTACAAAAGCCAAAGAGAATATCAAACTAGAAGACTTCCAAAACACGATGAAAGACGTATGGACAACTTCTGTAGGGACTAGCACAATAGACGAAGCACCAATGGCTTACAAACCAATGGATGAGATCGTAACGAACACGAAAGACACAATGGACATCGTACATACGATTAAACCACTTTACAACTTCAAAGCTAACTAAGGAGGAATTAAGATGGATAAACAAGAAATCTATGACAAGATTGTAGCATGGCAGCTAGAAGCAGGTGAGGACTTCTTAGACTACTTTGATAGCTTTTTGACACCTGGGAGCTTCATGATGTGGTGTAGAGGTAAAGGCTACATTACTATCGAGCAGCTTAACCTGTGGGAAGATTGTGAAGATGCAGAATCTATGTGGGCAACGAACTATGTTCACGATTGTGGTAATTACGGAGAACCAGTACCGTATGCGGTCGTGAGTGAAGAAGACTGGACAGAAGCAGGTCAGTATAAAGCGTATATGATCCTATCGGAGTTCATATCAGAGAGTTCTACATATCAGAAACTGTTACAAGAGTTCTTCGAGGAGAACTAAAATGATAGGTAAGATACTATGTAAGATTGGGTTTCACAGATGGAGGAGGGAACTGCACTGGGATTGCAGGTCTCTCATGTGTACCCGTTGTAGACTATGTAGACCGAAATATCCCGATGAAATATCAAAAATAGATGAAAAGAGGATGAGATAATATGGGGAAAACATATTTCGTAGCAGTACCAGTCGTAGGGAAAGTAATCGTAGAAGTAGAAGGAGCAACAAGTGAGCAGGATGCAATCGAGAAAGCACTGGAAGTAGATATGTCATTCGATATCGAAAGTGAGGACACTACAGTATGGGTAGAAGAGTGGGATCGACACGAAAGAGTAGTGCAAGGTAACGTATACTACGGTGTTATCAGTGACGCTCATATCGACTCTGTAGAGGACGAGGACGATGAGTGATTCGACCATAGACAACAAAATTAAGGCCGCTAGGTTAACAAAGTACGGTGTGCCGTTAGATATCCCTTTAGGAGAGGAGTGGAGATGTAGTGACATGTATCGAAGCTTCCACCCTTTAGGCAGTACATGGAGAGAGATACGGGAGATGGAGATTAGCATGAGACGGCAGCACGAGATATCGGCACGTAAGAACAAGATTATATCGGCATTCAAAGGACTCTTTAATTAGAGTCTTTTCTTTTGCGTATTAACTGGTAAATTATGGAATATAATACTATCCCTTACGAAAAAATTTTTTCGGATTTTTTACAATCCACTTATCAGGCATAGCTAGGCTGCTGAGGACTCCGTATATGGACGGGGAGGGTATTACTAGTGCAATTACATTACCTTACTACGGGGCTTGTTATTGGGGCTTCTAGGGGGCTTAAACGAGGGCTATAGTAAGGGGCTTTAATAGGGACACTAATAGGGGGCATGAAGTCGGGATTCGGGCATAGGATCGGGAAGGTTTACGTTTAAGATACGTCAAATATAGGTCATAAAAAATTTTTTTGGAAAAATTCGAGCCTGGGGTTAGGGTGGTAGGGCCGCATATACGAACGTATGGTCGGGTAACAACGGGGTGGGGTAATAGTCAGACAATTCAGAATAGATTGAATAAGTCGAATTGTCGAAAAGTGCAGCTTGGAGGTGTAAAGTAAAATGCCTTGACGGATCAAAAATTGACAAAATAAAAAAGACTAGGTTTTAACCTAGTCTCTTCACTCTGTATTCATTAATGTATATCCAATCTCTTCTAGCGTCCCTCAGTGCCATATTAGTTTTAGCAGGTGAATGTTTAATAATGGTTGCAACCTCTTTTGTTGTCTTACATTCTCCTTCATATAGATATCCGTGTGAGTATTTCTTTTCAATAAAGTATGTCATGTCTATCCCTCTTTCATGTGTTATTTAATTTCTATCTTAATTATAATACATTGTTGACCAAAAGACAACAAAAAGTTATATGCAGGATAAACGATATACATTAACCACTGTAAAGTAAATTTACTTGACATATATGTTTGATCCTAATTTGAGAAAAAGAAAAAAGCGACTTCTACATGAAGTCACTCTCTCTATGTCCTGCTTCTTTCATCATCTCTTTATATCTATCATAACTAGCATTATCATATGCTTTAAACTCTTCACTGTCTGACAGTTGTTTGTATATGTCTTCTAACCTTGCGTTTGCTTCCTCCTCTGTCTTGAATCCATCTTCATATAGTTCTGACTCATGACATAGTACATATTCATTAGTACTTTCTAACCATACAACTTCAACCTCTTCTCCTTCCTCTGATAGGTTTCTTAGTACGTCTTTCCACTCTGATAATGCTAACATATAACACACGTCCTTTTCATTTAGTTTGTATAGCTTAATGCAATTAGATATGAGTACAATACTAGTAATGCATAACCGATAACACCATAAACCAATACTCGTAAACTACCTCTTAAATTATCTTTCATGAACTCTTTCATTTTCCGTCAATCCTCCTTCTTTCCTTACCTTGTGCTATTGCAAACCATTCGAACGACAATTCGTCTAAAGACATCGGAATAATATCGTTATTGTCAATCATAATTTCATGAAAGTTTTCATCAAGTTCACATTGTTCTGCTAAATCGTTTAGTACGTTTCCTAATTGATTCAATAATTGTTGTTGTTTCCATGTCATCGGTTTTGTCATTGTTATAACCTCCTATAAATACTCAACTGGTGTATAAAATCCTTTTGTTTCCTGTAAATATTCTTCTTTTGTAATTCTAACACATGAAGAAAGATATTCGTTGTCCTTCAATTCGAAATGACCGTCAATAACGTTGTATCCTTCTAACCATGTTTTACTTCCATCTTTATAACCATTTTCAAATACTACGAAATATAATAACCTCTCATTACCTATTTGAGTTACGTTCTCGTTGTTATCTTTATAGAATCCGATTACATTAACATTTTCCATTGTTATAACCTCCTTTGAAAGGGAAGAGGATTAATCCTCTTCTCCTTCCTCCTCTTCTTCTTCTTCTAGTTCATCAATCATGGTTTGAATATCATCGCTATAGATGTGCTCTGCAATTTCGTCCCATTCAATAAGAGATAAGTCGAGGTAGTCAGATAAGAAAGAGCCTAACCCGTTTAACTCCTCCTCTAACATCATGTGAACATACTCTTCACAAACCCTTTCAAGTTCCGTTCTAATTGTGCCTTCATCCTCTGTTAAATCAATGTGTCCATCGGTTACAGTTTCAACGATATAAGATGATAATTCATCACCAAAATGTAAGTTAACTAACCATGTTTCTCTGTTTGCCCAACCGTTATAAGTGTTTGTCATTGTAATTCCACCTTTTCATAAGTTATTTGTTATTTGTTTCTGTAATCATTATCTCATGTTGTTGCTTTAAAGTCAACAACATTTTAAAAGAAATTTTTTAGGGATTCAGTGTCAAGTAAATTTACTTGACACCAAACGCCGATCCTAAATTGTTTTACTTAAAAATTCTGCTAATAGTTCACACTCTATAGAGTTCTCATTAAACAGTTCACCAATTGACGTATGCGTAATAGTAGCAAGATTGAAATACAACTCTTTAGGATATGTTTTGCTTTCCCTCTCACCTGTTAGCGTGTAATAACAGTCCATTGCCATTATATAAGTATCGAACGTGAGATAACGAACTATCAAGCCTTTTCGTGGGTGTGTGAAGTACACTCGAACACTATACATGTTATAGACTCCTTCCTATAATCAATTCTAGCTTTTTGATAGTATAGTCATATGTCATAACCTTTGCTTCTAGCCTAGAATGTAGTGTAGGCTCTTTAACCTTTGACATAAGTTCTCTGTCATTCTCTGCATGTTCTTCTAGTTGAGATATTAAGTTTTCAATCTCATGAAGAGGTATAGTTTTATTCATTGTCGTCTTCCTCCTCTGCAAGGATTTCCACGTCATAACCTTCTAGCATAGTTTGAAGTTGTTCTAATGACTCGCTAACAATTGTTTTTTCACCATCAATTTCGATGAAAGTTTCTTCATCAACTGTTAATCCAATATAATCAATATCAGACGCTTTATAGTAACGTGTATAGCTTTCATTACTTACATTGACAGTTAACTTAATCACCTCTTCAGAGCCTTTCATATTGATTCCAAACTCTTTCAGAATATGAATTGTTTCTGCTTCACTATCTGACACGTTAAATACACCATTTTCACAAACTGTAAAACTGTTATTGAGTGGTTCTCCTCCAAACTCATGAATACCGTAATACTCGACTAAAGCAGAAACCTTATAACCTTCCTCAGTTTCATCATGACGTTGAATCCCTGAAAAATTCTTAATAGCTTTCCAATCAATCCAATCATCATTTAAATCCACATAACCATATGATAATAACCATTCGTTAATACCTTCAGTCCAATCACGAGAAATAACGTGAATAACATAGAAACAATTTTCTTGTTCAACGTCTGCCTTTACAAATACAGTACCATATTCAATCGGACTATCATCTCCAAAATTTCTCCACTGATTTACAACCTCATTACAATTTAATTCTGTCATAATTGACACGTCCTTTTCATTTAATTTGTTTTTTAATTTCTATACTCAGTATAATTCATTGTTGCCTTAAAGTCAACAACATTTTAGAAAAAACTATATGCAGGATCAACGATATAGCAGCAACTGGTGTAAAGTAAATTTACTTGACATATATCGCTGATCCTAAATGTATATTATGCCTTATAAACCAATAAGTCTAAACCTTCAAATTTGATTTCGTGTTCTTCTCCATCATAAGGAGAAATATAATGCCCGTTACCGTCAAGTTTGGCTCCTCTTAGAATAAGTTCTTTCCAATCCGTTAACGCTTGGATTAAACTATTTGCTCCTTCACACAAGTATTCTTGTGTATTTACGATAGATTTTCTTAATTCTCCCCAACTAACATAATCATGATTTCGAATAATATCAAGTGCAACCTCACGTTTTAAATGATTCATAATATGTCCTACGTTGTAAGCAAATAAGTTTTCCTTTTGTGTTTCCAATAAATAAGTATCCACTGTAAGATTATCAAGTACTACAAACTCCTCATGAGATAATTCTTCTTGTAAGAAAGTATATAAGCGTTCTTCTTGTTCTTCACCTAAAGCCACTGTTAATTGTACGTGCATCATTGCGTTTGTCATTTAAATAACCACCTTTAATTGTTTTTTTTTAATTTCTATACTCAGTATAATTGTTTGTTGCTTTAAAGTCAACAACATTTTAAAAATAATTTTTATTTATTTAAACTGTAAAGTAAATTTACTTGACACAAATTAAGATCCTAAAATCTCACAATCCCAACACCACGAGAAAGAGCCTACACTATACAATACAACTTTTTCCCCGTTTATGATATACTCGTGTCCTTGCCAATACTCAACGTCCTCTTCTTCTGTCTCTCCAAACCATTGCAGACTCATATAATATGTGTCTACCTCTTCCACGTACCATAACTTACAATCACTATTCATAAAGAATTGAAATACTTGTTCTGCTACCTCTTTAGTGAAGTAAGGACAGTCCCACCCGTTCCACGTTTGCCCACGAGTGAAACCCGTGAAACCTCCTTCCCCGTCAATTGTGAATATTGCCTTTTGTAGTTCGTTCATTATATTCTACCTCCATCAACGTCAAACTCATATTCGTTTGCACGTATTTCGTCTTCTGCATATTCTTTTGAAAAGTAATATTCAATTTGCTCATATCCTTCTCTTTCTAGTTCTTTGCTAACTTCTTTTATATCATTTGAAATAGCATGTTCTAACTTTTGTAGAAGTTCCCACACTTTAGGATAATCACCAAACACATGCTCATCATTCAAATATGTTTCCATTGTGTTCCAATGGTTGTAATGGTAGTTGCAACGATTTATTTCAATCGAAAAGTCTTCACCTTTTGCAATAGCTTTCAATCGTTTATAGTCCTTATCAGATAACAAGCGTTCTGCTAACTTGACTAAATCAGTTGTAAACAGTGTACCATAGAACGCTACTCCGTCACCTTGTGAATTGCTTAAAGACCAGTTTAAATCGAAACCTTCATAACCTTTGTTTTCTAAAACAGTTTGCATGTTTTCAGAGATACATTCAGACTCATGAGAAAAGTCTTCATTTAAACTATTTGCAAACCATTCACGAGCCGTTTCCTTTGCACTTACTGTTAATTCATCATATTGGTAACGTTTAACTTCTTTAATTCTCATAATTGACACGTCCTTTTAAGTTATTTTTAAGCTACTTTCAGTTTAAACCTTTGTTGTCTTAAAGTCAACAACATTTTAAAACTTTTTTTAAATACCTGCAATTTCATCATCTATAATGTTTTCTAGGTTTGCGTATAAATCTGCATGTAAGTCTGCATGTAAGTCTATCTCAACTGACTTCCCTTTTAATGAGATAGTAACGTTAAAACTTTCAACGTCCTTCCCTTCTGCTAATAAATCCATTACTTAATTAACAGTAGAATCAAGATGACTTTTAAATTCTTCTAATGATACTTTTTGGTTTTCCATTTGCTCACGTCCTTATCAAGTTTTGTTATTTCTTGATACCTATACTAAAGATATATTGCCCAAAAGTCAACAATATAACCAAAATTAATTTAAAAAACTTTTCCTTCTATTATAGGTATAGGGAGTTTAAATCTATTTCAAAACAGGATCAAACGTATATGTAAAGTAAATTTACTTGACAGTCCCACCGATCCGAAAAACAATTCTGAATAGTCAGTATATTTATAAACCTGAATGCTGCAATGCTGCAAAGTATGAATAGTCTGAATATTCGGACGATCCTGCGGCCAAACGAAATGCCCACGCCACGAGCTACTAACGTTTTGAGCCACGCAGGGAGTTACTTACATTTACAAATATTTTTGCAACCTGCTACTTAGTAATTAACCTTATTTTTTAAAGAGCCACGCAGGGTGCTACTTACGTTTTCAACTATTTTTGCAGGGAGTTACTAATAAATAGGTCTATAACACGGTGCCTTTGCTACTAATATGGTATAATAAAGATAGAAAATGAATATACTATAAAGGAGAGATAAAAATGACTAAACACGGTATGACAAACACAAGACTATATACTATATGGTCAAATATGAAAAAGAGGTGCTACAACCCTAATAGGGAAGCATATAAATGGTACGGAAGGAAAGGTATTAAAGTGTGTGATGAGTGGCAGGAGTTTGTACCGTTTATGCAGTGGGCTTTGAATAACGGATATACTGAGGAGTTGGTACTAGATAGAAAGGATTCAAGTAAAAACTACGATCCTAATAACTGCCAATGGATAACAAACTCAGAGAACTCAATAAAAGCAACGGAACAACGTATAGGTAGACCAGTTAAAGGTAACGAGTCTATTACATATAACGATAAGACCCAAACGATTAGAGAGTGGGCTGCAGAGCTAGACATACCTTACAAAACACTGTATCACCGTATCCAAGTAAGAAAGTGGGATATAGAGAAAGCACTGACACAACCTAAGGGGCATAATAGATGTAACTAAATAAAAACTCCCTAGACGGTCTAGGGAGTTACTAGTAATCTACCATATGTCGTGACCTGCTACTGCGTCTGCCGCTAAATCAAATACTTCTTTAGGGATCGTGTTATTCTTCTTAAACTTCCAACCTTCTTTTGACATATACCAAGTTACTATTACTATGTATGTTTTACCGAAGCCTGTACACTTTTTGAACTCATACTTGTCCTTCTCTGTTACAACCTCTTTCAACAATTCCTCTGTGTCCCACGCAAATTCTTTCTTAGCCATTTTAAATTCCTCCTATATTACCTTTATTGTCTATACAATATTTAACTAGCTTTCTTGTATTGTCATCCTTGCATCCTTCAAGCACCGCTTTTATAAGTTCTTCCCATTCTATAAATAAGCTCTCCATAGTACCATCCCATTTAGTAAAATCGAATTCACGTAACCCTTTCTGTGGCATATATACTTTCGTTAGGAATTTAACACGCTTATCTACGTTAAAATTGTAAGTCTTATAAGGTATGTTGCGAACTGTTTGTACCTCCCCATTAGTGCCCTTGCTCTGTACACTATAAAACTCACTTACAGTTCTCTCGTTCCTGTCCATACTACTTCACTCCTGTTTTCTTATTTGAAATGTTAGGGTTCACTTTCTTAGCCCGATCCCAAAACTTCCTCAGAATCTGCGTGCGTGTCATACCAGTACCATCGAATGAATATGTCTTGCCACTAGCTACTACTGTATACTCACCACAATAACCTGATCCTGTCTTACGTAACTCTAGCTTATACACACCACCTATGTCAAATGACTTTGGTTCCTCTACTGTAACGATCACTGTAATTCCCTCCTCTTATATAGTATGTGTTATTTACCTCTTACCTATATAATACAGGATTGTTTCCTTAAAGTCAACAACTTACCATAAAATAATTGAATATATTTTAAAATAATCGGGAATAATAGTAATTATAACGTGCCCTTTCTAACGTGCGTTTTAACGGCTCTCACACCGTCTATTAACGTAGAAAGACTGTCCCTAGTGCAATTGTATTAACTTACACTGGAACAGTCTCTATGCTGCCTTATGCCTGTTGTAGTTTATTCATAGAGCAGGTTGGACAGTACCATTGTTGTGCCCCTGTCTCCATCTTCTCTGCGGTCCAGCCTAAGTTACTGGCTTCGGATCGCGCTTCTGTCAATTTCTGAGCTAATAGCGGCTCCATGCACGCACACTCGTCACAGTATACTTTATACTCTAGTGATATCATTATGTATTCCCTCCCTTACTATAAATATAGTAAAAGGATCAGCGACCTATGGGGTAAGCTGCCAATCCTATATACTAAGGGACTTCTAACTTCTAATAGATTTATAGATGCAGGTATGAAAGTCTAGTCTGATGAGCACCTTATTTGCACGCCCCAGGCTTCAGTGCCATCGAACTTTTATTGTCCTATGTCTTAATGCCCTTTCAGGTTCGACTGTCATCAAGTCTTTTTTCGAGTCTCAATGAACTATTTTTTCGTCTCTCTTATATAGTATTTCTATAGTGCCTATACTATAGCATGTGTTATATAGGAGTCAACTTTCAGAATGTGTGAGCGATGATATATGAGATAATGCTTTGCGTTCCTATATAGTAGTGTTAGTCTTATGTCTTACTACAGGGTATTTGAAGAATACGTGTATTTTCCGACTCTCTTATTATATAGTTGATACTCTTACAGGACGTAAGGTTTGTTACTATATATTGTGTAGTATATACGGTTGAAAACATGAAGGCTCTATAGTATAATTACAAATCTACATCGACTTTTGGGTGGGTGTGTATATAGATATAGGTGTAATTCGTTCTCTCCTATATGTTATTTGTTTTTATATTATATGCTCATTCCTTATATACTACGTGTTATATAGATACCAGTTTACTTCATCCTATTCTTTCATACTGTATCTATTACATCTATTAGGTTTAAGTTTAAGCTTGATAGTTGAAACTTTCTTTACTATACTTGTTTTTTATTATGTATACTATATGTCTTCCATTCTATAAATGTATATGCTTTAGTTTTAACAGAAATTCTCACTCTTACTGTTATTACTCTTGTCGTTGCTTACACTTGTATATGTTTCATATTATGATCCGTCAAACGTCTAGCATACTTTTATTTACTTATATAGTATAGGTTGTTTCTCTTATTAAGCTCACTGTTATAGTACCATGATTGTTTCTTGTTAGTCAACTACTATTCGACATTTAATTTGAAATTTATTTTTTCTTGTAATACTCTAGTAGTTCCTGGATTGTATTATATGCACCATTTGGCATAGTTCCCATTGTATACTCATTTTCAACCCACTCTTCTAGTCTACCTAGTTCGAATGAATCAATTAGTGGTTGAGATTCCGTTTCTCTCAATTTACCTACTAAGTATGCAGAGTGAATAACAATTCTTGTGTGTGGATCGATGGACGTTTGGTAATTTGTTTCCACATCGTATCCTTGGTTTGTGTAGTCCTTGATTGCTTGTGTTGTTTTATCTAAGAACTCTTGGTTACTCTCCTGTACTACTAAATGACCTATGATTGGTTCTAATTTACCTGACATTATACTTTCCTCCTATATACTACAGTTTATAATTTATAGTTTATATATTAGTGAACTACCTTCGCTTTCTCTTTACGTTTTATTGTTACTTCCTCTAAGCTTAATAACACTCCTTTATGTACTGTCAGTAGTTCATTGACAATTCTACCTAACTCTTCTTGGTTGATGTCTTCTAATAAGGTAGCACCGAATATACCCTGATCCATGAATACCATTTTGTAAGACCGTACTGCGTTTCTCTTCTCTTTCTTACACGGTTCACATGCCCAGTAGTCTTCTCCGTCTGCTACTTTAATTTGGTCTTCAGGTAACATCTCTTCAACTTGACAATGAATGCATATAGCTTTTCTTTTATTAGTCATGTTCTATTTCCCCTTTCTACTGAATAGGTTTAGTATTAGGTGGACAATATATCCGATCCCTGCAAACAGCGCATACAATCCTAATACAAGTACACCGATGTACAAAAGGACTGCGGCCAGTTTCAATAAGAATGTAAAGCTTTGTATCACGAGTATTATCAGGAGAACTATAGTGACAACTATAGCCCCCATGAGTGCAAATACGTGAAAGTCGTTCATCGGTAGTCCTCCTTTTGTTTCTGCGTGTAAGCGTAGTCGTATGCTAGTTGTCCTAAGAAGTAGCACACGATTGATCCTAGTACTGTGTAGATAGACACATTTTTTACGTATCCAGGAATGAATCCTCCCATACCAATTGTTAGTACTCCTAATAGTTTGAAAATAAAGTATTTCATTTTTCTTCCTCCTTATAATAGATGTAGTGTATTATCAAAGTCTGCGTTATGTTTCTCGCAGTATTTCACCATCTCATCGTATACTTTACTTAGTTGTCCATAACCTTCGGCTTCCTGGAACAGCATACGTATGTACATGAAATGTTCTAATTGTGTCATTTCTTCTCCACCTGTCCTTTCACAAACTCCATTAGTGTGTCTAGTGCATAGTACTCAGGGTTCAATAGCATCTTGATTCCTAGTGTCAACCATTCTACTATTTTGAAACCTATGACAATGGAAGCAATACTTACAAATAGGATCACGAAGAAACATGCGAACTGTCCGTCATCACCTAGTTTTCCCCAGTTGTTGAACACTAGTTTCTTCATTAACGTCCACACTAGTAATAATACGAGAATCCATATACCTGCTTTTACTAGTAAACTAATACCTTCTACAAATTGTTGCTTTACTAATACTTCATATACGTGTGTAGCAGCTACTCCTAATTGCTTTGCTAGTTCATCAATGAATCCACCTAACTTGTCTGCACGATCCATTAACCACGTTACGGCTTTGTCGCTCATTTTATCCTACCACCATTCTATTTTTGTTTTTTCACATCTTTTACATTTATAGTGTGTTGCGTCATATATTTGACTTAGTGCAACGTGTTCCCACTTATGCATCCCAAATCTACATAATACTCTGTATATATTAAACATTTTATCGAACGAAGCGTCCTTGTACTTTATACATAATCAATGAGTCATTCTCACTCACATTACCTAGCTTGACAATATCCATATCCTGTAATACGAACTTCGGATCGCTAATAGCTACATAAATGCGATTCATGATGTTGTACTTCTCTGTCTCCTCATGCTCCTGCACCATTGCACCTTTCTCATTATATACACGTAAGATATATTTCTCTTTATTCATAGCTTTCCCTTCCTCCCTCAATCTATTATTCTTCTCTACTATTTCTGCGAAGTACTTTGGGCCGCTTTCTTTCATGATGTCCTTAATACCTTTTACCCCTGTACCGATAGAACGTTTCTTAACATTTAAAACTAATGTAGGTGTCTGATCCTTCTTTACTATCATCATATTATGCCACCATCTATTGTAATTACTTTGAACTATTTCGTCACAACATAGTCTACCTTGTGGCAGATACTTCCCACAGACTGTGCAGTTACCATGCGTCATGTAATCACTTACAATAGCCATTCTTTCTCCTCCTTAATATCCTGTATAGTCGATATGGTCAGGTTTGCTAGGTTTAGTATCCTTCCAGTCCACAATAACGTAGAACGTTCCTGTACTAGGGAAATCTTTTGTTGTCACGTTAAACCCATCTTCGTAAAGTGCATCACCAATCTCTTTCTTTAACTTTCTCGCTTTCGAAGGTAACTGCACTTCGATACGCATGTTGGACTTCTCGGCAGCCTTTTCAGCTTCACGTCTAACCTTTTCTATGTAAGGTTGTGCGTCTGTTTCCATTTTACTTGTCGCTAATTTCCATAATTTTGATGCTAAGTTCATTGTTTTCCCTCCTATTTATCAATCACACCATGATCCACTGTCACTTGACGAGCTACTAGATGATGACGAGTCACTACCCCAACTACTGCTAGAGCTATCGCACGAGCTATTAGATGAGCTAGAACCCCAGCTAGAGCTATCGTTGTTACTGCTATATGAACCCCAAGAACTCCCTAATACTGTTGAGTTATTGTAGTAGTCGTCATCGTCACGTCTGCTAGTGGATCGTGAAGTAGTCTTAGGTGTTGATTTAACTTTTGGTGTGCTACTTACACTAGTAGATGTACGTCTTTGTACAGGAGCAGGTGACGTTTTCATAGTCGGTGCGGCCTGAGCACGGGACATCGGGTATACTATTTCAACTGGTTCTGCTTTTTCAATTAGAATAGCTTTCTTGATACCTTGACCTTGAATAGTTGCGTTTGTAGCTTGGCGTTGTTGTTCTAAACGAACTCTTTCTTTCTCTTCGTCTATCAGTTTTTGCTCTAACTCTGCACGCTCTCTATCTAACTCCTCACTGATACGCTTCTGTTTCAAGTACTCGTATCGTCCCCAAAAAAGTATTGTTGCACCAACCAACGCAGTTCCCGATAAAATCCATAAGAATGTGCTCATTATATTCTCTCCTCTACTAATGATTTTCTTTTAATACCAATGATAGGCTCCGTGTATCCTGCAAGCTCCAGCTGTCTCTGTGAGCGTCTAAACACGTAGTCTATGTTTTCCCCTTGCTTAATGCTTCCGTCCTCTTCTAGGTGCTTATTCGGTATCCAAACGTTCTGATTGGTACCTCCTAGTGTGAATCGTTTTGCTTTTCGGTCTCCGTACCTTCGATTGATGAGTTGAAGACGGATACCTTTGTAATGTTGGACTAACATCACTGCTCCTCCTTTGGTCTAGAATGTAAATCTACTGTATCGAAGATAGGATCATACTTTACATCTACTAGTCCCCAATATGTTTTAAGTTCGTTGTGTTGTCCTAGTACCACTTCTGCGTCAGGGTGCGTACCCTTTAACTTGTTCAACTTCTCCCATAGTTCTATTACTGTTAGATAGTGCATGTTGTCTCCTCCTACTTGTCTAGCAAATGGTCTAGCCATTTCATTTCATGATCCAGTTTAGCATCGTCCCACACTTCTAGTTCCTCTCGTGTGTATGCTTCACCTAGCATGTCCCAACCTTCGATAATCCAACGAATCTTCTCTTCTCTTGACATCACATAGCCCCCTCGAATATACTAACATCCTTCAACAATTCAAGTTCTTTTTCAGCTTCAGCAAGCCTAGATCGTAAGTCCTCTACTTCTTGTTTAATTTTCTCTACTCTGTTAAAAAGAACTGACCATCTTATACCATCAAAAGATTCGTAAGCACCTGCTTGGGTACCTGATACCCAAACTTGTAATTCAAACTCATCTCGATTGCTTTCTCTTGCTACTGCCTTAGCTGTTGGAATGTCGTGACCTGCGTAAAGTGTCTCTGCGTTGCCGTTATCAAACCAACCATTTAATACGATTACTGTCATTTTTATCCACTCCTTATATGTATTTTTATGCACTCAGCGACTAATGATGTTTGCGTACGCACTTCCTTTAATATCGTCACAACTGATAGACGATCCTGCTCTTGCGTCTCCTCCGATGTCATCACAACTTATGCTAGAACCTGCTTGTACACTACCTGTCACATCGTTACAACTAACACTAGAACCTGCTTGAACATTCCCAGTTACATTGCCTTTAATGGTGATAGATTGCTCACTCTCAATCTTGTCCACATTGCAGAGTACAGTAATTTCTAGCTTGTCCTCTAACGATCCCTCTTGGACAACACCGTCTACGATAACTACGTCGTTATGGATTGTGATGTTGTTACCTACGTATGTTTTTCCGTTAATAACTGATTTACCTTGTCTACCTCGCATGATAATGTTTTTAAAGTTCATATTAATCTTCCTTTCTATTAGTTATCTTCCATCATACAAGTAGCTATGTAAGATATACCTATCATTGATAAGGAACCAAACACTACTACAAGTCTTCCATTCGGAACCTGTGTCCATGTAAACCAAATCCCTACTATTGTAAATATAGTGATGATAAAACCTAACCCGTACCATAAACCTGTGTACCGTGTTATCAAGTGTTTCACCTCCTTGTTATCTTGTAAACTTAGAATAACATAGAGGTTGTCCAATCGTCAACAATAAATTAAAAAAAATACAGAGTTTTTACACCCTGTATTTATATCGAATCAACCCTTCAATAAAGATTCTAAGTTATTTAACTCTAATTCTACTTTCTTACCTGCGGATAGCAACTTATCTAGGGCCGCTTCTGCTTTACGTAACTCTGCTTCTTCCTCACGGATCGATACTTCATTAATCTTACCTTTTAAATCAGTAATCCAGTGAGATAGAGGGAACCCACTTAACTCTACTACATCAATCTCAATGTCTAAGTCCTCGGCTGCTAATACTAACGCATGTAGACGTACTAGAACACCATTCAATTGCTTCACTTGTAGTGTATGGAAGTTATAACGTGTACCGTCTAAATCCAATGTGCAAGTTGTTAAAAACTTCGTACGTAAAGACTTCTTACTTGCTAACTTCTCTTTCTTTTCCTCTACTAACTGTTTTAACGCTAACACCTTTTCATCATTTGCACTTACGATATCTTTTGCCATGCTATTTCTCTCCTTTAACTTCTTTAATATTGTCTACATTAGGGAACATGGATAGGATTGGAACTCTCCAACCACGTAACTCTACTTTGTAACGCTTACCCTCTTTTACTTTAGCTTGAATGTCTGCTGAATCCCACTTTAACATCAAAGTACTATCAGTATTCTCTAGTACTGTTTCGTTGTCCTTATCGTCTCTTACAACGATGTAGAACTTGTCAGACTTACCATCACGCTTGTTGTATTTGTCTGTAACAACTCCTTCTATCGTAGTCACATGGTAGTAACTAAAGATAGAGAAGGAGACTACTAGGGCTACGATACATAGCCCTATAATAACTCCTAGTTTGTTCATATTAACGATCCTTTCTATATAATTTACCGTTCTCTAGATATACGTGTCTAGTGGCAGGTTGTAAATACTCAAACACTTCCTCTAGTGTACCTTTGAAGTACTCTTTATAAGTGTTATAATATCCTTGGTACTCTTTATGCTCACCATTTGTTATAGCGAATATAGGTCGTTTGTCTTCTCCTTCACCATCATACTCCTGTACCCACTCATAGTCGTTAGACCATGAATAGCGACCTGGTTTTGGTTGCTTGACTTTGCTAGGTACTACTTTGACACGATCGTCTCTACCGTAGTATCTATGATAATCTGAGTCCGAGTCTATTGGTTTTTTAAGGATCGGGCTGTAGAACCATGCTGACAATTTTTCGTAGCTTCTAGCTCTATCATTTAAATCTGAAAGGAACTCTTCAAACGTTAAAGGTATAAACTCATCTTTCGAGAAGTCGATAGGAGAGTACTCTCGGTCACGCTCCAACAACTCTACTAACTCGGCATAGTTATCTACGCAACCGTCAGGTGACTCTGTAATGAACTTCTGCCCTAGTGAACCTACAGTGTCAATAGTCCATTTTAACACTTCCTCCCCTTTATTCCAAGTCATATATTCCCTAGCAAAGAAGTAGAACTTGTTTTTCTTTTTCTCCCCACTGTAACTATCGTACTTGTGGAAGCGGCCTAAGTATATCCACCCTCTGCCATCTTTATCTAGGTATTTGTAACCTAGTTTTAGGTCTTTCCCTTTAATAGTCTTGTTTTCTTTCAGGATTTTGTTATACTCCATGATTTCTTTATAGTCAGGAGAGTTCACAGGAAGTAGTACTAAGTCTTTACCTTCCCAAGCATATACTAACTCACCGTCGATCCCTTTGCCTTTGAACATATCGCAACATTCTAGTATGTATAATAGGTTGTCAATGGTAATCTCGAACTCAAACCCACGAGGATCATATACACGAGCATAAGCTTGACGATGGTTCCAGTCATACTTATAATCTCCTGCTTTCTTATTTAATACGAATCCTGAAGTTGGTACGTTCTCTGTAATAAGGTTGTCAATCTTTTGGTCACGCCAGCTATTCCATGAAACCTCTTTACGTAGCTTTCCTTTTTGGTCGAAGTAGATTACGTATGCTAGTTTCCCAGTATACGTACCACCACGCTCTTGATAGCCTACATTAATTTTGTCAGGTACAAATAATGAACTTTTCATTCTACTCTATCTCCTTTATCATAAACTTGTAAGAAGGTTGTACAACATTGAAGCCTAACTCTTCTGCTTGCTCACGATTAAACCCACCGTCTAAGTGCATACAGTAGACTCTATCACGGTTAGCCCCAACCAGTTCACTAAGTTTCTTTAGTGAGAGATGGACATTACCTTCGTAGTCTGCTTGGCAAGTGTCTTGGTAGAAGTAATCAATCTCCCCGTTCTCTAACATACGTAGGATAAACGGTGAAATGTTGTTAGAATCTCCACTATAGTAGATAGTCTTATCTTTATATGTAATCAAGTAGCCGTAGCATAGAAGTTCAGGTACATGTCGGTTAGGTACTACTTGGAATTTTAAGTGTAACCCGTCTTTATGGAATCCAGGTGGATATTCATTAGAATTATCGAACTGGATAAGTCTATAACACTCTCGTTCTACTCCCATACCTTGTAACACTTTACTAATCTTCATATCATATGGAGCGTATACAGTTAAGTTAGGTACTTTAACTTGTCCCATACAGAAGTAACTGTAGAAGATTAAATCTCCTAACGATCCTACGTGGTCAGGGTGTGTATGAGTCATTAATACTACGATGTCTTCTACGCCCTCTAGCAGGTCGCTACGCATGATTCTATCGAAGTTGGCACTACCACAGTCAATCATGAATAGAATACCGTCCTCCTTGATGTACGCACTGTTATTGCCTAATCTTGTGTTGAATGCACTACCACAACCGATGAATTTAAACATTGTGCTCCTCCTCTACTTTTTCGTAATAGTAATCAGTGCAGGGTTCGCTACTCCGTCACCTTCGTAGTCGTACTCTTTGTTGTGCCACTTCTTCAGTTCTTCTCCATGAACCCAACACTGGGAGAGGACACTAACGGCTGCACCATACATGAACCCTGTAATACCTTCTGTATCCGCATCGTGAGATAGTTTACTAGCTATATCCCTGATTCTATCACCTTTCTCGATTCCTTCTTCCATCATGTTAGCCCACTTCTCAGCGTAACGGAAGATACCTGATCCGTAACCGTCTGTATTCTTTGCTTTCCAATCCTCGTAAACCTTTTCGTCAACTACTTTCATTATTTCTCCTCCTCATCGTTAGAGACGATAGCCCCTACTAAATCTAGTATTGCACCAAATAACTCTAGCAACCACTCACCCAATTATATCATCCTCTCCTACCACACGTCTACCTTTTGTTTAACAGTTTCATAGTCTGTATACAAGTCACTATCACTCTCAGCAGCTATACCGAAGATAGTACCGTAGTCGTATGTACAGTCACGGAATACTCGTCCATCCATATGCTGATCCCACGTACTGATATAGTAGTAGATGTCCTCGTGGATTTTCTTATCCTGTTCGGTTTCAATCGTGAAGTTATCTAACCCTGACTCAGCGTAAGAGCACCCATCGTTCCAATCACCACGGTTCTGTTCTAGACGGTGAGCAAGGTATAGATACTTGTTCTTCTCGATGATAGCATCTAGTAAGTCTTCCCAGTCTTGAGAAATGTCTAGGTCATACTTAGCTAGTAATAGAGCCAATGTACGGTTCTCTTGTTTTTCTTTCTCAGCTTTCTCTTTCTCCTTGCGTTCGTCTTCAATCTTTTTCATTTCCTGATTCCAAATGTTGTCCACTTGCTTCAGTAGTTCCTGCTTACGAACCTCTAACGTATCCTCTCTGTAACTAGTAGCAATCTGTCCACGAATTTCAGAGGGGAAATTGTAGTATTGTTGTGACTGCTTACTGGACCGCTTTGTTTTGTACCCATAATAACTTGTACTAATACCTGCACGCTCTAACAGGTTGAATATGTTTGTAACTAACTGAGAGTTTTGTCGTGCAATCTCGATGTTCTCTAGATGTGTGAGGAGGTCTAATGAGCCGATTGCGTAAATAGCTTTCTTGAACTCCTCTAAGCGATCCTTGTTAGACTCGATAATCTTTAACTTGATATGGACTTTGTTGTATGTATCGTTAAACGAGAATCCTGATATAATCGTTTTATCCTCGATAGCTTCATAAGCAGCTTTTGGTATAATGATAGAGACATATAAACTCTTATCGTAATAACCTGTACCAGTTGTACGTTTAACTTCTACACCGTTGCTATGTAGTGGTTTTAGGTTCTGCTTTGGTTTGATACCTACCATCTCTTCTGTCTTTTGAACGTGACGCAACGTGTGCTCTTTTAACTTCTGCATGTCCTTCATTACTTCGTCAAAGTTATATGCTACGTCTCTATGCTCGTAAACTGTCATTACAGTTCCTCCTCGTTCTCCATCTTGATAATAACTTGTCCTTCTTTGTTCATAGTTCTTACTTTCTCTGTCCAACCTGTCTCCTTCAACTTAGTAACTCTATCATTTACTTTAGTGAAGTCGGCAAGGTCTAAAGGGTCAAACATAAATGTAGCAGTTAAATGTTGTTTCATTTTACTATCTCCTCTGCACTGTATTTGAAATTCATAACCTTGTAGATTAGTGGACTGTATGACTTGTCCAAAAAGTCAGTATATTTTTTCAAGTCAGAATCTTTAATAAACTTCTTCGCTTGGTAGGAGAGAGGGCAAATTAGAATCTGCCCTGCTATGTTAATCTCCTCTACGAAGTTACCATCACTCAGTTTAATAACTTTCATAGTTACCTCCTACGGATCAGTGAGCTAACTTGTAGTTAACTCCTGCTTCCTGTACTTTTGTGATGACAAGAGATACAACTTCAACTTGCTCTGCTGGGTCTCCGTCTTGGTCTGTAGTCTCCGTTTTCACGTAGTCTCCGTCCACTGTCATCTTGTCTAACTCTTCCTCGATGTTCTCAGGGTTGAACGATAATGAGAAGTAGTCTCCTCCACCCATGTATCCATCTAGTCGAACCTCTTCACTGAATAAGTTAATTTCTTTACGTTTTAGGTCGAATACTTTACCTGTGTTCAGTGTAACTTTTACATCGTAACGTTGTGAATCAGTTGCTAAGATGTTTAAGTCACCGATAGCAGAACGGAATGTGTACCCTTCATTTAACTCGAACGCAATGGCACGTAGTGAATCGTAGTTCAGTTTTACACGGTTTGCGAAGCTAACAACGTGCTTAATTTGGTTGTAGTACTTAGGATCAATCTTATCTCGTAAGTAGATTTCGATCTCAGAAGCCGTTGGGTAGTCGAAACGAATGTGGTAATGGAATCGACCAGGACGACTTAACATGAACTCGTTCACTTTGTATAGGTCGTTAACTGTGATAGCATACATACGTTTCTTCTGAGATGTACCATCGAATAGTCCTAACAAGTTATCTTGCGACTCTGCTTTATCATTACGTGGGTTGAACATTTTCTCAAACTCATCGAACACCACTAACACTTCTTGGTTAATCTCCTCAATGAAGTCTGCAATTCCTGGGTACGCTTTTGTAACCATGATTACAGGGATACCACGAGCAACAACTGCTTCTGCAATCAACTGTACGAACATTGATTTACCCATACCTTTGTTACCACTTAGGATAAGACCTAGACTGCGCTCAAACTTATCGTAGGATCGTAACACTTTCTCAATCTTCTCTGCGTGGCTACCATAAATCTTTTGTTCTTTAGATTCAAAGTTATCAATTTTTTCTAAAGAGAATCCTTGCATCGGGTGGAAATCTACCTTGTATGTAGCAGCAGGTAATTGGTCATAAGTTTTTAAGTCGTCTCCGTAGATTTTAAATGTGCTTCCAAAGTTTACGATTTTCATAATTAATTATCCCCTTTTATGTAAGTTTAGTTTTTTTTATTAAGGTGTAGGGGAGTTACCCCCTACAGATATTACTTGTCTAACTCAGCGATCATAGCTCGGATTTCTTCAGCAGATTTACCTTTTAACTCTTCGTCTTCCTTGTCTGCTAATGCGGCCATCAACTTTTGTTTTTGCTCTTTCACTGCTTGCGCTTGTAATCTAGCTTCTTGCTCTGCTACTTTCACAGATACGATGTATTTCACGATTTCGATTTGCACTTCCACTACTTTATCAGCAGGTGTTTTTACTTTAAGCAAGCTTTCTTCTGACACTGCTTTCAACTGAGCGTTTAATGTCTTGAACACTGAGTCTAACTGAGTTGGTGTTAAGTCCCATAAGTCCTCTACTGAAACCACACCACGGTATGGGAAACGAAGTTTTGTACGTGTAGCTACCTCAAATAATTTTTCGATTGATTTTGTCATAATAATTCACTACTCCTCTTTTATTAGTTTAGTTTTATTAGAATTTTACTTTTACTACTCTTTCCGTTTGACCTTTAACTTTAACTACTAATTCTGCTCTCTTCGTAGATGAGAAACCTAAACCTGATAACTGATCCTCGACATCTTTTACTGCTGTGCGACTTCCAAGGTACTCGAATACTCGTTTGTGTTGCATCAACTCCTCTTTTAGGAACTCATTGTAGAAACCGTTTGGTTGCTCAGGGTTCACGCAATCTTTCAGCATGAAGAAGTAGTGACGGTGCCCAATTCCTTGCTGCTCGTCCCAATAGTTAGGAGAGAACATTACTGTAGATACAGGAACGAATTGGTTTGTTTTTAATCCCCACACATCTCTAGTTGATACGCTAGATGGTAATTTCTCTGTGATAGTGAAGTTAGTACCGTCGAAGTATACTTCTGCAACAACAACTTTCTCACTATTTCGTAATTCTCTAGTGTAGTCATATGAGAATACTTGCCCTTCAAACTCAATTTCAGCTCGGAATCCTCCTTTACCACCTCGGTTGTTGAAGTTATGAACAAGGAACTGGTATGTCCCTACTTCCATTTTGCTCTTATCTCCCCATGTGATGTTCTCTACGGCAGGTGTATTACGGTTAGGGTGAATGATATCAACGTCTAACTGGCCGCCAGTACGTCTGTTAACCTTGTTGCTATAGTAAATCAAGTTTCCACCTGGCTCGTAGCAGTGAGCGTCTAAGTCATTACCATCGTACTCGTTGTCATTCCACTGGATCGAGAATCTTAACACTCCATCAACCTTGCCCCCCGCAGACTTTACATTTGCTTTCATGTCGCTATCAGTGATGTTACCTGCGTAAGCCCAGCTGAATCCGTTATTCCACTTGAACATTGTTTTAGCATCTTTGTTTTCAGGTGCAATCAGAGATACCATGTTACTAGATTGCTTGTTCTCTAAGTATACTTCAAGCTCTCTTGCTAGTGGTAGTACATTTTTAACAAAGTTTTCGATTGAGATTTCCTCAACTCGTGTAAACTGTTTAGGGTTAACTGCTACTGCGTTCATTGCATCTGCAAAGATACTTGCTCCTTCGATTCGTTTAGCCGCATCTTTATTAGAGAATAAGATGTTATTTACAGTGATGTCATCTAGTGTTGCGAATCGTCTATCGAATGAATCTTGGAATCCCATCTCTAAGCTCATTTTCTCAGCTTCTGCAACCATTTTCTTAGTAAAGATTGCTTTAGGACGTTTGTAGTTAGCAGGTGCTACAATCACTTCGTATGCTTTAACTGCTCGGTCTAACTCCATTCCTTCACTGATATTGACAAGTAGAGTACCGATACTGTGGTTACGGATACGACCAATCGCACCACCGATTTTAACTGACTGCTCCCAAGCATAGTTCTGTCTCTCTTCACCTAGCTGTAGCGCAAGGAACGCTCGTTTGTGTGCAAGGAACTGAGTTAGTACTGCTTTCCACTCTGTACCTTTGTATAGTGTGTTGGACTGGATAAGTTCTAGTACAGTCATTAAGCTTTCTTCTGAAATCTCGATTAGGGATCGTAAGAACACATTGCGTGTATCTCGAAGTCCACCACGGATTTCAGCTTCTGAGTTGCTGCTACGAGTAACAAATTTAGCAGGGATATCTACGTTAAGATGTTGCCATGTTAGTACTTGTCCTTGATAGTCTTCTAGGTTACTATCCACACCGATCTTACCGAACTTATTAACCCACACGTCTGTTACTGCGTGACTCTTAATGAAGTTTGCTAACGCATCTGCTACTGGTTGATATGCACTATTCGTTTCAAAATCCCAGACAGTGTACACCTTGTTATTCTTGATAGCAACTAAGTTACCCATATTTCGGATAAACTGTTTGCAAGCACTGCAATCAGCTTGTCTACGCTCACGGAATACTTCGTTCGTTCCTTCAGTATGACTATCTAAGTACAAGTCCCACATTACATCCTTGTCCACTTCTGCCACGAATAAGTGGTCTACATCTTTCACCATTTCCTTAAAGTTTGCTTTCAATGCTTTCTTAAATTGTTTGAATTCCATTTCAATCTCTCCCTTTTATATGGTTTTAGTTTTTTTTTATTAATAACTGCTTGCTGATACAACTATTGTTTGTTCTACGCATATTGATACAGGTGTTCTATAGTAAGTCTCACCATTAACTACTAAGCTTGTCCTTCTTGCGTCCTTATAAAGTGACGGGAACTTCTCGACATCAGTTTGAGATATCAACCTCCATATTTTGTACTCATCCATAGAGGTCTCTAGGTCACTGGACTCGTAGTGACATCCATCCCAAAACGTTCTCTCCAACCAATCGTCAAGCTCATCGGACTTTGTGAATGCCCAAGCGTCTTCGTCATCATCTTCGTGGTACATGAAGTATAAGTCTCCCCACCAGTATTCTTGGTCTACAGTACGTCTTGCTAGTTCTAGGAAGCTCTCCCAGTTCACTCTGAGACCGTATGTATACTTGTCCACTAATAATCTCCCTCCTCCTCAATTATCTCTGAGATTAGTAGATAGATAGCTCCAAACACATTATCTTTCACATGATCCAAGTTACCTACTGCCAATCGTTTATTGTCTTCCTTGATACATTGCTCGGCTTGTTCCAAATACTCCTTTGCCCTCTGTATCTTCTCCGTTGCCAACATCTCTCAATCACCCTTTATATCTTTTTAAAACGTGTACTGCACTTTTCCTTCTTTAAAGTACTGCATCATCTTACCGTCAACTGTCTCTTTCTTCCAACATTTATGCGGCCTATTACTGTTCACCATAATAACTTCCCCTACTTCGTACTCAAATGGAGTCTTCATCGGCTCATCACCTGGTAACTTTATGTATTTCTCCACATGTACCACCTCCTTCCTACGATCCATACTCTGTAACCATTACTTACCTTCTTTGTGCTCTGCAATCAGTTTAGTAATTTCATAGACTAAGTTAGATACCATTTGGTCTCACCTCCCTTCAGTTGTCCTTATTTCTTCCTCCGTAATGCCATCCTGCCATAGTCCCGAATACAATTCCACCGATGATGATTAACGGGAACGCCCAAGGGATAAACATGATGATGAACATGAAGAGTAAGAACAAGACGATCGTTACTGCACAACCGATTAATACTTTGTTTGCATTCACTGTTAACGCCCCTTTCTTAGTTGATTACATTCATTGTATCAAGGCGTTAACTGGAAATCAATGCTAATTTTATTTTTTTTGTTTCTCTTAACTTTCTATACTTATCATACTATCTTGTTGTCTAACAGTCAATAACTTTTTAAAAAATTTTTTTATAACATTTCAATTCTAGAGATCGTGTACATACCGTACATCGCATCTAACTCAGCAAGACTATGGATACGTACCTCCGTATAACCTCCACCATTAAAGAACACTCTAACATTCACGACATCACCTCCTTCTGACCCCTTGTCCGATTATTTTAGATATTCTAACTTAGATACTTCGTCAACAACTGCGATATCGTAGAAGTGACCTTCGTTTGCGTATTTGTATTTTGCAAGAATCTCATTGTATTCCGCAATCTTCTCATTCAACGCTATACGTTCGAACTCACTCATACCAATCCCACGGTTGTATTTGATTGTAGCGTCTAGTATCTCGTACTTCTCGATGAACTCTGCGCTATCGTGACGGTTCTGTAAGGTAGCTATACTTGCTACAACCAAGAATACCCCTCCGATAACTGCGGCCGATACCCCTAAGAAGAACTGAACATCCATTGTGTCGTAGATAACAATTAAAGCTATCCCACCTACAGTCATTAAAGTTAACATTGCTAACACATATTCCATTTTCTTTCCCCCTAATTTATGTTGTCTCCACCGATCCACAGTATAAGTAATACTATCGCTATAATGATGAAGACTTTCATTATTGCTTGTCCTCTTCTTCTGCTCTACGAATCTTGTCAATTACATCGTAGAAAGCTTTTGCTTGACGATACAAGTAGAATACGTGGAACAGTTCCCCAGTTGGCGACAGGTTGAATACTTGCTCACCCGTCATCTCTACATTATGTACATCCTTCAAGTATTTGGAGATTAACCCACAAGCTTCTACAAAAGATACCTTCTCTTCCGCTTTCACCTCCTCTCGTGTTGCCCCGATATGATTCACTACTTCCACACGTTCTGCACTAATGCTTTCCGTTTCTGCAATGACTTTGTTGTTTACAATAAACTTGACATTACCCATTGTAACTCCTCCTATAATCCGATTTCTTTTAACCATGAACCTTCCAGTATCGAAAAGTTAGCAACTACCTGTAAATCTTTATAAGTTTTAAGGAAGTCTCTAATTGCTCCTTTTAACGATCCGTGAAAGTAGATTGTCTTTTTCTCTCCGTTTGAGAAATTCATTTCTACTTTGAAGATGTTATTCCAAAGGCTGTTCATCTGTAAGCACCTCCTCGTTTAACTGTTTTCATCTTACCATGTGGTTTTCTGCAAGTCAACAACATATGCAAACTTTTTAAAAAGTTTTTTTTTCGGATCGTCTATCTTAATTAAATACTATTATAACTACATTACTATTATTAATAATAAATATAATAATATAAATACAGACCACTTATAATTTAAATGTGACAGGAGCAACATCAAATAGTACTTGATCCCTTATGTATCAAGGGTTTTAAATATGACAACTAAAAAAGGGAACCCGTAATGGATTCCCCTGTCATATTATTTTTCAGAGTCCTTAATTTTCTGATCCTGTGATTTTTGAAGTGGTTTTAATGTGTCAATTTCATCACTGTATTCTTTCAATTTAGCTTCTAAGTTAGCAATCTTCGCATCTTTTTCTTTACCTGATTGATTAGCAGCATCAAGTTCTTTCTTCGTTTGTGCTAGGATAACCTGTGTATTTTTAAGTTGTTGCTCTGTAGCTTTTAGCGTTGCAGTCAAGTTATCAATAATTGCTTGCTTCTCTGCGTTACTCTTCTCAAGACCATTTACTTTATCCTGTAATCCTTTAACTTTTCCTTCAAGCTCTGCAATGCAAGCCGTTAACTTATCAATTGTCATATTTTTATTAGCGATATCTTGTTGTAACGTTTTAACCTGCTCTGTAAAAGCAGTAACCTCTGCATTCAACTTTTCAATCTGAGCATCTTTCTGTGTATTTGAATCCTGTAACTCCTTGTTTGCTTTCTCAAGACTAGCTACAGAGTTCTGTAAATCTTTAATTGTATTATTCTTGCTAACTACTTTGTCAGTTAGTTCGTTGCTCCACTGCTTAAACGTTACTAAATCCTTTGTATTGTCATTTAAGTATGAACTTGCTCCTGCTGCTCCACCAAGTGCTCCTACTAATAATGATGCTACTACTGCTCCACCAATTGCGATTTTCTTAGTCGTGTTTTTCATTTTCAATTCCCCCTGAGTTTTGTTTTTGTGTTACTTTGTGTTACATGTTATAGTCTATGGCTCATTGTATGTGGTTAGAACTAAATTGTTTCCTTTTAGCCAACATTTATTTTTTATACCGAGCCAACGTCAACTCATCTATAACTATTTCATATCCTTTAGACCTGGAAGCGTGCTTCACTAACCAACCTTCCACCACTAACTTATTCATTAAATCAGATAGTATATTCATTTTAATCTTCATCAACTTACGAAGCTCTGCTACTCTCGTCTCTCTCGTACGGGCTATAACTCCTTTTAACTTCTCTAGTAAATCCTCTTCTGTAATGATGTCGTAGTTTAAATCAATTTCTTCCTCATCTTCTAGCTCTATATTCCCATCGAATACGACTCCTTCTATAATAGGGTTCTGAACGTCTGTAGGAAGTGGTGTCACATTAGAGAAGTAATCTATTATATCTTTGTATACCTGCTCCTCTCGGACTTCATCAGGGCTTACAATAGCACTTTGGAATCGTTGGAACTCTTTCTCCCACGCTTCTATTCTCATAATTCCATCCCCACGTCCCAAGAGCTTTGTATTCCCGATCCCCTTTCCGAATACAGTTTTATAGTCTGTATTAGAATTAAGGTTAAAGCTTATTGCGCTCGGTATGACTGCTTTTACTCGACCACTAATAACATTGGCACTTGGTCTTTGCGTAGCTAGAACTAGATGTATTCCTGCGGCCCGTGCTTTCTGACCTAGCCTAACAAGGTATTCCTCTACTTCAGGGTTTGTATCCCGTAAATCTGCATACTCATCCACTACACAGACGATATACGGCATCTTTATATCCATCTTCTCGTTATAGACTCGGATGTTCTTTACTCCGTTCTCGCTGAACTGGGAATACCTTCTTTCCATCTCCTTCACCAGTTTACTGAGCATAGCCGATGCTTTCTGCATATCTGTAACTACATGTTCAACGTGTGGTAGGTCTTTGTAGTGACTAAGCTCTACTAATTTCGGATCAATCATGTAGAACCGAAGTAAGTCAGGTGGGTACGTAGCTAGTAAGGATATAATAAGTGTATTGACGAATACCGATTTACCTGAGCCTGTAGTCCCTGCTACCATCAAGTGTACAAGCTTCCCGAGTGACAAGTATATTGGTTCGTCTATCTCATTTACTCCTACGATGAATGGAAGGACTGCATCCTTAGCGTACTCATGGAACTTAGCATCTTCTAGTAGTTCTCGTAGCCCTATTATAGAAGGAACTTCGTTTGGGATCGTGAATCGTACTGTATCTGCCGTACTACCTTGTTCAACGCTTAAAGATACAACTCCGAGTGCGGCCTGTATATCGACTGCTTTACCTACAATGTGGCTCAATGTCTTTTGTTTCGGTATATCGCACTGGATAACCGTGAGCCTGATACCTGAAGTAATCGTACTATTTGTTAGACGTGCTTGACTAATTAACCCAACTCGTTTCATTGCTTCAGCCAGCTTCGTGATTAATCCTTCGTCTGCTTCAACCTTCACCCTATCATACTGTGGCAGTAGAGCTATTATTCCATCGGTCTTAACCTCTGTTACTTTATAGTCCGTTAGTGGTTTCTCAATAGATACTGGTTGCACTGGTGTAACTTCTGCTACTGTCCCACCGAATAGGGATACAACCTCTTTCCTACTCAATATCTGCGTGTCCGTATCAGATGTCATGATACGATCCGTGTATTCTTGCTTTATCCCACGCTCCTTCCGTTTATACAGTCGAATAGCATTGTACGAGTCGTATTTACCTAGGGCATGTTCTAAGCACTGTACAAGGCTCTTAGGCTCCTTAGAACGGACGACAACTCTTAGTTGAAATTGGTATGCTTCATCTATAAGCTTTTCCTCGACTTCTTTGATATACGGTCTCTTAGTTTCAAATGAAGCTATCTTGTTCAGAGTTTTCAGAATTTTCGTTTGAAGACCTCTACCAAGTTTAGAGTGTACTGGATGGTCATTACCTTCTAAATAACTACTGTAGCGGTCTACTGCGTTCGGTCTCCAATTGTCGTACCGTCTACGGAGTAGCCATTGCAATTCAATTGTCTCACCTCCCTTCAGTTCAATAGAAGTTAGGTCATTCAGTAAGGCACCTTTGTAAGCCCCGTACAGTGGAAGGAAGTTGGGTTCGAGTAAATACCCCTCATAATAGGACAAGTCCTCTGTATCGGACTCTACGAGCGCTTTCCGTGGACTAATTCCGTTACCGATCCGTAGGGAAGGTGGAGTGACCAAAACTACACTCCGACCTCCTTCATATAACTGTAGCTCTAATCCGAATATCCCTTCCATATCCGCATCCATAATTTGGTCGAACGCTTTACCGATATCCTCTACAATGGAGAAGTAGTTGGATATGTTCTTCGCTCCTTTTGTTTTAGTCCACACGTCTCTTCAACTCCTTGTAGAGTAAAATACTTTGGATCGCGTTAACCGTAGCATTTGTCAAAAGCATAGTCGTATTCAAAATGATAATTGCAGTCGTCATACCCATGATGGTTCCTCCTATTTCTTTTTAATCTTTTTCAGTAAGTTCACTGGACTCATTACGGCACTCTTAGAGAAAGAGAAGTTACTCAAGAGTTTCTGCCTTGTTCCTTTAAGTGGTTTCTTCGTAATCTCATCTAACCCTCCTCCACTATCTAAATGTTGTGCTATTAATCTCGGAGGATTCTGCATACGAGCAAACCCACCGATGACAACCAATAACTTGATGACTGTACCTGTAAAGTCTACTGGTGTAGGGATACCGAATATGAACCAGCCTAATACAAGTAGGAATAATGAATGGTATACTTGCACAAGTGATAAGTGCTTTACGTTCTTCCACCACTGGTCGAATAGGTGACGTTTAGAATCGAATACCCAAGCTCCTAAAGCTAATGGAGTTGTGATCCCTAGGACTAGTAAGTCGAAGAATCTACGTCCGTTCTGCCACAATACAGGAATGACTGTACCGATTAGTACTGCATCGAATGCGATAAGAGCTATAATGTCTAGTGTGCCGAATGTTTCCGATAGAGCAGTTGTAGCCATTGTCTTACCGTTCATACTGATTAAGATATCTGAGATGTAGTTTAATAGTTGGAATGACTTTTGGAATAAGAAAGGAACCACTGTAGTTAATCCTGCTACGACCGCCCAACGTTTGATGATTGTTTTAAATTCCATTGGTGCTTTTACCATTGGACGTTTCCCATCTTTTACACCTGAGAACATTCGTTTGATTGCTTCTATAACTGTTAGGACCGCAACTGCACCTAATGCAACTGAACTAAATAATAGCGTCATATGATTGAACCAATCGTTACTGAATAACCATAAAGGTGTCTTCAAGATTAGGTCTGCACATAATTCGTACACCCAAGCCATCAGGTCTGCCGACATATTTCCTATTTGAAGTGGTAAGTCTTTAATCAGTTTTACAAACTCTCCAAACCAGTTTATGACTTCCTGTATCGGATCAGGAATAATACTTACGGGCTTACCTGTAAAGAAATCTTTTACTCCTTGGAACATACTGCCCCCAGTTCCATCGAAGAAGGAGTTCGAATCTGTACCCATATCAGTTACGGCCGCATAGGTTCTGTCAGTTATAGATGTTAGGAAGAATGTAGAGATTGTAGCTAGAGGAATGATTGCAACCTTTGCACATTTTATAAGGCTAGTTTTAAGAAGTTCAAGTTTTGGAAGAGTAACTTTGCCAAGTAGTAAAGAAGGTAAATGCTTGGTACGCTTATGAGTACTTGCGTTAGTCCCTTTAGAATGTCTTGTGACCATGCGTCTGCTTCCTGTTTCTTTCTGAGCATTCTGTAGACCCCTGCCGTTGTCAATGTAACCATTGCTACTGCCACCCCTGCCGCTACTGCTATGAACGCTAGTTGTAGTCCCCACTCCATCACGACCGCAGGTGTTAGTGGGTTTAGTAAAGGAGTTCCCCCAGTTACTCCCGATGCCATTGCTCTCGGAGCGATGTTGATGCTTGCTGCCAATACGGACAGTGATACCTTTACTAGTTTTTTCAATTTGCGTACCTTCTTTACTTTGCGACCTTCTGTTGCTTCCGTCACCTCCCTCACTACATTTTCTACTAAAAAACTTGGTTCTTCAGTAATAGTTGAAACCTTTTTAAATGGTACGTACTCCAATTGACTATCCAAATTCTTAGCACCTAAATTTACATTTATCACGTTAGTCATTTTACTTCCTCCTTTTATAGTTACCTTCTATTATTAACGGTTGCCTGGCTTAACTCGGTCATGCAAACTGCTTACACGTTCACTATTTCCACCCGACCGCGATCCGTTATTCGGTTTACCGATATTGAACTCGTAATTGTGTAACCATTTGAATACAGTAGAGACCGCTATTCCTGCTGAACACATAACCACAATCGAAACACCAGTTGTCAAAATACCCATTTTTAACATCTCCCATGTATATTTATTTTTTGTTCGGCAATACTACAAGTAACTTAATGATTATAAAGGAGGAAGCGAAGTATGTGGTTCAATACTGATAGTGAATATCGTTACGAAAAGCAGATGAAATTTATTGACCATTTAGTTCTCCAAGAAATTCGAGATAGAAAGAAAATTGATATTAATATGGAGCAGTTATATGTCGTTCTTACTGTGTTGCATGATTTTCGTGTCATTGATTGAGTGGGAAAGATGAATTTTGTGTGACCCGTTTAAAACCCTTGATACGACTGATTTTACCCTAATTACCCTCGGAAATAACATACTCATAAATGTGGGTTTTTAGTGGGTAATATCGTCTTACCCACGGTAATTTGGGTAATAAGGTAAGATGGGTAATACGGGTAAGATGGATTCTATAGGAACTTTTTTCCCAAACTTGTAGGTAATTGTGAACGAACTGTTATATTATAGGTACAACATATAAAGGTGGTATCTATAATGGAACAATGGAAATCTTTGAACGGTATTGTCGAGAACGGTGAGAACTATGAAGTAAGTGATTTAGGTAGAGTCAAGCACGCTAGAAAAGGTAATATACTTAGACACACGAGCAGTAGTGGTGGCTATTGTCAAGTTGGTCTTTGTGGTAGTGGGAAGTTGAAGAAATACGTTATTCATAGACTGGTAGCTTTAGCTTTCATACCTAACCCTGAGAACAAACCACAAGTTAACCATATAGACGGTAATAAGCAGAATAACTGTTTAAGCAACCTTGAGTGGGTTACGGTGTCTGAGAACATCATCCACGCAATAAATACTGGATTAAACCCAATCAACACACAAATGGATGAGAAAGTAGCAGTTAGTATTAAAAAAGCATACATATCAGGTAAAACGGTTCAAGACATCATCAAGGAGTTTAATCTTACAAAAGGCACTGTGATTAACACGCTTAGAGAGAAGAGATGGAAACATGTTAAGGTTGAAGGATTTACTCCGTACCCTAGCAATGATCCAAAATTAAACTCTACGAAAATAACAGAAAGTGATGTTAGAAAAATTAGAGAACTCTTCGCTACAGGAAACCATAACCATAACCAAATAGCTGAAATTATGGGTATGAAGAGAAGTAACATATCTAAGATTATAAACGGATCAACTTGGAAACACGTAGAGGTTGAAGGGTTCATTCCTTGTAAACGTGATGATGAACTATCTAACGCTGCTAAAATATCTATAGAAGATGTTAGAAAGATTAGAGAGCTTTATGCTTCAGGTAAGTACAACCATCGTCAAGTAGCAGAGCTAATGAATATGAACAGAAGAAATGTATCTAACATAATAAACCGTAAAACTTGGAAGCATGTCGATTGATGTGCTTCTTCTTTTATTCTAAAATGCGTCTAGTTTCTTCTCAATATCCTGTTTTGACATCTCCTTTTTCTTGATTTGCACATTCATTAATGGTTTTGTGTTACTTTGTGGGATATTCTCATACTTTACCCCTGAAGCCTTTGGTTTATAAGGTTTAGAGACTGTATTACTTTGTGTTACTTTCTCATACATTGCACCACTTTTCTGCATCGCTCGGTACTTAATACCGTCACGGATCAGTTCTCTTATTACATGTGCAAAGCTTGCGTGCTTCATTAAAGGTTCTACTACATCTAAGATATCGGCATCTAATCTCTCCCTAAGATATAATGACTGTCTCACTCAAACCTCCTCCCTATCCGTTATAGGAGTTACCCCCTACGTGAATGTTAATCCCTTTCTTTTGTTGCTTCTTCGCAGAACGGATACCGTATTTGCGAAGTCCTCTTGCGTTTGCATATCTATCCAGGAACAGTGTACGAATGTTAGTACCCTTGTATTTCTCTTCTAAGTGTGGTTTCATTAGCTCTGCTCCACCACCTGTAAAAATCACTGTTGTTACAAACCCGTACGAGTCGATTAGAAGTTTGTCAAGTACGTTGAGGATCGTATTAGCGTGGTTCTCGTATGCTTGATTTACTAGGTCTGTAATATCCATGTTCCGTATTTCTTTTGATTTCATTATCATAGGAAGCTTTCCATCAGGCACCATGATCCCGTGAGATGATTCTAGATACTGACTAACTGCCGTATATGCTTGAAACATTCCATTGTTTGTATGTGTAGTCAATTCAGGTTGCTCCTCTAATCCGTCCATTGTCAGAATATTCAGTGTTCTTGCTCCAACATCCACCAGTACTACGAATCCTCTAGCTACATCGTGGTCGATAATTTCTCCATCATTGTTTAACATTACGTCACATAACGATCCGAAAGGTTGCTTCTTGATAACTACATCTTCTACTGTGATTATCTTTGGCATAAACTCTATACCATCGTAAGAGATAGATATTTCGTGTGTACCTCTCACTAAGTTCATGAGTCCTTTTCTACGCTCTGCCGTATCGTTCTTAATAGGAAGGTTCATCATGAGTGTGTACACTCTTTCCTGTACTCCCCTTGCCATTCTTGCTAGTGCGGTCTTAAACATAATCGGGAACCGTTTGTCGGTATGTTTATTTTCTCCACCGATCCAGTCAACATTTGTTCCCATTTTAATTGCGTAATCACCGACTACATATCTTTTACCATCTACTTCACATGCGATATACTCTAACTTACTTCCTGTAGAGAAATCATCCTTTGGCTTTGGTTTATACGGAATGACGAATGATGGGATTAATAATGGTGAACCGTTGTAGTCATATTTGATGTCACCGAAACCATCATCTAAAGCAGCTACCGAAAGACTATCAGGTTGTGGGTTCAAACGGATTGTTTTATTTGTTATCATACTTTTTCATACCTCCTGTTTCTCGTGTGTGAGAAAGTGTTATTTTGTATTACTTGATAAGAGTATATGGGTAAACGTGTAGAATATTGCCTGTACGTAAAAAAAAAACTTCCGAAAAAATATCGGAAGTTAGTTCGCATCATTGTACCCTCTCATGTATCCCTGATTGTTAGACGCTTGTATAAGTCCTAACATCTCTGCGATTGGACGGTAGTACGGTTTAGAGTTTGGGATCACTAAGTACTGTACGTTATTTGTCAGACCATGCTGTGATCTTGCTTGAAGAACTTTGTCTATAACGTTATTGAGCATCTGCATTTCTTCAGGGCTACATACACTTGCTACCTCCTCTACGTCCCATACAATGTAATTCGGTGTTTTGTTTTCCATATTATCTCTCCTCTACTTAATTGTAACGTTTAATGATACTTCTTCTACAGGTAAGCTATCTAAAAGTTCCATTGCTTCTTTTAAACGCATAACGGCTACACCTTTTGACACGTTTGTTTCTTCTGCGTTAATGCTAAAGTTGAAGTTGAATGGTTTACCTTTTACATTTGTTTCAATGTCGGAACCTTTAACTACTCCTGCCGTTGTTTCCGACTCTTCGTTGAAATCAGTTACAGATGGTAATACAACACTTTGTACTTTCTTTTCTACACGATCCATCTCTGCATCGAACGTCTCCTGCGTTATTTTCCCTTGTGCTAACAGACTGTGTAGTTGTCCCTTACGCATGTTGTTCTGTGACACCTCTTTAGGTCGATGTTCCTTAGACAGTACCCACACCTTACTTGATGACATACCTGTTAAACTTGCAATCTCTCGTAACGGTTTGCTTGTACCTTTTAGTAATCTAATTGCTTCCTCTTTTTGTTTGTTAGTAATTGTCATTTTAAACTCCTCCTAATTGTAATTTAATTTTTCTTAGTGCTTTCTTCGCATGTTTTGAAACTGTTTGTGGCTTTACACCTAGTTCCTTTGCGACATCGGATTGCATTCTATCCTTTAGTACATGCTCATGGAATACGTGTTGCTCATAAGATGTTAAGTTTGGAATACACCCTTTAATATCCAACATCAATTCCCAACATTCGTTTATGTCTCCTTCTATCACCCCTCCCAATGTTGCGGCCCATTCACTCTCGTCATCCTCAGAGAAAGGCTTCTCAAGACTCAGAACCTTACCTCTACGCATGTACTCAAGGGCGGCTCGTACCCATTTCAGTTCGTACTCTTTGCCCAAGAACTCATATATCTCTCTTTCACTTCTGTCTGTAAGCTTGTACTTTCTAATGCGTGATATGATGTCTGTAATATGTGCTGATATCTTAACAGGGTTGTAGCGTCTACGGACATTGTTCATTTTACCGAGTACATACGGATATGCATAGGTACTAAAAGCGTAACCTGACTCCGTATCAAATTTATTTATCACTTCTAGTAAGATGGTTAACCCCTCTTGGAACATATCCTCAAACTCATGTTGTTTGCTTCTACTGAATCGTTTAGCCAGTGTGTACACCATACCTTTGTAACCGAGTATAATTTTTTCCTTTGCTTCTTCCGATCCTTCTCTAGCTGCTAACACTAATTCGATTGTTTCCTCCCGAGTTAACTCAATACCTCTCCGCTTCCATAAAATCATTTCTCCCACTCCCTTTATTAGTTTATCAACTCCTCGTATGTATAACGCTCTCGTAGTTTTTTCATTGCTCTCATTTCCAACCTGCGTACTTGTTGTGTATAGGTACCCAGTAATTTTGCAATCTTTGGATTCGTTTGGTCATGTATGTACTTTAATGTAATGATTGACTGTTCCTTACTGTCTAGGAATCTAATAATATCGTAAAATGCTATATCCGAGAACCAGTCTTGGTTTACATCTTGTCCAATAAGCGTGGACAGTGTGTCTTCCTTCTCTTCTCCTGTTTGGATATCTAAACTGATTACCTCGTTCTTTGCAACCTCTAAAGCAATTGTAACGTTGTTCAGCTGATCCTTGCCAAGCTCTAACTTTTTAAGTATAGTCGCTGGTTCCTCATTTTTCAACTTCAGTGCAAATATTTTATTGACGATTGAACCGATCTCCCTCGGAACCTTTACAATAGAAGATTTATCTCTCACATAGTTCCGAATCTCTGCTTCAATCCATTGGACCGCATAAGTGGAGAACTTGAATCCTTTTGTTAAATCGAACTTAGCTATAGCAGTGATTAAACCAATCATTCCTAATTGAAACAAATCTTCATACTCTTGATATGGATTCTTTATCCTGCGTACCACATAGTTTACTAGACGAGCATTGTGCTCCACTAATGATTCGGTGGCTTCCTCCTCTCCTGCCTGTGACCTTTCAATTAGTTCATATGTTTCTTCCGTTGTTAGTACCTTGTTTGCAAAGGTGTAAGTACCACGTACTCTTTTCTTACCCATGCTTTATTCACTCCCTAAATTGTCCTAGATAACTTATCTGTAATCAATATAGCATAAGATTCTAATGGTTGTCTACACTATTTTGTAATTTTTTTATAAGTTATAGAATAGAATATAGGTTACGGATCGGAAGATACAGGTATAAAAAAAAAGAGCGTGTGGTACGCTCTAGTGCTTCTGTAGTGTCAGTCCTAGTGACATGTGGTCTGTTTCCATTACCTCTACTATCTTTACACCAAAAACAGTTGTATACGGTGAGTGTTCGGTTAACATTGTTACCAAGTTCTCCCCTAAATACACCGTAGTAGGTACTACTCGTATACCGTACCTTTCTGTGAACTTGTGTCGCAAATCCCAAAGGTTCTTCAACACCTCGTCTTTATCCTTGTATTTACTGCTAATGGTAAGTTTCGGGGCTTCAGGTAGAGGTATCGTTATAGTGGTAAACGAGATAACTTCACACATGTAAGCTACCTTATGCAGTTCTTCCTGACCTGTATCTCCATCAATCACAAATTCGTCTGTGAAGTCATTTTGTATAACTTCAAAATAAATTCCTTCAAGTTCAACTCGATCCCCTAACTTAATTACTCTTCCGTTTTTATCCTTATAAGGTGTAAGTGTTCCTGTTTCTAACTTAGTCATTTGTCTCTCCTCCTATTATTAGAATAAATCTATTTCGCTATCTGCGAATGTGTAAATTACATCGGCAGTTAATCGTGGACGACCAATAAAGTGATACAGGACTCTATCTTCAAACTCCACAACAACTGCAAAGATATTCACATCCTTGTTAATATCCATTACTGTAGATTCAATGAATAAACCAATATCTTTACGTAAAATTTCTGCTACTTTTTCAGGGTTGTCAGGATACTGCGTCCACTTCCAACCATAATCAATACCTTCAATATCAGTCCAGTTACAACGAGTCGGATCGTCTTCATTCGTATAGTGGTCAATACGCTCCTCGATGTGTTCATGTGATTTAGCCGTTTCAGATAATTCATTTAGTAGGGTAGCGTCCACTCGATGAAGCCATTTAGAACGGATTGTTGCACCTACATAGCTATCAATAACTTCTTTTACTAACGCTCGTTCGTCCATATCGCTAACCATCACACTTACGTACTCCGACTTGTCCGTAACGTCAATACTACTGAATCTCAACACACTACCTAATTTTCCTTCACCTAAACCGTAAGTTTTACCGAATCCTAAAATTTTGTTAACGTTCATACTAACATCTCCCTTATTTTTAGTAAGGGGCATGAAGCCCCTATGTAATTTTGATTTAGTTATTTTTTACTACGAATTTCGGTGTACCTGGGATCGCGATTTTAAGTTCTTGGATTTCTTTTACTTTCTCATTAGGAAGTTTACCAAGACCTAGAAGACCTTTCAGTTTGTCTCCATTGATACGTACTTCCGTTACTTCTTTCAGTAACTCGTTATCGTTTAGGGCCGCTGCTACATCATTGAAGTTGTAGTCTGTGTATACTGAAGATGAGTTAGACTTCATACCTTCTTGTAGGACTACTTTCTTACCGTTTGATCCTTTAACCTCTGTAAGCTTGTTATTGTCCATGTACTCACGTACACCTTTTTTCAGTTTATCCATTTGTGTTTTTAACTTGGCAGCTTCTGCATGTAAGCGAAGGTATTCGTCTAAATCCTTTTTAATTTTAGCAGGAATTAAATCATCTTCGTTTACTCCCTCTACAATGTTTGTTTCACCTGCTTTATTTACTTCCGTTACTAATGTTACATCTTCCACTTGGATAACTTGTTTATGTGACGCTTCGAATAATTCTGTTTCAGGTGTTTGTGTTACCCAACCTGCCGCATTGAACTGCGCTTCAACTGATTCTGCCGTTTGGTTTGCTAACGATACGTTTTGTCCGTTCTTTGTTACTGTCACAATCCCTGCTTCGTTTTCTACGATTACTGCAACCTCACCAGTTTTGTTGTGCTTCACTTGTACTCTTGTCATTTTTATTTCCTCCTAATTAATTGGTTTGTTTTAACTGTCTTAATCTTATCACGTTGTTTTCTTAGAGTCAACAACTATTTAAAAATTTTTTTGTTTCTATTTTATAGGGTATGTTACAGTCATTATATCCTCTAACATACCCATTTATACCTGTTATTTTTCTTTCGTGATTCCTTTGAATAGAAGTAACAGGAACATTACGAAGAATGTAGCCCAGTAAATCCCTTTAAACGTAGTGTCAAAACTAAATGCCTGTGTTGCGATAGCCCAAATCATTGTCGCAGGGATCAGTGCGTAAAACAGTGCCACCAGCCCGACAAGGGCTAAACCAATTACCATACCAACAAACGATGCTAAACCTCTCATCCTTTTCCCTCCTAGTCTTCCATCATCATAATAATCGTTACTAACAACGTTAGTCCATACATACACCAATAGATAACTCGTAACGGTATGCTATATTCTAAGATACCTACAAGTACGAACCACACAATACCCATCGGTATGCAAGCAAATAGTAGCGATATAAGAGCGATAGCTAACAGACCGACTACAATTACTAACGCTTGGTATAGGATCGGCTCCTTCGGTTCATCCTTCTTTAGATTCATAGTTCTCCCTCCCTCATTCGTTTTAACTTAACCAACATACTTGTGTATTCATTATGGTCGATCTCCCCGAGTATTTGGAAGAAGTACGGTAAGGTCATATCCTTGCATCCCATATAATGAGGAGACTCCTTACCTGTAGATAAGTCCGTCTTCGTCATCTTACGAGCTAGTCCATCAATGAAGAACTCATGTGTTTCGGACTCTCCAACCTTCTCATTGTGTAACCATACGAACGTTGAACCGTCCATACGTAGCTCTCCACCTCTATGTAGATAGTCGAGAACAAACGCAACTTTCATCGGATCGACTACTTTCATTGAACTTCTCCCTCCACGTCAATAATGATAATACGATTATCCATGTCAGTAGTTACATTTAGAATTGTGTAACATATCTTGTTGTGGATAATACGTTGACTCCTATTTGGTATGAAGGGTAGTCGTATAGTTTCCTGTACAACCCCTTCGTAAGTTAAATACTGTAAAACCGTTCTGAATACAGGTGCTGTCATTATTCTACGTTCTCCTTCAAATCAATAACTACATTTATTTTATCTAACTTAACTTCAGGAACGATTGTCATACTTACGTGTAACACATTATCTTTAATAGTAGCTTCTAGGTTTTTAACTCTTTTCTGCTCTAACGCATCTAGAATCATAGTTAATTGCTCATCCTCTTGTTCCTTCTCAACCTTCTTACCTACACCCATTCGTGAACCACCACGTCTTGCGATGTTGCGTTCATCTAGGATCGTGTAGCAACCGTGTTTATTGATACGGTGCTTCGTATAAATTTCAGACATTGCCATTCCTGACAAGTAATCTGCTACTAAACTATCTTTTTCTAAAGTTGTCATTGTCAACAAACGATTACCTGCTCGTGACTTGTACATTCCTTTACGAAGTGTAACCTTCTGTCTACGTAATGCGTTATACACTGTACCAACTGACACATCGTACTTACTCGTTAGGTCTGTAATACCTAACCCGTTTTGATAATCCTTTGCGATGTTCTCTTCTTGCTTACTCACAGTATGTACGCTTGGTTGGAAGAGACTATCCTCTTCTCTGAAGTCGTTCTTGATGTCTAGCTTTTCAACTTTACTCATGACTTTCGTTCCTCCTTAAAAACTGTAATAACTTCTGTAACCAAAGAATATCATATAGGTTGTCCCACTGTCAACAAAATAAACAAAAAAAAAAATAACAGAGTTTTTTAGACTCTGTATTACATAGGTTTAATCGCTACTATATCTTTCTCTTCATATAACTCGTCTTCCCTAGATAACTTATACACAAATACTTCAGGATCGGTCTTGGATACGTATACTGCTTCTACAATGGCCGCATCCTTTGTACCTGTAGTGCTTATGTAATCCACTCGGTCATCTACTCGGAACTTATTCTTATAACTGAATACTTTATCATCGAATTTGAATACAGAGAACAACGATAAATCATTAATCCCTACATTAAATGTAACCCAGTATCTCGCATTACTTGGGTCTTCAATAATATCGTACGACATCTGCGATACAGTGAATCGTTTATCGACTACTCGGATCAGTACGTCTAGATTCATTCTGCGTTCGAAGTTTTTAACTAGAAGCACCTCACCCCTTAGAAGTGCTTCGAGCTTGTCCTTTAATGATGTGTACGCTACGTATTCAATCTTATCGTATTGTGTAATATCAACTGTCTCACTCATTGGTTATTCCCTCCTTATACGTCCATAACTCCTGACGCAGCGATAGCGCGGCTTATTCTCTTATCCTCTTCTGTAAGGTCTAAGTTCTCGTAGAACTCTTTCTCAGCAATCTCTAAGTCCTCAAATAGCTGGTCGTGTTTGTCTTCAGGTACGTATGCCATGATAACCTGCATCATTGCAGTTTCTTTAGCTGCCTGACGTAATTTAATCTCACGTAGACCTGCAATAGACAGACCGCTTAATTGGTTGTTCGTAATCTTTGCTTTTAACTCTATAGCTTTCATCGCTAACGGTGTATCCACTACGTCAAATGCGTTTAACCCTTTCTTACCTTTACTAATTACTTCATCTAGGAACTCTAAATCGTTGTATACATTTCCTACTTTCGTCATATCTGTAACTGTAGCCATTGCTTTAGCTTCTTCCGATCCGTCCTCAGGATTCTTCCAAAACTCGTTTACTTGTTTATCAGAAATGTATGTAACGTTATCCTTTGCACGCTTGTCCAGTAATTGAAGTAATGGAGTTCCTGTCTCGATTGCTTCTTCACGTTTCTTCTTGTAGTTTGTTAATGAAGCTTTCGAAATGCTGAAGTCATTATCCTTACAGAACTCTATGATGTAGTCATATGTTAGTCCCTCATCTAGCATGTTGTCTACTTTTGTGCACAACTTTTTATTCTTATACAACTGCACCAACACACTGCTTGATCCTAATTTCTTTTTATCGTTTCCTGCCATTTTAAATCCCAACCCTTTCAAATATATTCACATCGTAAATAGGGAAATTGTCCCCTAAAACCTTCTGTATCAACGTCTACGTATAATATAGTAAATCATACAGTAAATTTTAAACTTTTTCGTAAATTGTTTAAAAGTTACACAAGTTAGTATGATTTTTTAACGTTTACGAATGGTGAATATCTTGTACGGATTCAGGCTGTTCAAGATTGGTACCGAAAAACCAGTTCAGAACCCAAAAATTAATGACACTACATAGTGTACTTTTTTCTAACTAAAATGGCTCATTAGGATCGTAAATATAAAGAAAAACTAGGGAAGTCCCTAGTTCTCTAGTAAAATATGTAGCGTATGTTCTTCGTTTTCTAACTCTAATTGATGTCCTACGAGTACCCCTGGATTCATTGTAAGAGTATATGTGTCGATACTCTCATAAGGGATATTGATGTAGCTCAATCCTGCACCGAATACATACGCATCCTTTGCAGTAATCCATGTGCTAATTAAATCCTCATCAGGACTGATTGAAGTTGTTAATCCTGATTTATGATGTGAACGTACAGATAGAACTGCTTTACCTGTAATGTTCTTATCCATGATTAAGTGAAGTAACATATGAATATCTTCCGTTGTGAACTCTTTGTTATATAGGTGTGAGAACGCACTCATCTTACCTGATTCACTAAATAGTAGCGATACTTGTTGTTCAAATGTATCGTCCTCATCCTCCATTACATGGTTAATTGTTACGATTAGGAACTTAACTCCTGCAATACTGAACGATTGATATGTAATTGAAGGTTCCTTCATAATTAGAACTAAGTCGATACTGTATAGATGCTTGACTACAGATATCGGTTCAGGTACTGTAGGGATCGTAGCGTTCTCATCTGTATAATCATACCCAGGAATATCTCCTGCTTCATAACGGACTAAAGTGTCTAACGTATTTTCTAATTCCCATAGACCTGCGTGCTCTACTCGTGTAGCAATTTTTAATTTAACTGTTTTCTCTTCAATATTAACCTCGTCTGCTAATACGTGGTTACGAGCTAAGTAACGTTGACTGAAGAAGTCATTTGTGTAGAATACACCGTATACTTGTTTTCGTTTATCCTTTAACATACCCTGTAACATTTCTAGTGAACCTTTTTTAACTGTTGTGTTTGGTAATCTCATCATTTATCCTCCTGAATGTTCTCTATTCTAACGCATTGAAACCGTTTTGTAACCTCTACTGCATCATTGTCTTTGAATGATTCTTCCATACTAATTACGTAGATACTGTCAGGGTCTATGTTGTGACTTTCGATAAAATTGAACAATGTTTCAATCCCGTAGTCTACTAATTGTTCTACTTTCTCATCCATTAACTTTTTCCTCCTTGTCGTGAATGGTAAGATTTTCGTTTAGTCTGACTAACCTGACTAGACGTTTTCTTTTTGAATCCAGTCTTCCTACTGTATGACTTAGCAGGTGGCTTCGGTGATGCTGCCTTCTCTTGGAATACGAATATAAGTATGTTACCACGTAATACCCTCTGTACACGGATACTAACCTTACCGTAGATATCTGATCCTACTTTCACGTAGAATACCTCATCTACACTGGTTAGAGTCTGCTGTGGCTTCCTCTTCACCTTTAAATGAATCATATCTACAGGTACTTTCAAGTAGTTAGAGAGTAAGTCTTTTGCGTATGTATGTTTAAGCTCGATATCACGCTCTGTAACACGTTCAAACATCTCGGTGAAGCCAACACGGTATATACCTTTTGTACTCTGTCTAGACCGCTTATAGGCATCTTTCCCGTTTTCGTGAACACCGTTAACACCATCTCCCCTAGCAGCGGCACCTCTAGCTATGGATCGGGTTACAGAGTTCGGTTTCCCTTTCTTCTTTCTAGTCATCAATTTCAACCTCGTATCTTAGCAATGCTTCATATAACTTGATAGGGATATGATGCTTGTACTTTTCAGCTACTTCTTTTATGTACTGTTCCTTCGCTTCTTTGTAGGCTAGAAAAGCTTCTTGAGGTATACCGAAGTATCCGATAGTCTTCTTATGCATCTGCGCCATGTACTTCCCTGTGCGTTTATCCTCTGTAACACCAATGGGTAAGTAACCTCTATTAGCGTTACCTTTAGTAAATAGCGTGTTGATAGTCCCTGGTACGTACACGCAGGTTGTAGGGGAGTATACCTTGTTTCGCTTTAATAAGATGTCTTTATCAAGGCACATCGTTTCACCTTCTATGCTGTAGTAGTTAAGTTCATACCACATGCGAAAGTTTTGGAAGTTGTGCCATACAGGATTGACCACGCAACCTTCGTACGTAGGCTTCTTTTCTTTGTATTTAGGATTGTAACAACGCTCCATCATACGATGCCAAGCATTATAAGCGTCCTCGTTAGCGTAAGCTTCTCCGCCAATGTAACCTACACCGTATACTGTCTTATCGTATACACTTCTAACTACCCCTTTATTAAACATCTGCCACGAGGTGTGTACAGTATCTCCTTTACTAAACTGCACTGTAATGTCCTTAGCTCCGTTATACTCGATGACTTTCATTTCAGAGCCATGTTTGTTTAACCTGACCGATCCTAACCGTTCTTCTTTTAGTGACTTTACCACTATAACCCTCCTTTAACTATATCTCTAATAATATAATAACAGGGTTGTGCTATAAACACAACCCTGTACTGTAACTATATTCAATTATATCATAATCATTTGCTTTTATTCAACTGCAAGACTCTCAAGAGCATTTATGGCTTGGAGTATCTTTTCTCTATTTGTATGTCTTACCTCTATCTCTTTGTCTAGTCTATTTAACTCAGCACGTAACGTGTGAAGTACAGTGGATCGGTTATCAATTACACTAGTGCTCTCTAATATTTTCTTATTTGAAGATTCCTCTTGTTGTCTGATATGTTTATTTGCTTCTTCTGTAAAATCTTTAAGTACTTTTCTGTACTCTTTATTATCTTTGAAACGATTATTTAAAGGTTCTAACATGTCGAACGCTATGATGCCTACTCGTGTACCTTGGAAATCTTCAGGATTAAACATAGGATTGTCTTTGTTTTCTTGAATGATGTTTTTTAATTGGGCTTCCCCTCTAAAAGAGATATACTTTGTAGCATCTGATTTTACAACAAATGTTCTTACTGCGGATTTAACTGAAGCACTATCTGAATAACCCTCTGTACTTCTTGTTAGTGTGTAATCCGCTAGTGTGAACCAATATTCATTCGCATACTTCACTAAGTTTAACTGTTTAACTGTCATTATAAACTCCTCCTCAGATTTAGTTGTCTCCTGTCTCTACTCCAACCTCCGATGTAAGGAGGAAAGGAGTATATCCGATAACTTTGTAGTTATAGTATACTCCTATCTTTATGATATCATACATACTTTTAGAAGTCTATTTCCACTTTTTTCTTACTTTTTTCTAAAATGATGGAAGGATAATTGTTTATCGGGGTGCATCTTACCTGCTATAAAGATGTTACATAGTAGTGTATTTGCTTGTGTCTCACCCAGTCTACCTATAATCATGTTAATCATATCTGACTTCTTCAAGTACTTCTTAGAAGCATTTGACTGCACATAGAGACCGTTCAAACCACCTGACCTACTATCTACTGTATCCACTTTCATTCCAAACTCTTCCAGTGTACTCACCTGACGTTTGAAGCTACCTAAGATGTTGTTAATCTCTTCCTTCCATAGCATTTGATATGCTACATTTACTTTCTTGTAAGGGGATCGCGTAGGACTTCTATACTCTCCTAGAATTGCTACCCCTTTAAACTCAGTATATGCTAGGATACCTACATGTTGATGACCGTTCTTTGTTAGAATATCCTCTACCTTCTCTACATGGTCATCATGACACATAACATATACCCAGTCACATACAAGACTGTAGTTCTTTAACTGACTATTTAACCTACGGGTTGAGTCCCTTTCAGTTTTAATCTCAATACCGATTATACCCTTCTCTCGTGAGAATATCAAGCAGTCTGCAATCGTAGAACCAATTACGATCCCTTTCTCGAATATGACTGTAGACGCATCTGTATTTGATACAAAGAGATGTTGTTTCTCTAGGATAAGGTCTTTTATATCTTGTTCATAGAATCGTTTCATTATATATCTCCTCTCTAACGAAAAGAGAATGCCTGTTACAGCATCCTCCCTTTATTACTTGTTTCTTTTTCTCACAAGCATATTTTTAAAGTGTGGAAACTTCTCTGTGAAAGTTGGGTTCCCCAGTAGCATCCAAATAAAGCTTAATACGAAAACACCGTACACCCATCCGTAAACAGGTGCTCCTGTTAATAAATTAAATGTGATTGTGCATCCTAAAAGAATAGTAGTGAAAATTTGAAGAATACCACCGAGTTTATCTGACATTATTTATTCTCCTCCTTAATAGTTCTTTCATGTTCTGTATAGAATACATATGGTTGCGTATATATGAAGCTATCAGGCTCAGGCTCATGGATAACTAAGTCAGGATAATTCTCATTCAACCACTCAACATCCGTATGACTTAATTCTTGTCGAACTAAAGTTAGACCTACAACACTGGAACGAGTATTTCCTGACCAACCTTCTTTCTTTAACTTCTTTAGGTTCTCCCACATCTCTTCACGACTGTTATGGAACACCTTAATGGTTTCTTTTACCTCCTGTTTATGTATAAACATTATAGCTCCTCCTCCTTCTCTTTCTTGAAGTACAGAATGTAAATGTTGAACGCACCTGCCCCAGTAACTAACGCAGTACTAAATGCTCCGTAGTAGACTCCCATGTACAGTAATGTGATAAGACACCCAATCATACCTACAGTCAATATCCCCATCCAAATAGCGTAACGTTTCACCATTCGTTCCATCTTCATAGGTGTAATCATAGTTGCAACATAGAACCCTGTGAACACTTGAACTGCTCCTATAACTGTGGAACCATATACGATTTGACCTGCACCTGACAGACCGATAATTATAACGCAAGCTGGTAGAAACCATTTAAGCATAAAATCTATTGTTCTATTCATACTATTTTTTCTCCTCCTCATAATAAGCAAACATTGTTACAAGACCGCCTATGATAACTACGGCATTCGCAAATGCACCTAAGTACTCTTTTGTATTAACGAGATACACGAAGCCAACTACCATCAACACGGTTTGGACTATCATAAGTGGTAAAGCCCACTTCGGAATAAATCCTGTTCTTTGCGCTAAGAACTGACAACCCAAGTATACGGCTGTAAGAATCTGTACACATCCTTGTGCGTACTCCCCGTCCCACACATAATGTAAACCTGTACCGAGCACCATCGCTAATAGGATCGGAACTACTCTCTTCTCAAAAAATCCATTTCCACCAAACATACTATTTTACCTCCCAAGCTAACTCTACGGCATTGTAGTAATTACCTTCTTTTAATGTTTCACCATCTCTAAGATGTTGCGCTAACGCTCTGAACTGTGCGTTACTGTCACCTGAAGGTAATTTCTCTCTATCTCCTGTAACGTGGAACTGTACGGATCGTCTTGTTCCTTTAGGAAGACTCTGTGCTAGGGTTGCAGGTTTAGCACGCTCGAACGTCAACTGATAGAATGCTTGTCCTGCTAGTTGGCGTACGATATCTAAGATGTGACCTTCATATGTACCGAGCCGCCTAACACTACGCCCCTCACAGTCTCCTTCAGTCGTTACTTCCCATACACCTTCAGGATCGAAAGGAATCGGTTTCTTTCTATCTTCTTTCTCTTGTTGTAGTTTACGTAGCTCTGCTTGCTTCTGTAGAATCTCCACTTCTAACTGCTGTTCTCTATTCATTATTCTCATCCTCCTATGAAACTATTATTTTCCTGTTAAATCGAAGAAGTCACTTGTTTGTTGATTACGGATCATCGCTTTTACAAGTGAGTCTACTGGAATATGAGTGACTGTATCCCACTCAACTGTAGATAACCCAATAAACACTCCTGTAGGTTGACCATGTTCTAACTTCTTTGTACCACCAACGGAAGTCCATCTGTCAGGTGTGCGTTCAAAGAATCCGTCTTCATTTACTCCTGTCAGTGTAGCCACTCGGCCGCTTAGTACAGGTGACACGAATAGTGGTGGATTCTCTTTCCATCCAGTCGTCTTCTTCACTGGGAACATCATGTTTGCAATCTGTCCCAATCTCGTGTCACTGCTAAACCTGTTCGCATTCTTAATGATTTGTGAAGCTCGTTTCTTTGGATTCTTCTCTGTTCCTGGTTGGACCGCATACACAACTGCGTATAGAGCCGTGTTCGGTTCCTTAATCAGTTCCACTATGTAGTAGGGACGTTTCTCTACGTAAAGAACTCCCCGTCTGTGATACGTTAAATCACTTGCTGAAATCTTAATTAACTCTCCACTTTCAAATGGATTCATACTGTAACCCCTCTCTAACTTGTACTCCTCCTCTATTATACAATATAAAGTATCATCTGTAACTATCTAAATTTATAAATCTACTCTAAATTTTTCTTGGCTACGTAGTGGGCATCGTGGATACTGTCAGGTGCCCAATCCCCTTCTTCCTCTAGCTTCTCATAAATGTCGATGAACTCGTATCCTTCCATTAACTTTAGTTCGATGTACCTAACAAGTTCACTGAAGTTATTTGTATAGTCCATGCTACTCACCTCTGTACGCTTTCACTGCTTCTGCAACGGCTTCTTTCCCTCTGTCTCCACTAACATACCATTCGACTGTGTACATCACATCATATAATCGACTTTTCATAGTCTCTACCCGTACTAAAGACTGTTCGATCGTATATTTCATGTTCAGTAACTCTTGGGCCGCATCTTTATGACCTAACTCAATCAGACTAGTTGCCATGTTGTCTAGCTCAATCAGGTTCTCCTCGTCAAACAATTCGTGTATTTGTTTATAACATAAGTAATTGAAACTTCCTCCACTCATTCTACTCGTCCTCCCACAATGTATTAATTTCTAGAATTTTGTTAGGTTCTATAACTATGAAAGTTGTGCCCCATTTATTTACGCAGTGTAGCTTCCCCTGCTTGTTAACTATTTTCTGACACTTAATAACCATTTCTCCGTGCCACGGGTGTTGGTAATCTATTACAATCATCTACAATCCTCCTCCCATCCAACTAAGCAGTCTAGTCCACCAATTCACTTTATCTTTCGACTTATCTTCCTTGATTGGTTCAAATTTATATCTTGTTCTATGAGTTCCAAAATTACAAGGTATCACCTCAACCACCTTAACCAATCTCCATTTGTCGTCCCAACCTAGTGCGATATTGTCTCCAACCTCTACACCATCACTGAATTGAGGGTAGCAGAGGTAAACTATATCTTTTTCACGATCCACCCAACCGTCATCAGGGTGAGCAGCTTTTACTCCTTGCTCACGTAGGTTCTCTACCCACTGCCGTGTCCTTTCTTCAAACTCATCGCCAATCTTATCCCAAGTAGCAACAAACTCTACGTTACTGCTTTCACAGAGACCGTCTTTACTTTTATAACGGTAGCTCACTACAGTCCCTCCTTTTTATTTACCGCTTGTCTGTAACTTAATGTCAGGAATAATTTCTTCAGGTCTGAATAACACTTTGTAATGGTACGCATCTTCGTACTTAGCGTCTGTTTGTTCGATGAAGTAACTCACGTTATCACTCAATCCTAGATAATGTTTCTTGTACTTACCTTCACCAGTCTTACAAGTTACAGTTATCTTCTTTCCGTCACCTGCATCTAAAGCACATAGTCCTTCAATAGTTAAAAGGTACTTGTCCGTTATACCGTTGAAGAATACCACTCTGCGTTGAACCTCGAATGAGTCTGCTGATTTAGATAAGTTTTCTGACACTACATCAGCTTCTGTACTACAACCTACTAAACCTGTTATTGCCATAATAGACATTAAACCTGCAATAATTTTCTTTTTCATCTTCCAATCCCCATTTCTTATAGAGTTATTTTTTCTTCACTAATTGTATCTCTAAGTTTAAGCCGTCTAACACTTTGATGAGCGTGTCAATTTGGTAGTTGGTACCTGTTAGTACCTTACTAATCTGTGGCTGGTGTAGACCGACCTCAGACGCTAATTTTCGTGTTGTAGTTTCTTGTTGGTGAATCTCGGACCGCAGTGTATCCGAGATATTTAGTTTTGTCTTGTGCATGATATTTCCTCCTAGTAACCTATTAATTCGTCCATCAATTCGTCAATTGTTTCCATCGTAACACCATCAGGAGCAGCTACGTGATATGACCTATCTAAACTACCATAACTTGTTTGTACTTCCATGTAAAGCTCTGTTGCCGATACGAAGATACGCATTGTGTAATCTCTTGCATGTGGATCGTCAGTGTCCAATCGCAAGCAAGGAACCCCGTGACACTCGATTTTATCTACAAATGACCAATCATCCAAGAATCTCGGGTTCATTGTAGATTCGTAGAAACCCTCACCTTTCAAGTAAGCATCAACATCTGCATCAATAATTATACCTTGTGTATTTAATTTTTGTTTCCAACCCATTTTAATTGTCCTCCCTCATAAAGTCTGTGTAAACTGGTTTACCTGATTGAACCCACTCTAGTGCGAAGTAGAGCTTATTCATTCTTGTGTAGAATTTGGAGCACACTACCACATCAGTGAAATACTTCTTGATTTCCTGTTTTGCTTCTCTACGACTCATCATTTTAATTGCGTGCATAACATTATGCTGATCCTCGTACTCCCATATCCTAGCTTCATTGTACATCTTGTCAATCTCTGCTCTTAACTCTCCCTCAGTAATTTGTCGATATAGATTCATAGCTTGTCCCTCCTTAGACGATTAAATCTTTCTCTTCGCAAAGCTCATTGTTAATTGAGCCTGTGACACTGTACACTTGTCCATTGAATAGAATGTACTTGTAACCTACGCCCTTAGCAACCTCTTGACATTGGTAGAAGTCGTGACCAATGAGGTTCCTAGCGTTAAATACCTCTTTCCACTTGATATCATTTCGTTTACTTGTAATACTAATGAATCGTGAGAACGTCCCTGCGTTGTAGTTGTAGCTATGAATCTCTACAACATCTGCTTTGTATAGCGGTAAATCTTTTTGTGCTTTTACTGCCGCTTCTGAATCATCCTTGTAGAATCCTGATTTTCCGCTTACTACTGTACCCCCTTTATAGTAGACGAATGAGAATAACCTTGTTGCTTCCATTGTTAATTCCTCCCGATATGTTATTAATTATCTTATGAATCTAATTTACCATTATGTTGTCTTTAAGTCAACAACTTTTATTAAACAATTTCTACTTTTAATGTTCCGTACTCTACTATTATACTAATTCCTCCGACACCTACTGTAGTCATATCCCCTTCATGTTCTACATAGAAGTCTTCTTTTGTAGGATCGCACTCAATGGTTACAATAGAATCATCAAAGAAACTGTAAGATACTCCACTAAATCTCATCACGCAAATTTCCTCCTATAGTTCGTATTCCGTAGTGAACAAGCACATTGCCCACTTTTGGTTTTCTGTCAATCTACCGTGTACATAATAGTAAGCTATCATTGATAGTTGTTGCTCTAGGTAGTCTCTGTTATACGTACCACGCTTTAGTACTTTCTCAACTTCCTTTACTACCTGCTCATCGGTCTTAGTAGAGAGGAGGTGTGTAGCTCGGTCTTTCCAAGCATACACTTCCTCCCTTAATGCTTCCCTTAAATCATACGTTTCCCTCATTGCCCACTCTACTGCGTCATCTGCTAAATCACCCATATTAGCCCTCATCTCCTACTCGGTAGTTAACAAGTTCTAGGATATACTCGACAGCTCCTTCGAAGTCATTGTGTCTGAAATGTTTAGAACTCTCCCAAAATTTATCAGAATATCCGAATGCGTACTCTTCATGATCCATACTATGGTACACTACGATATCGTCACTGCTACGGTGCTCACTGAATGCAATTGTCTTTACTCTATCTCCACCAAACGAATGTAGGCAAATTCTGTAACCTTGCTCTCTGCAATTTTCGAACATTTCTATATGCCCTTCTACGCTTTGCATTTCCTCGTGGTTCACCACTAACGCTAATACTTTCTCTGCAACTGCAATCTTGTCTCTAGTAATCATTTTAATTTCCTCCTCTTATTTAGGTTCTACTTTACTCCAAAACACTTGATATAACGTCATTGAATTATCTCCTACACATAACGCTTCGCTAGGAATCCCCCATTCATCTGCACACTCCAAAACTATACTGTCGTTGTTATAGCCTAGGAGGAGAGCTATAGTGTTTAGCTCCTCCTGACTAAGTGTTGCTTGGAACTGACCGTCTTCTAATTTTACAACCTTTGCCATGTTACTTCACTTCCTCTTTCACTTTGAATGCAATTATATATCCGTACGATCCACTAGTGACACGCATCTTCGTTGGTTCTAACCCAAGAGATTCTAGCGTTACCGTTATACCGTTTTTATTCTGAGGTGTTGGAGTATCAAAGTAAACATAATAGGTGGATATTCCTTGCTTATCTAGTAATCTGTACCCTTTGTACTGTCGTATCATAAACCTTCCATCTATTACGTCTCTCAGTTCACGCTTTACTGCTTCTAAGTTGAATGGAATTTTAGCTTCTTCTACAACATCCTTAAATGTAAGCTTCTTACCCTGTGCTTGGATTAACTCTTCTACTTCATTCTTTAATGACACAAGAGACGAGAAGTCTACCATACCTGTGCTAATACCATTCTCCTGTAAACGTTCTACTGCTTCACATGCTCCGTCTAGCTGCTCCCATACTACCTGTAACTGATCCGTGTTTAATGTTGTTGTTTTCATATTTAACATCTCCCTTTGATATGTTATTAATTATCTTATGAATCTAATTTACCATGTTGTTTTCTATAAGTCAACAACTTTATTTAATTAATGGGTAAATAAATTTTGTAAATATTTTATACTTTGACGGACACGGAGGTAAGGTACAGTAAACCTCTCTCATTTCCTCTACATTCATCTTTTCGAACTTAGCGAAAATCTCTTCCCCTATCTCATCGGACTTATCCTGTAACGCTTCTATCTGTTTCTCAATCTCAATTTGCTTCTCAATTAGTTCCTGCATAATAACCCCTCCTATTTTACCAATCAGTTTTAACCATAATACCGTCAGTCTTCTCAGGTAATCCTAGCATCCGTTTAACTTCTGCGAAGTATACCTTATACATCTCCTCTTTATCCGTGTACTCGTAGTAGTCGAAACCAAACCACGCTATCGCACCACGGTTAACACCGAACTCACAAGCGTAATCCTGCCAAAACTCACGCTTAGACATAAATCCCCTTCTTTCCATCTCCTGCATGATATCATTTAGCTCGTAATAAGAGATCGTTTTAAGTTCGATGACCATACTATCACTCCTGTTCTACGTGTAATTTTTCGTACTGGTTTATTTACTTCGTATGTAAGAATCTCGTTGTTGTACTCGTCCGCTGTACTAAGCAGCGTAAAGTCTGTTAGAAACTCCTTATAGTTCACATACTCGTAAGGGATCATGATGTTTGTATCGTAGTTCACCCAACGGTACCAAATAAGGTCTAGAATAAGGTTCTGCTTATGGAACTCTTCTCGTGGCTCTGAGATGATTAATTTACCTCCTGGCTTTAATAGACGCTTGAACTCTGCAAATAGGATCGGTAAATCTTTCTTTGGAATGTGGTGAATCACGTTACGGCAGTGAATAACATCGCACGTATTGTCTGCTAGGTCTAACACTTTGTAATCCTTGATATAGTAATCGTAACACGGTGTACCAATAAAGTCCGATGACTTGAATCCTTGCTTTGGTTGTCTTCCTGATCCGTAATCTAATTTCATTTAAAACATCTCCTTTTTTTTATTAGTCTGCTAAAATATATCCGTCATCATTGTAACCTATCATAACTAGGTTGTACACTTCTCGTAGCTTCGCCACAGACCTATCGAAGTTTCTATCTAAATTATCTTTGCGTTTATAAATATTAAGGTTAGAGTTACCTACGTAGTTGTTCAGTACATAACGGGCCGCATCTTTAAATTCGGTACCACTACTGATACTAAAGATTAGGAAACCTTCTCCTTTATCTTCGTGCCACACTTTTTCGATACCTACTTCCATTCGTCTCATCGTAGCACCAACTTTCTAGGTCGTACACTAATCACTGCGTACTCTCCTTCTAGCTCTCTTTTTAATTTGTCTGCTTCCCATTCTGCTACGCCTCTATCTTCGTACAAGTCATCCAATCTTAGCGTTAACATCGGGCAAGTTTTCATTGTATATGTTACTTCATATATCCATTGTCTCATATTAGAACTCATCCTCCTCATAAGTACCTTCGATAAACAAACATCCGAAATTTTTGCTATACCTGATATGTGTAACCGATAAACTGATTACATTCTCATCATTGTTCGTACAAGCTAGACATACCTGAATTGGAGTGTCATCAGGTGATTTATCCTCTTGCAACATTTTGATTAACTCTGCTTTTGATAAGCTCACGTTCTTCCCTCTCCTTTGCTAATCTATTTTCAATAATATTTCTTCTTCGCCAATACTCTTGTATCGTCCATTCGTCTGTTACGATTGTTGTGTACTCAAGAAGACCGTTGGGCATGAACTCCATTGTCTCACCTGATACGCTTTTTAATAGAACCGTACCATCTTCCTCTCTACCAAGGTATTCCGTTATACCCCATATCATATCCCATTTAAGTAGGTCTCCTACTTTAATTAAGTCAAAACTTTTAATCATTTTGTCTCCTCCTTTTTTTAGTTAACCTACGATCCGTTTATGGTCTACTTCAATATTTTCAATCTGTTTGATATGAGTTTGGATTTCTCTTATATCCCCTATAACACGACTCTTAGTTTCTTCACTAAGTGGAGCTATTAGTAGCGAAGATAAATGTTCGCTCTTATTTTTTAGTTTGATATAGTCATCTAATACATCTTTAAGTTTCATTTTGTTTCCTCCTCGATATGTTGTGTGTTATCTCTTGTACTTAATTTACCATATATGTTTTCCTAAAGTCAACAACAATTTAAAAAAAAAATAAAAAAAAGAAAGACTCTATTACAGAGCCTTTCCGTCACTAACTTCTTTTTCTAATTCATGTTTCATCTTACCTTTGTCGATCCGAACATATACTGCCCACAATGCCCAAGCAGATGCATAGGCACCGACATTACGAAGCAAGTAACCTGCTAAGAACATCGCTAAGACTGTCCAGGAGTTAACAGGAGTCTCTAACGCTTGGAAGCACCATAATACTCCTGCTACGACTAACATCTCAGATATGAACGCTACAATCACTACAGAGAGGTTGCGGCCCGTTAGAGGGGTCTGTCCCATCTCTTTCAATCTAGCAGACTCTCTATATAACTGTATGTTGTTCGTGATGAACGTTACAGCCACTATTGCGTACAGTGTAACTAATACAATATCATATGCATTCATTATGTATATCCTCCTTAAAGTAACTTTCCGTCTGTACCTAACCACAACGGAATCAGTTCAGGTATTTTAGAACCTTCAGTCAAAATAACAATTTGTTGTGACGGTGTTGTTGTCGGATAGTTACCTTGACGAGAATAAGAGTTTTCCCCGATTGGAGAACTTACTTGGATATGTAATCGTGTGTAGCTCTCTTGATTAATCCATAGAGAGTGTAAGTGACCTGAGAATAGGATGTCTACTTGCTCACCTTTCTTCATGTAAGCAGGAATCTTCTCACTACCTTTTGGTAGATGGTCTCCGTGTACGCCTACGATATGTTGACCAGCAACCTCTACATCGAATCGGTAAACGTCCTTACGGTTGTCTACGATCCCTACGTTTGGTAACTGACCTAGCTGCTCTTTAAGCATAATTAGTGTATCTAACACAGTGTACGCTACAGAGTTGTTAAAGATAGCAGTCTTCTTATCAGACTCGAAGCGGTCATGATTACCTGCTACCATAGAGAACGTTACAGGAACGAACTTAGATAGGTTAGATAGTACATCTACGAACATGCGTGTACCTTTTGCAATTTGGTCTGCAAACGTAAACTCTAAGTCGAATGATTGTGTAGCACGCATCGAGAAGTTCTCAACTAAATCTCCTAAGAACATTACGTACACATGCTTAATGTCTCTCTCCTGTACAATTTGACGTGTATACGCTACAATCTCCTGTACAGACATTTGAAGACGTTCGAAGTTGTGATTACCTGTGTGCATGTCGAAACTTACGAAACCGATATGCCAATCTGAGAACGCTAGGATCAAATGCTTGTCCCCTTTTTTAGGTTTGTACGGTTCTGAAGTTAAGTACTTCGCACGAGGTAAACCTTTCAGTTCCTCTACTAAATGCTTCTTTAAATCTTTCATTAGTAGAGCCATTAATGTTCCGTCTTTTTGTAATTTTCTGTATTCTCGTAGTTTAGCAGAGTTATCCTCTTTGTCCATTAAGTAGTTCGTTACATAGGAGAAGATGTTTTCCTCTTTCACTTCCGTCTCCTCATCGTAAGCGTGAGGGATATCATCAACTGTAATCTCACCTAAGTACGCTTTCTTATACAGACTTGATAACACTTCATCTTTTTCAATCTTTTCTGCTACTTCAATTAAATCCTGTTTCTTTACTTTATCATAACCAAGCTCCACAATAATCTTGTTGAAAACAGACGGGGCTACTTGTCCACGTTCTCGTTTTAAGTAACCCATGACTACTACATATGCGCCTGTTTCTTCTTTAATTGATGCTTGCTCATGTTTTGTTAATTTCTCTTTAGCCAAATTACTCACTCCATGTAATTATTAGGCTTTTCCGAAATAGTAAGTGTAATCTACTCCTTGCGGTGTATTAGGTGTTCGTACAGCATACACTAACTGTAAATACTGGTTGTCTGCTGTCGCATATACGGTTGTCTCAATACCGAATATTCTACTCTCATTGTAACCTGAGTCAACGATTGGTAGATTACTAAGTAAATTAGTAACTGCGCCAAACTCAGGATCGGAAACAAGACCACCTGTCTCCATCCATTTTTCAAACGCCTTTGCTTTAATCATGTAAAAAATCCCCTCCGAATTTTATTATATCACACTATTAAGTGATGATATCTACAACGAACCATTATTGATACTGGTTACGGTCGCATTAGCCATGAGTGTTGCAAACCCTAGTGATGAGAAGAATGTAGCTACGTTCTCCTTACCTCCACCACCGTTAATCACTTCTGCCACACGTCCTGCATGTACCCCCTTGGTACGTACAGAAAATATGTCATTCGATTTTGTGGTTCTCCCTACACATACGATAACAGGTACCGTTGTGTCCTCTTGGTGGAGGATATCGTTCGCTAACTCGTTTATGTACTCTTCTGCATATACCACTTTCAGAATGCACTCTTGTCCGTCAACTACAACTTGACGTGATTGAACCATTTGGCTCTTTCTCTCTATATAGTCCTCTAGCTTCTCTAGCTGCCCTTTAATCACAGGTGCATGAGCTTTTACTACCTCTTGCAAGGAAAGCCCGTGTAGGAGCTTAGGAAGACGCTTATAACTAGCGTGATACAATGCTAGTAACATACGTGTCGTGTTGTTACCTTCCCATGTCCACGTACGGTATGCGTTAACTGCTTCTACCATATACATTGCTTGGTCAGTAAGTTCCACGTACTTTGATAAATTTAAGGAACTCGACATATTTGTCAGTATGTTGTACAACACTTTAATTGGATCGGTGTTTTCGTCTACGAACGATATGATATGTTTACCTTCAATTGCTTCTCCGTATGTACTGATATGAACGAAATCCACGAACGGCACGTCTGCGTTAATATAGAAATTCGTGGGCAGCGTATACCCTCGGTATGCTAATCCTAACACAAGTATCATGTCCGTGTCTTTAAATTTTTCGTAATCCCGAAAATCCAGTGTGTTTGTGAATACAGTTTCGAGTACTATATCTTCCTTTAGAATCTCCTCTATAACTGCAACACTTGTTACACCCTCGAATGTCGGTGGCACGAATAATTTCAACCGTGTGGGTTCTGATCCGTCTTGCTTATTGAACATTCAATCCCTCCTTGTATCCTATTAAATTGTACAGTGTAACAACTTTAATATCATTCTAGCATTATGTTTAGTAATAGTCAACAAAAAACTAGCATAATTTAGTAGTTTTTATACAAAAAAAAAGAGAGCAACGTGTGCTCTCTTACTTACCTGCGATTAGTTCTTCTCCACCAACCATGAAGTCATTCACAGTTAACGAGTATTCTGTTTTCGTGAACTCAAGGAATGCAAGTAACGCTGAACGTCCTTCTTCTCCTGTTTTCACTGTGTGCGTGTGGTACGAGTTACCGTGGTAAACGTCCTTGAACTTCGCATCGTTGCGACCAGTTGCGTGTGTCACTTTTAACGGCTCCACTAACACGATTGGACTTTTTACTTTGTCTTCGAATGATTTACCGTCTGCTTTTTTCACTACAGGAACGATATTCATTTTCTTGTACGATCCGTCAGTTTCTGCTGTTCCAACACCTACGATTTTGAATAGGTATTTTCCAGTGTGAAGTGAAGTTGTTCCTTTAATAGTAGGAACGTAACCTTCAGGGCGAGTGAACGCTGCTAAGTAGTCACCTACTTTTAAAGTTACTGTTGCTTGTTTTAGTACATCTGCTAATTTAGCCATTATTTCTGTTCCCCTTTCTCTACTACTTGCTCTCCTACATGTGCTTTCACACGGGACGTTTTCGATATGTTATTGTTCTTCCATGCTACGTGCATCCCTGAACCGAGTAAGAACAACGCAGATACGATATCATACACATTCTTCTGATCCACAGATAAGTTCCAGTCATAACCGAACATCGCACCAATCGCATTTACTAATGCTAGTATGAACACGATTAGTCGAACAATCATCATAGGTTCAACGGCTGGTACCTCCACAGGTACGTAAACTTGTTTTTCCACATGTGTCTGTTCTTGTACTTCTACTTTATTCTCTACCATTCATACCATCCTTTCATTAAGTATCTCCTATTAATATAACAGTTTACTTTAGTTTTCTAACGATTCGAGTAACTTTGTTCTTAACAATTCACTCATGTCTTTAATGGTTTCTCGGATCGTAGCGGAACTGATTCGTTCCCTTGGGTGGTCATCTTTTATTGCTCTTTCAATCTGAGGGTCTGTAAGTTCTTGCAATAGATAGAACAGTACTTCTTTCTCCATTTGAGAGAGTTTAAAGCCCCCAATAGCGTATTCAAGTGTAACATAGTAGTCTAGCTCCTCATCGTTGCAAGGGTTCTGCTCGATGAGGTTAGACACGTCAAATGAGTTTCTTGTGACGAATACACGTTGCTTGTCTCGGAATACAGACTTGATGAATGAGTTCTTCACCCGAGAGTGTAATTTGATTTTGATATACCCAGGAAAATCGACATCCGAGCCTATATCGTACTCCTTGACAAGGCGTATAAATTGTTCATCAATATAGCTTCGTAGTTCATCTTGTGTAATAGGATCGGAAGATAAGTAACCCTTGTACTGGTTATAGATGCTCATGCGTAAGTTTCTGTATTGATGGAACAATTTATCTACGTCTCGTATAAATACCCCTGTAGTTTCTTCTGTGCTAACTATAAACCGATTACCGTTCCAAATTTGTTCTTGCTCTTTCTCTACGTCTCTAGGCAAAAGGATTCTCTCCCTCCACAATCACCTTAATGTTAATGTGCTTGCAAAGGATATCAGAGTAGTGGATCGTGTACGGTACTTTTACTTCTTCCCCTTCAAAGTAGCAAACTGCGGTTCCCATTGCCCAACGGTCGTATACTTTTTCAAATAATACAACTACAGTTTGTGTATTGTAAGAGTCTTTAATATCCAGTAATACACGTTTACCTTCTTCCATTGTCTTGATTAACATAGACTTGATGTCCTTGTACGGTGTCGGTGATACAGTATCGTTACTTTGTGTTCTCTCCCTGTAGCATTGTAATGTGTTTGCTACAACATCTCCATATGTGTCCTTATACAAGATGAACCCTCCTTATAATAATATGGTTAGAGGGAATTACCCCCCTAACCTTTTAGAATGTCTTCGGCTTCTTTTGCAAGTAGGTCTTCGATATTGTCTGAATTATCGGAAGATTGCGAAAATTCAGGAGATATCACTGGAACTACTTGGTCAATCCAACCTGAGATATCTAATGTTTCGTTCTTCAGTGCAGTGTATCCATCAGGGAACTCAATCTGAATCAACTTGTTTAGAATCTCTTGTCGTACTGGTTGTGCTTCAGGAGTTCGTAACCACTCGATGAAGCTTGCTCGGTTCTGTTTGTATACTGTTCCGAATTGGTCTGTGTACTCGTAACTTTGGTTACTTGGTTTACCGATGATTCCTGCTTCGTCTCCCATTGTAACTAAGTTGTATTCGTAGTCGATACCTGTATCTGCTAGTAACGATCCTGTAGCTTCTTGGAACGGACGAGATACTTTCGACTTCTGTGTTTTAACACCCATCGTATGACCTAATCGTTCTTTGTTAACACCTGAACCTTTGTTAATAGCTCCTCGGTTCTTAATCTCGATACGAAGTGTAGCAGCGTGCTCCCATGCTTTACCACCTGGAACCTTGTATGTTTTGAACATTGGATTTCCACCGATGTCGTCACGTACTTGGTTGATACCGATGAATAATGATTTACTTTGTGATACCATCGGTGTAACCTTTGTTACGAACTGTGTGATAGCTTTAGCTCGTGCCCCAACGTTTTGCTCACCGAAGTCTTTCTCTAGCTCTACTTGTGAAGGTGTAGAACCTACAGAGTCCCATACGTACACTACAGGTACATGAGGGAATTTACTTTTGAATAGCTCTAACGTCTCTTCTACCGTTTGACCAACCTCTTCAACTGTTAGTGCAGTACCTTTATCAGGATCGGGTTGTTTTACAAGTACCTTACTTGTGTCGATTCCTAGAGCCGTTAGACGTTCGTTGTCCGATGTACCCTCTACGTCAATCAGTACGCAAATGCAACCCAAAGCAGTCGCTACACGCATTACGTGGTGAGTGAATGTCGATTTACCACCCGATGGTACCCCTGCAACCTCAATCATTCGTCCGAATGGTAGGCCGCCACCGAAGATTTTATCAATCTTTGGTAAGAATAGAGGAAGTCTGTCGAATACCTTCGCATAATCTGAATCTCGTAACAATACTAGACCGCCACTTAAATTCAGAGCCGATAAATCTAAATCTACACCCGTAGTTGCTTGTTTACCTTTTGCTTTTGCTTTTGCCATATGTACATTTCCTCCTAATATGTATATGTAATTGTCTAACCGTTATGTATTGAAGACTGTAACTACTTAGCGTGTGTTCCTAATACACCACGTTTTTCTCGTCCCATTGTACGTTTACGTAACCATAGTAACGCTTCTTCAATCTTTGTGATTGCCATTGCATTCTCTTTGCAAGCAAACTCACTATCTTGGAAAGCTTGTAAACGAACTAGGATCATAACTAGTAAGTCTTCATTCATTACTCCGTTAACTCCTGCAACGTTTAATGCACCTTCTTGGAAGTGAATAACTGATAGTGTTTTGTCATCCTCGGCAGATGTTACAGTGAACAAGTGTGGTGCCTTAAAGCTTGATTCCTTTTCACGATATACCTTTGTAACACGCTCTGTTAATAAGTCATGTTCTACTTTTACCATTTCTTTCGTCATTTTAACTTCTTCCATTTGTTGTTGCCCCCTAGTCAATAATGGTTATATAACCTAAGTCAACCTAGCCACGGAATGGCTAGGTAACTTGGACTCTATTAAGCTTTTATTAGTTTAAGTGAGTTTTTAACAGGTCATCAATGTTCGGAAGACCGTTTGTAGCATGTGATGGAGCAGGGACTGCTGGTTCACCAGTTGGTGCAGGTGTAGCAGGTGCCGTATACGTTGGTGCAGGTGTTGTTGGAGCCGTTGGCGTTACTGGTTGAGTAGCTTGTGCTCCTAGACCGTTGTTCTGAGATAAGTCAGTTTCTACACCGATACTAAACGGATCAGGTTCTACTGCTCCTGCGCCTTGATCCATTCCAGTAGGCATCACAATGTTTGGTTGTGTCTCTACAGGTTGTTGTGGATAGCTAGGCATTGGTGCCGTTGGCTGTGGTGCAGTATACGTTGGCATTGGTGCAGGTTGCCCTTGTGGTTGGTACGTTGGCATCGGTGCCGTTGGTTGCGCTCCTACAGTCATTGGTGCTACAGGTTGTCCAGTAGTTAAAGGCGCTACAGGTTGTCCCATTTGTGGTTGTGGAGCTACTGGTTGTCCAGTTTGTCCAGGGAACGTTCCGAATGGATTAGATGCAGGTTGTGGTGCCGCAGGTTGTGTTCCTGCATTTTGGTTTGGCTTACGACCTTCTTTCATGTCGATGAAAGCTTGTACCCACTTGTCACCATTCACTAGGCGCTCTGTAGGTGTTGCTTGCTCTTGTAAGTTTTCAAGAGTGTGCTCCCAACCTTGACCTAATGGAGGTAATGTGATGTTACTGTATACATCCACTTTGTACTCTTTTGAGTTACTGTTCTTTTCAGGTTTCGTGATTTGAACTGGGTTCGGACGGTTAATGTCCATGAACGATAAATCCGATCCTGAAGTATTTAACAATGGATTCTTTAACTTCTCGATGTAGCTAGAGAATGCTGATTGTGGCATCTCGAACACTCGTGTCGCTAATTGACCGTTTGTATCTCGTTCTTGTACCCACTGTTTAGACATTGGGTCTTGTACGATTTTTACTACGTTTACTAAGTATGTACGTCTTGGTGATGCTTGTCCACCAAAATTATTAGGTATCATACCTAAACCTGACCACTCTGTAATCTTCTGTTCTAGTAAAGAACCTGGGTTTGGATCAGCGTCTAACACGAAGTTAGAGTTAACGTCTTTACCACTAGAGCTTTTAGCAGATAAGAAGATTTTACGAATTGGTGCGAAGAACTGTCCGAACAAGTCAGCAGTCGGTAACACTTGGATGATTACTTCACGTTGGTCTTTCTCGAAGAACAAACGCTTCTGCTTCGTCTTCGGGTACTCAACTTTATCATTCCCGTTACTTTGTTCTAAAACCTTTTGTTCGTTGTTAATGATATCAGCGAATGACATACTATTAATTCCTCCTAGTTTTCTCTTAATATTTAACTCTATAAACAGTCTAACATATATTATATCATATGTCTACACTTTTATGAGAGTTAGAGACGTTTTTTTTTTATTTTATGCTTCCCAATCTGCAATAGCTTTTGCAATCTTCAACGGTTCAGCAGTCCACTTCGGAAGTACGACTCCGTTAGCATTTGCAAAGTCTGCCATCATGTTAACTAAGAAACGATCCTTTGAGAACTCAGGTGGTGTATCTACGATTACTTCTTCAAGTAAGAATACGTCCCCCGTCTCTAGGTTAATCTGTACGTCTTTGTATTGACCCTCTGCAACTTTCAAGCCTAGTTTAGCAGCTACTGCATCGTCAATCGGATTAATCTCTACAGGTGCTTGTTCTTCGTCTGTACTACCGAAGAATGCTTTTTTAATTCCATCTAACATTATTGCTTACCTCCCCAGTATTGTTGTTGTCCAGGAAACGGTGTTTGCTCGATACGAGAACCTGCTCCTGCTCCATATGTTTTGTCTTCTGCAATTTGCTTACCGTAAGACTGTAACATATCTTTACGTTGTTCAAACGCTTTTACGATCCGTGCAAGTCTTCCTGCAATGTAATCGTAATACAGGCATTGCTCTTTTGCATCGACAAATTCTTGTTGTTGCTTTATGTATGCGTCTACGCTGTCCTTTGTTGGCTTGTCCCCACTCTTCTTAATTTCTTCTCGTGCTTGTGGGTCTAACCTTGCAATGACAAGCTCTAGTTGCAACTCTGTCTTCTCTTGGAAGAATTTGATTTTCTCAAGAACAGATGACCAATAGATGTACTTGGAAGGTTGGTGCAACATTTCTTGAAGAAGGTTACTTTCGTTCACCTTTAACTCTTCACGCATGTCGTAAACCCGATACTCTCCGTTTTCATCAATGATGCGAAGGTCTTGGAAATCTAGGATGTCTACTTTAACATCTAGCACATACTCTCACCTCTATCCGTTAAACTAAAGAGAAGAAACGGATTGTCTCTTCTCTTAGTATATTACACTATCATATTCTGTGTGTCAACAAAAAGTTACAGAAATTATACAGCCGCTTGGTAGATTGGTTTCTTAGCTTCAATCATAGCTTTTAACTCTTCTGCTTTCTCTTTTGTGATAACACCTGACTCCTTGTAATGCTTCACACTCTTTAAGTCCATATGGTACTTACAGTAGTGCTCTATCTTTTGGAACGTGTTGATTTCTTCCATATCGTAGTTAACCATGTCGTTATACGTAGTTCCGATTTCGACATCGGCAGTGATAGGGAATCGGATTGTTTCACCTTTCCATTCGATATGTAACCAAGGGATCGGTAAGTTTTCCATCACAGATTTACCGATGTGAGCCATCATATGAACTTCTTCAGGTGGGCAGTCGATTACAATACTATCGTGTACCGTTAAAACGATACGAGAACGTAAACCTTGTGCTTCGATAATGTTGTTGATGTAGATTAATGAGTTATTCGTTAAGAATGCACCTGAACCCTGTACTTGCGTATTTACAGATTGACGAAGCGCACCATTACGTTTTTGCTTGTCCTGTGAGTACACATCTCGTAAGTTACGAGTGAATCCTTGCATACAAGAGATATAACCAGTCTGTCTAGCTTTCTCTCTCGTCTCATCAATGTACGTCTTAATCTTCGGTTTATTCTTGAAGTAGTCATCGAATAGTTTCTCTGCTTCATCAATTGTCATGTTGTACTTCGGTGCGAACGAGAATGGTGCTTCTCCGTACGCAAGTCCGAACGTTACTCGTTTAGCGGCCGTACGCTCATCACCTGTAACTTCTTCCTGTGGTTTACGGAACACAAGTGAAGCAGTGTGCGTATGTACGTCTTTACCCGTTAAGAATGCATCAATCATCTCTTCATCGTATGCAATTAAAGCCATGATTCTTGATTCTAGTGAGGAGTAATCGAGTTGCAGTAATGCTCCATCTTTGAATCTACTAATGAACATTCGTTTAATAGGATGTTGGTAGTCGAACCGAGTTACATCTTCCGTCTTACGAGGGAAGTTCTGACAGTTCGGGTCTTTTGATGATAGACGAGATGTCTCTGTACCTTCGGGGTTGAATGTACCGTGAAGGATATTGTTCATGTCTACCATACCCAAGAACTTATATGTGAAACTTTGCTTACGTGTTTTAACAAGTGAGTGGTGGATCATAATTTCCGCTAGTTCTTTGTACTCAGGATACTCTTTCGCTATGTACTCCAAGTTCGCAGTATTTGTCTTGTAGTGGAACCAATCAATCTCTTCCTCTTTTAATCCCTTCTCGAATACAGAGTCTACTAAACGTTCTTTGTCGAACGGTAGTCGAATGCCTGTAATCTTATACAGTACCTCTTTCTTGTCGTCAGGAGAGTTCGGATTAAATTCTAGCTTGTCCTTATACTTGTCACGTAACGCTTCTATCTTCTTGTCTCTTTCCGCTACAGGTTTCATATACTCTCGTAGTCCCATTTGGTATAGCTGGTGGTGTTCGTCTTCCATTTGCTTTACTTCAGGGAATGTACGAATGATTGCCGTTAAACGATCCTCCTCTTTTTGGTAAGCTTCTGCTAGTGCTTTTACGTAAGGGATATCTAACTTGATACCTGTTGCTTCAATTTTCGCAAGAGTTGCAGATAGTTGTGGGTAATGATTCGTATAAAGCTCTCTAATGTGCTCCAAGCCTTTCTGCTTACATCTTTGGTCTAGTTGGTTATAGATACGTAAACACACGTCTACGTCACCACTAGCGTACGGAGAAAGCATCTCAAATAATGGAATCCACTCATAGCAGAAGTCCGATCCATCTACAGGATTGACGGGTGTTCCTGCGGTCCCGAAATCAGGCATTGGTGGTTTCACGTACTTACGTTGTGCAATCTCTTGTAACTCTGTTATTCTATTAAGAATTTCAGTCGTAGGAGACTCCTTACGTAGTAAACGTAGCTCTGCTTTTGCATCCTTTACTTGTTGTTGTACGGCTGCTCTGTCTTTCGCACATTGTTCTTTAAACTCTTCTTTCAGTTTTGCGATACGTGCTTTCTCGTTCTTCTTGTACTCCTCTTTGTACTTCTTCTTGAAATCTTCTAACGCTCTATCATATCCACCCATATCGGTGAACTCGAAAGTTAAATCAGATAACTTCAACGTACCTTTTACGTCTTGGTTTACAAGTAAGTAGTACATAGTCTTCGTATCACGGTGATTGTTGAACTCTGTGAATCCTTTTGATAAACGTAGGAACCTGATATCGAACTTCACGTAGTCCTGATATTTCTATCAGGCGTGGACTATACCTTCACGAACCCGTACCATTAGGTTTATTTGCAGTTACCTAAATGGATTCATGCCCCTCATTGAAATGATGTATATTTTCGTGGCATGTTTTACATACCCAAATTACTTCTAACGGCTTATCGTAGTCTTCATGGTGTCCTTCAATTTGACCTTCGGACATACAGATAGAACAAGTAGTAGGTTTCTCTAACTTACCATCTCGTATAGCCTTGTTTAAAGCGTTTCTCGCTCTCTCTTTCTTTTTACCTTCTTCACTATCTTTGTACTTTTTCGTTGCTTTTCTACGAGCTTCCATGCCTTTATCTGAACTACTATATTTCTTATATTGCTCTTTAATTTTATCTTTATTTCTTCTGTAGTAGTCCCGTTGGTATTCTCTAGCCTTTTCAACATCAGCTTCTCTTCTTCTTTTACCTCTTGCTATAACTTCAGCTTTGTTGTTTTGATAGTACTTTTCCTTATATGCTCTTGCATATTCTGTTGTACACGTCTTACATCTGTTACTTCTCGACACGGTACCATCTTTCTTCTTTTGGTATGTAGAAGGAAACTCATCTAACGGTTTACTTTTTTCACAGTACTTACAATATTTCACTCTATCATTCCTTATATCTTCGTTCATCATTTCTCCACTTGCCCTGCAAAGGCTCGTTTCAGTCTCTACACCCCATCTACTGTCACCAGTAATGTAGGCACGGTATTGGCATATCTCATGACTTAGCGTCCACCGTTATGAGAGGGGTTTTATAACACCCAGTAGGTTAAATGTTATGTCCGACTTTAACAATGTTCGGATCGGCAACAAATTCTTTTATGTAGTTATAAATCTCAGCTAAGTGTCCTGGTAGCCATGTCCAGTCTTTATGCTCTAGTGGAATGGTTACACCTGTTCCCTCTTTCCAACAAAGAGAGATTACTAGTGGTTTAGAACCTAACTTATCGGCTTCTAACGTATTCGTCTCTAAATCCCATGCTACGATAGGAGCTTCTTTTACTATCTTGGTGAATATTTCTCGTACACGTTCAATTGTTGTAACATCTTCGTACTTTACATCTTTTGCAATGAACGCTTCGTCCCCTTGTTGTACATACTTCTTCAGTGTACCGAAGTCTGCTTCTACTAAGTTCTGAATCTTTGGATTTACAAGCATATATTCCATACTGTAAATCGGCATTACCCAACATGTATGTGTGTACGTTTCTTTAATCCAACCTGAGTTATCGACACCTTCTACGACCGCACTCTCATCGAACACGTCAAATGTAGCAGAGATTTTAACTTGTTGTGGGACTCCACGTAACTTAGAAATCTCCGCTATATTAAGTAAAGCCTTACATCCAAGTTTACCCGAAGGGATAATGATGTCAGGCTTGTCCTGTACGATACGTTGATAAAGTTTCTCGTATTCGGGCTTCGATTCCTTAGCAGTTGGTGGCTTGTACTTAATGGCTCTGTCTCGTTTATCACGAGAAATAACATCAGGTACTTTGAAGAATGCGTAATCTATATAATAGTCACTCTTCTTCAGTTCTAACCCTTCATTAATCAGTTTCTTTAAGAGTCTTCCTCCGTTGGTTTGGAAGAATATATTCTTAAACGATCCATCATCCTGTCTTTGCATGTGACTCTCTCTTACAAATTCTTGTAGAAATAATGCTTTCAAATTATGTCCTCCTTACTTAGTGTTGTTCATCTAGGAATCGGAAGAACAGATGGATTAGTAACCCAAAACCTACAACAAAGAAAAACACTGCTGACGGGGTGTTACCTTTAATCCAATCATCTGCACATCCTGCGAAAAGTAAAGCGCAAAGTACAAGTTGCAAAAATTTAGGCATATCTTTCCCTCCTTCTTCATATAATCTACTGTAATCTTACTATATCATACTCTATAAGTCAACAAGATAATAGATACAAAAAAGAGGGATTGCTCCCTCTACACTTTAAACAAGTTATGTAATATCTCTTCTGCAACATCTACTACGATGGAGTTACCTGCTTGACGGTACAATTGCGTGTTGCTCACTCCTGCAAGTTTTGCGGTCTCGTAGTCGGACTGGTCGAACCCCATTAGCAACCAGTACTCTAACGGTGTCAACTTACGAAGCTTCCCGTTTATCAGGATTTGCTTTGGCTGCTTGTGGTCTGTAGCAGTTAGTGTACTAATTGGACGTTTGATATCGTAAACCCATGAACGCCAGTTAGTACCTTTACCTGTACCTACTGTCGTACCTAGTACAGTGTATGCACTTCCCATCGGGAACTTCGGGGTCTTTGTACTTGCGATATACCGTCTCATATATTCATCCGATAAATAGAACTTACTTTCGATTGTACTCTCATCCTGTAGTACGTCTTCTAGAACATACTGTAATTTCTCCTCTAGTGGGAACTGGAATGTACCTTTGTCTACATCTTTTCGGATACTGATTACAAACACCCTTTCCCTGTTCTGAGGTACATTGTAATCGAGTGCGTTCAGTATCTTGTAGTACGTGTTGTATCCTAGACCTTCTAGTTGGACTAACCACTTGTTGAAACCTTCTGCAAATTTAGGCTTTACTAAGTTATCCACGTTCTCTGCAATCATGTATTTTGGTTTATATGCTTCTGCAATCTTCATAGCATCCCATAGAGTACTAGAACGAGTGTTGCTACCTTCATCGAACCCTTCTTGGTCTCCTGCTATGCTTATATCGGTACAAGGGAAACCGTACGTCATCATATCAAAATCAGGTAGTTTATTTATATCTACTTTTGTGATATCTCCTAGATTCAGTTCAGGTCTTTCATTATGTATCGCACAATATGATTTGATAGCGTGAGTATCTATCTCAGAGAACGCTACTAATTCATACGGTATATTTTGGTTTCGGAACGCTTTCTCGAATGCTCCGATCCCACTGAACAAACTTAATAATTTTATCTTCTCCATACATTATCTCCTTCCAGGTAAAAAGACACCATTACGGTGTCTTCGTCTTATTCTTCAGAAATCTTCGCTACGTGGTTGCATAGCTCCTCAGGGATGCGTGAACGGTCTACAGACCCTTTTATACCTTGTGTACCTGTTGCGCTTCCACGAGGGGCTGAAACGTGGCACGGAGCACCGTTCTTGCAAGCAGGTTTGAACTTCGGATCAGGATGGTTTGTCCATAAGTCAGTTGGCTTCATACGTGTATCTCCGTATTGGCAATATGTAACTGTATAACGTTTACCACCATTTGGTAATGCATCATCCTGCATGAAGTTCATTTTTCTCATTCCACCACGAGGGTTCTCAATGAAGTAATACTTCGGTTGAAGTTCTCGAATTAAATCTACTACGTGTTGGTTTGTAGTGTCACAGAATTGGGCATACTCACTAATAGGACGTAAGTTACCATCGTCATCCTTTCTACGGTGATGCGAGATACCTGCCACAGAGTAGCTTGTACAATCAGGACTAGCCCAAATGATGTCAGGTTTACCAAAGCGTTCGATGATTTCTTGTGCAGTGATTTTCGAGATATCTGCATACCAATGGATTCCAGGATGCTTTTGATCCCACTCGATACTATATACCTCGTGTCCTTGTGCTTCGAATGCTTTACCAATGCTACGAGTCCCTGCAAAAAGTTCTAGTACCTTTAGTTTCTTTTTTGTCATATTAGTTTGTCTCCTTCATATAATCTTTAAAGAGTCTTGCAAATATCGGAACCATAATATCAACCACGATAGAGTTTCCTGCTTGCTTTAGTAGTTGGGTCTTGACAGTACCCACTGCTTTTGCCTTGTAGAAGTCCTCATCACTTACACCCATGATGCGCCACGCTTCTAACGGAGTAAGGTTTCGTATATGTGTCCCTAGATGATACAGACCTGTCTTACCTCCTTGGCCGCCACCATTAGCAGTCAGTGTCGAAGCTGTAATAGGTTCGTAGACTCTTGTAGCCTGTTTCGGTTGATTCCCTATGTAACCGATAAATGACGCTCTACTATTCTCAGGTTGCTTTTTATAGTAATCTGAGTTCGGGTTGTAGTATGTAACTGTATCCACCGTGGCACTTCTTACAGTCGTATCCTTGAAGCTTTCTAATGCTTCTGCATCGTCTAAGTCTTCTAGTACATCTATAAGGTTGTATGTACGTTCTTCAGGGTCTGTAGGGAACGGGAACGCTTGTCCATCTAATCGAGAGATTGCGATAACACGTTTACGTCTCTGAGGAACGTAGGATACTGCATCAATGACTTTCCACGATGTTGCGTATCCTTGGGACTCCAAATACTTCAACCAAAGTATGTAGTCATCCATGAATTTGATAACAAGGTTGTCCACATTTTCCATCATCAGGAATCTAGGTTTCTTCGCTTCTATTACTCTCTTAACATCCCAAAGCGTACTAGAGCTAGTACCTGAACCTTCTAATAGACCTTTCATCGCACCTGATACAGATATATCTGTACAAGGGAATGAGTACGTTAGAAAGTCATGGTCGGGTACAAGCTCACCTTCTACCTTGGTAATGTCTCCAAGGTTATATGTAGTTCCGTGAATTGCTTCGTACGAGTTTATTGCGTGCTCGTCAATCTCTGCAATCGCTACAGTCTTGAAATTGATGTTTGCTCTCTTTAGTGCCATTGATTGACTACCGTATCCTGCAAATAGTTCTACTACTCTAAGCTCGTCCATGCTTACCTCCTTAACTTACTATGTATATGTTGTATCTCTACCTAATATTACTGTAACTTAGTCTATAAGTCAACAATAAATTACAAAGAAAAAAGGGGATCGTTATTCCCCTTCCTTTTTTGGTACTGGCAACTCGATATCTGTAATCCGCTTTAACGGTTTGTACTTCGGTATACGTTTCGCTGGTCTAGTAAAATACTTTTTATTTAGACCATCATATGCCCTCTTCTCGGGTACTTCTTCGATATCCCATTTACATACTTTACCAAACTTTACGTTTTCTCCACTCTCTAGTGCAGAGATTATAACATCCTCTAGATGCTTAATTACATCTTCGACCCCTCCGATATCGTAGTTACCGATATGTGCGGTCCGTCTTGCTAATTCTTTTCTGTTCACTGGCATACTAATTTCCCTCCGTTACGAAAGGATTCTCCATACGTCTAAAACGCTTATTATCTTTTAGAACTAAATCCTCTACCATGTTTCTATCTTTCTTCGAATCACAAACCACCCAAATGTTCATCTTCCAGGTAGATAGTGGTTCCTGTAGATAGCAGAAGCATTTGTACTTATATTCTGACTTGAGATGATACATACCGTTGTAGAACGTGTAAAACTCTTTATGCCGATCCTGTATCTCATCCTCTCGTAGAGGAGGGAACGAAAGCCTAACTTTGTCTACATGATATCGTAAGGGATACAGTGAGAATAAGTAGTCGTAAATGTTGATATCGGGAAGTACAATCGGTACATCAATTACGACACTCGTTGCCATAGATGCTAATTGTACATTCATTACATCATCAATCTTATGCTCCTTCTTGCACATGTAAATGACTTCTGACTGGGGTACACTGGATAACTGATTAATAATCGGGATCGGAACTCTACCGTCACTGTAATACTTAATGTAGCCACCATGATTAATAACTTTCTCATATAGTGTATCATTCGAGTATCGCTCTTTAAATAAGAGATACTTTTTATCATTTCGCACGTTGAATCGAGTAGATTCTTCTTTTAGCTTGTCCATCTCTCGTTCAATTTCGTTTTCGTTTAATCGTGTAACTTTAATGAAACTACCTTCCTCTTGCACTGTAGTTAAGTTAATATTGTACGCTCTATCTGTATTAAATATATTTAATGATTTCTTTCTAGCCATTGGATTTCACCTTTCTCTGTCCCATTTTTATCTCTCCAATTCTGAATTTTCAGACTTCACAAGCAATGGTATACCGTTACCTTCATTATACCATAAACAGAAAAAAGAACAGGTTGCGGAAACCTGCTCTACTTAGTGATATATTTTACTTTCTTATTTTCAAACATTAGTGGTAGTGTTACAATCTCACCAGTCGATTTATTGATGTATCCTACTGCATCCATACAGTAAACTACTATCTTTTTACTTTTATCGTACTGAATACGTTGTAAGGTCTCTACTACTTTAATAGGATTAATACCCTTTAATACAATAGACTCTACCTTCTCACCTTGCCTATATAGTATGTCCCACACGTACATTGTGTTCATGAGTGGATACCGAACTTCATTGCGTCTTCGTTGATAGCCATTAGCATCTCATTGATTTTTTTATAATCAGGTTTCTCAGGCAGATTAGAGTTAGCGTGAGCAACTTCCAATTTTCCTTCGTAATATGCGATGATATCTAGTGCTTGCTCTCTAGTATACTCACCGTTTCGGAACCCTAGAAGTGTTTCACGCTCAGGACGGTATGTACTGTAGTCACCTGTGTCTAGGATTTCGATTGCAGAGATTAATAGTCTAGCACCCTGCATGAAGTTCTTTGTATCGTAACCGAACTTCTCTACCAACTCCTGACGACCTGCTCCGTTCTTAATTTTGTTCGTCAGGGATCGTGTGTAACCCCCAAACTTCGTGATGATTTGTTTCGATAAGAATAGGTGTCGGTTATCGACTAAGACTTGTCCTAATTCAGTCAAGATGATGAAGTCTTCTTTTCTAGCAAACAGTACCTCAATGTTGTTCGGAACACCAAGCATAGCATCCTTTACGAACTTACTGATATGTAGGATATTGATATCTACATCGTCCTTCGTATTCTTGAATGTCTTCCCACCTGTGTTGTTGTATTCATTGAATGTTTCTAATCCGTAGAAGTATTCTTTCGGTGGGATACAAACTCCTTTGAAATCCCAATCTGAGTTCTCTGTGTCAGTTCCGTATAAACGGCTACCGTATGGTACTAAGATGATTGTTCTCTCTTCCATCCAACTCATTCCTGTTACACTTAAATCTACTGTTTTCATATTATTCTTCCTCCTTTAGTTTCTCTTCTGTGATTTCTTTTATCATAAAAGCTAAATCATAAATATTTAAATTCGTTCGACCGTATTCAAAATCGTTTAGTAGGTTTCTAATTTTCTCTACCATTTTACTCTTCCTCTCCGCAAACTCTTAAAATAGCTTTCGCTAGTTCAATAGCATCTTCTTTACTAAAGAATAGGTTTCTGTCAGACGGTAACAAGTTGATGTCACCATCATCGTCTATCTCTTGTACGATTGTAAGCTTCTCTCCGTACTGATCCTCGAATACAACTACATTATCTAATTCGTCTTCCTCATCGTATACGTTGTACTCTTCCAAGTCATCTTCGATTATAGAACCGTGGAAAAAGTTTTGTGAGTCACAATTCGGACATAGCATAAATGTATCGAACGGACTCGCTAATTCTTTATGGCCGCAGTCTTCACATTCCCAAGGCATTTTCATATTACTCTCCTCCTAAAGTAAACGCATCTAGTTCTTTCTTACCAATAAACTTGCGATACTCTGCTCTTGCTTTACCAATGAATGAATCTAATTCTTGTATTGTTACTGCTTGGTTGAACAAAGCCGATTCACTAATTTCCACTTTGTTTACTATACCTGTTTCAATGTGTATGGATACCTCCATACTAAAACTTTCTGTGAATACTTCAAAGTTACCGTAACGCTCTTTCGTTAACACTTTCATTTGTAACAACTCCTTTTCTTAACTTCTGTAATTACTATAACATGTGGGTTGTCTAATAGTCAACAATAAAATAAAAAAAAGAAGAGGAATTTTCCTCTCCTAATTTTAGAACTGTAGTTTGTCTAAGTCTGCTACGTTCATCTCTGTATTCTCTGCTGTTGATTGCTCATATTGCGTTACAGTTTTCTCGAAGAAGTCTTGCTTCTGTCCTGCATCTAAACGGCTATCATCGAACGCTTTCATCCAAGGGATCGGGTTCTCGTTAGCAGCGAACTTCTCATCAGGGAACGGTAACGGTAGACCTAGAGACTGAGCACGGACATTGCCTAACCAAGTAATATATGTCTCTATCTCTGTAGGACGTACATTGATTGTTGTGAATAAATCCAATCCGTAAGCAATCTCACGTTTTACGTTCTCTTTGATAAAGTTAGTAGCCCACTCAATGTGTTCCGCTTCTTCCTCTTCTGTCATTTTATAGTCCGTTAATAGAGCACGGTGTGTATGACCATTCAGATAGGTATGTTGGAACTCGTCTTTATGGATGTAACGAATGATACTGACAGTCCCGTCTAGGATGCTATAACGATGTTGGATGTAGTAGAACATCATGAACGTAGAATAGAAGTTTACTCCCTCTAATACTGACATTGCAATTAGTCCTCGTGCTAAGTATTTAGAGAACTCTTGTGCAGTCATTTCATTGAACGTATAAAGCTTATAAGCGTCTTCTAACTCTTCTAGGACTGCTACTACTAAACTATTACGTTCTTGCGCTACAGGGTCTGCTACGGCTTCTCGTAGGATACGATTCTGTTCTGCTTTGTCTAGCTTGTCCAGTAATGCGTACGAATACGATTGTGTATGTACTGCTTCTTGTTGTCCTGCTACTGCGTAACATGCACTAATAGATGGATCGGTAATAGCGGCCGATAGGATACTTGCCATACGGGTCTGAACCACATCAATTGCAGTTAAGTTACCTAATCCTAGGTTATATGCTTTACGGATTTTCTCAGGTGCTGATTTATAATCAAGGTCGTCCTTACTCATCTTAACTGATTCTGCACGCCAAAAATTAGCTAACATTTTGTCGTAGAATGTGTGGAACTGAGGGAAACGAATATCATTCCAGTTCAGACTGTTAACTCCGTCATTTGCTAATATTTTACTAGGATAAAGCATACTCTGCTTAGGTTGTAATAGTTTAATTTTCTTTCTGTTTTCTACTGTCATGGTTCTAACTCCTTTATAATTATAGTCACAGATATAGTATAATACAGACTCACTTTAGAAGCAAGTCTGTATCAGGTATTTCTTATTCTTTTGGTCGCTGAGATTCTATGAACTTCTTAATCTCGATTAACTCTCTGAAGTTCCTTCTATTTAGTAGCTTTCCGCATTCATCTACTAGAGTGAAGAATTGCTTCTCGAAGTCGGATCGTAGTGATACAGGACAATCTAATTCATTCGGTGTAGCTTTTTCATAAGCGTGCTCATCTTCATGACAACACTGGTCGTACATGTTCCAATAACAATGCTTATTATTGCACTCCATTAGCTTCCTCCTAGTTTCTCATTTTTCTTGGTTAACTGCCATCGACCATCTACGATGTACCAGTCATCTCCAAGCTGCTCCCACATTTGCTCTAACCTACTACTATCTTTAAAGATGACTTCTCCGTCATCAAAGTTATGTTCAATGATGCGGAGCATGTCTTCTTTTTTAATAGCTTTCATTATCCTGCACAGCTTTCACAAGCAAGCTCGTAAGCTTTGTTTGTTTGTGAACGATGGTAGTAGAGTGTTTTTACTCCGTTCTTCCAAGCAGTGATATAATCTTGAATCATGTCGAACGCTTGTAGGTTGTCCTTGATGTAGTACAGGTTAGTTGAGATAGACTGGTCAATCCAACGTTGACGAATACCTACACCTTTTAAGAACATATCCTTCTTGATAATGAAAGCATCCTTGTAGTAGAAGAAGTTATCCATACTAATCTCAGGCGCTACCATGTTCGTTTTGATTCCTGCTTTTTCTAACGTGTACTCTTTACCGTAGATAGGATCAGTTCCTGCCGTTGTATTCGCAATGTACGATATAGTCTCAGTTGGTGCCGTAGCCATATGGATTGTAGAATACAGACCGTATTTAATGATATCTTGCTTCAGTTCTTCCCAACGCTCTTTATCTTCACTGTGTGCTTTAAACTTATATTCGATATAGCTACCGTCTGCCCACTTCGTTTTAGGGAAGTGAGGAGCGATGTCACCAGTTTCTTTCGCTAGTTCCATACTTGCTTTAATTACTTGGTATGCAATTTCCTCGAATACTTCATTTTGCCACTCAAGAGCTTTCTCACTGTCGATAGCGATGTGAGAGATTGCTAGTGCGTGAGCTAGTCCCATAACACCTAACCCTACTTCACGCTTACGAAGTGAACTAATTTTCGTTTGTGGCATTTCGTCCTGTTCGTTTAGTAACACTACGTTAGCTAACATACGGTACTGAACTGGAATAAGTTCTGCTAAGTATGCTCTCCAATCTCCACCTGCGATACGTACCTTTGCTAGTTTGCTAAGGTTAGTAGATGATAAGTTACAAGTCGGGATATCTCCTGGTCGTGTGTACTGAACCATGATGTCTTCTCCGTCTTTCTTAATCTTCTCTGTAACGATTGTAGGTGTTGACATTGGAATTGCAATCTCCGTACATAAGTTAGAGCAGTAAATCATACCACCATTTGCATTGTCACGGTTAACTGCATCACGGAAGAATATGAACGGATGTCCTTTTTCAATACGTGTTTTGTTAATGTCTGCTAGGATCGTAAGTGGGTTTGTAACATTTACTAATTGTAAGTGACCTGTTTTATACGCTTGTACACATTGCTCATAACGTTCTGAGAAAGTTCCACCGTCTTCTCTCTCATCGTAGCAATCCTCTAATCCCCATCCCATGATGTCTTGTACTTCTTTCGGATCGAATTGGTACCACTCTTCTTTCTTCTGTAACTTACGGAAGAATAAGTCAGGAATAGATACTGCTAAGAAGATTTTATGCATTTGCTTCTCTAGTACTGTGTTGTCTAGAGGTGTTTTTAAGAATGAACTAGTGTCACGGTGCCACACATCTAATGTGATTGTAACTGCGCCTGGACGTTTTGATTGTTGGTCAACCGTACCTGCGGTTACATCGAACAATTTCATGAACGGTACTGCACCTGAACTTAGTCCTGGCTTCTTACGAATACTAGAACCTAGTGAACGAACTTTACCGAAGTATAATCCGTAACCACCTGCATTTTTAGAAACCTTAGCAAACTGGTCTGCTTCACGGTAGATGTCATCTAATGAGTCATCTGTCATACCAACGAAACAAGATGATAAGTTACCGTTCGGTCGGCCGCTATTCATAAAGGTTGGTGTTGCAGGAGTAAAGTCGGTAGCACCTGTACGGTTATAACCTTTAATGACTTTTGCAATACGATCCTTTGTTTCATTTTGATGCAAGAACATGGATACCACCATATAACGTTCTTGAAGGGTTTCAACCTTCTTAACACCTACAGTAATCTCTTTACCGTTATGTTCTTTTGTAACAGGTATTGAAGTTGTGTAACGGTCATAAGCAATATGTACACCTACATGGTTCGTGAAGTAATCGTTATCTTCGTTGATGTGTTTTTCTAACTCTGCGATTTCTTCATCACTGTACTTCTTGAAGAAGTCTGTGTATTGTTTTCCTTCGTAGCCCAGCTCTAGAACTTTCTTTAATCCTACTTCAAAGCCACGGTTGTTATATACTTCTTTACGTAGGATATCCGATTTAATACAACCTGCTACGTCTTGCCAATACGACTCACGTACAGATATTAAACCTTCTACGATAGAATAGAGTTCTTGTTGGATTTTAAGACTTGTCACGTTCTCTTCCAACTCTACGAACTCTGTAATGCTGCCTACGATACTATTCACGTTTATCCCTTCGGGAGTGTATCTACGAAGATAGCTTTCTACCTTCTTCGGATCGTAAAATTCAATGATATTCCCTCGGTTAATAATTTGTACATCTGCCATTTTCTATGTCTGCCCCTTTCGAACTCACGTATTAACTTTTATTATGTATATCCCAGTCCATACCTTGGTACGCTTCAAATATCGACTCGGGAGTAAAAGAAGTGAATCCTTCCAACGTAGTTAGAATGGTATCGAATTTCTGTTCTTCTCCACGAATGTTATCGTATCGTACTTGTTGTACGGCTACTGGATGTTTTAATGCTAGTAGTGCGTTAAACACTTTAACGTCATAAGGAATTAACACATAATCCTTATCACGGTTTTTAGAGAAGATAAGACAAGGAGCCATACCGTGCTCTTTCATTCTTCGAGCATCTGTAACAACTTGTTCCCACCATACCTTAATCTGACCGATGTTTAAGAATAGGTGGTGCATTTCCCATCCTTCACGTTTCTTGCACTCGTATACAAAAGGATTCTTACTACCTACAGGGAATACGATGTCACCATTCATACGGCTATCGCTACCCCAAGTATGTCCTCCTGCACCTGATTGAGGAACACGATGAACTTGTTCCCCACTCCAAGCCGATAGGGTCTTGGCTGTCTTTAACTCATAGCCTGACCCTTTTGTTTTACTACCTCTACCCGTTGATGCCATATTACTTGTCCTCCTCGTAATGTACTAGGAAGTCAGGATCGTTTATTGTTGTTTGGTAACAACCTTTACTGTTCTCTGCTTCAATCGTCATAAGGTCTTCACTATACTCTACAACATCATATGACTTTCCTTTAACACAGAATACGCTCTCAGTCCCATTGACTTTAAACTTAACAGTCTTTAAACAAACTGCCCTTAATGGAGCCATTACTTAGCTTCCTGTTTCATGGCTTCTAGTTTTGCGTATTCTTCTTGTAACTTAGTTTGTGCTTCGTCAACTTGTTTGTTATATTTAACTTTTGCGTCTTTGAAGATTTTACCGTTAGCACCAAGCTTCTCAAGAACGATTTCTTGGATTTGGACTTTCTCCATTACTTGTACTAACTGGGAAGTGATTTGTTGAGCAGCTTGTCCTGCGATGAAACGTGCTAAAATGTTCACGTCTCCTAATGTAGCAGTTCGACTAGCTAATTCGTTAATTTTTTCTGCATCTTCTTCTTTTTCTAACTTACCTGTTAAAACATAGTTTGCGTATAACGCTAATTCCTCTTCGTTTAAAGATGGTTTATTCACTTCGTTTGTCATTGTCATTTGGCTCCTCTACGCTTATTAATAGGTCGTCTCCTGCTTCCTCGAACTGTTGGAGTACCCTAGCTCGTGTCTCATCGTCTAGAGAGTCTACGAGCGCTCTAAAGCGCATCTCCATTAATCCTTGTGAAGCATCCACATAGTGGGTAAAGTCGTCCATGATTGACATGAACGCAAAACCAACTTCTTCAAGTGATACTTGTTTCTCTTTACCTTCACGTTGGAGAGCTAGTAAGCCTTGTCCATCGTGATTACGCTTCAAATAGATAATATCCTCTATATATGCAAGGATTTTATTGCTATTTATCGTTTGGCTCATTTACTTCACTCCTTTTCGTGAGTACCAGTAGAACCGTATGCTCCTTCTCCTCGAACACTATCAGGTAGTTCGTCTACACCATTCCACTTCACTCTTACACTTGGTTGGAAGTGAATCTGTGCAATGCGCTCTCCTTCTTGTACGAAGATTGTTCCTCGTGGTACTAAGTCTACGAACAAGCGATGTTGGATTTCAGGTTGTGGTGCGTTTCTATCTGTCCAAAGGTCAGCTTCCTCTTTTGTTAACATTTCTCCACGTTGAATCTTAGCGTGGATACCTGATACTGCTCCGTGGATATCAACACCATGCCAACGTCTTTCCCACGCTTCAAACTCTCTTTCGTAGTCCTCCAACGTTTGTGGCTTGTTATACCCTAGGTTTACTGTATCTTCTTCGTAAAACTCACGAGCGTTCTTCAGTACTGATTCAGGTACTTCAGATAATGGAACTCGTTCACCCTTTGTTGTGAATACAAAGTCTACCATAGAGTTATCTTGGTACGTGTTACGTAATAAAACTCCAATGTAACCACGATACGATCCTTCGATAATGCCTGTGCAGTTTGAAAGGATAATTGGTGTATGGTATCCTGAACCACTACGGGTGTTTAACTTCATACCATGTGATGTTGCAAAAGCAGTTTTTAGTCCTGTTGGAACTAGTACTGATTTGAATGTACCTTGTGGTACTAAGCGGCCCTCTAATGCTTTGATATCGTAACAGAAGTCATCTCCGTGAGCATTCTTCGGTTCGAATCCAGGTGGCGCAATATACATTACTTCCAATTCTTCTACTGGTTTTAACTCATCCATTTATTTATTCCTCCTAATATCTCAACTATAACTAGTATTCTAGCATATAGCGTTGTTACTGTCAATTATTATTCTTCGTCTTCCTCTTCTTCTTCATAATCACCGTCATAGAATCTCAGTTTAGCAAAGTATTCGTGCTTCTTACCAACCTCCTCTGTAGGTACTTCATCGGTATAAATACCGTGATCTTTTAGAGCTGCTAAGTAACCTTCAATACGATAGTCTATTTTATCATGGTAGTAGTCACCGTTTAGAATTTCTTCACCTGTATCTAAGTCGACTAGTGCCTTTTCTTCCTCATGTGTAGCATTCTCGAAAATAACTAATTTCATATATTTTCCTCCTACATATTTAGTAGTTGCAACTGTAAATCTCCTTGAGCGTCTGCTAAGAACGCATTTGAAATCCATTCATAACATCTTTCTGTACCGATGTCATTCGCATCTTCATCCGTTGGACTGTGTACATAATACACTGGTCTAGTAGGATCAATGCGATGGATCGTATGAGCAGACTGTATCATCTCTTTCCAAGCATCTTTATCGAGGAACAAGTAGATTGGTGTATTAAATTGTGATGTTGAGTCTAGCATCATCCTTACCTGTTCTTCTGTAACTTTCTTACCAAAGGTTGCAACACCGTGATACCCTACTGTCATTGCATTAAATACACCCTCAGTAACTACTATTTTATCATAAAACCGTGCTCTGTTTAGATTGAAGACCGTATTATTTTTAGAATATTCTGTCGTCTTTGCAGGAGCATTGAATGACTTGATAAACGGATTCGGGTCTATGCTACGAGTGTTCCAGTATACAGGCATACCGCTATTGTCGAATGTGAAGAATACAAGATGATTGATTAAGTTCATCTTTCGTCCATCCACTAGTTCTACTTCACCGTACGTTACATATGATATATTGTGGTCTCTAATATTTTCTAGTGTTACACCACGACCTTGTAAGTACTGGAAGAAGATAAATGCTTCAGGGTTATTAAAGTTCTCCATTAACGATTTACAGTTCGTTGGTGGTCTTGGGCACGTATATGTAATCTTAATCTCTTCTTCTATCGGTTCTCCTCGTCTTGCGATATAAAGGAGCAGTCTCTCTTCCTCTGTGAGTCCTCCTGCTCCGTATCCTGAGAATGATGTTCTTTGTTTCTTGTACTCTTCTACATCGTAATCATATGTTAGTAGAATTTCTTTTGCTTCTTCAAAGTCAACGTGATAGTATGCCATAACAAAGGATACAGGGTTTCCTGATCGGGAACACTTAAAACATATCCACCGTCCTAAGTCTGCGTTCTCCACGTAGAATTTATGCTTTGTATTTAGACAGAAAGGGCAGTTAAACCTCGTTTCATTACCTGCTGGTTTAGACTCCCCTAGCTCCTCCTCTAGTAAGTCCATAAACATAGTACATTCTCCTTATTATAGATTAGATGCGACCTCTAACGGGTCTTTACCGTAAATGTGACAGTGAGCCATAAGTGAGTTAGTAAGTAGGCTATATTCTACCTCCCCTCTTAGGAACCTTTGGTATAGCTTTCTTAATAGGAGTAGACTACTAACCTCTTGCTTTACCGATTCCTCCATTAGCGCACCAACTTTCTCATAACAGATAACATCGTATAAATTTCTCCGTATGCCTGTAGCTCTGCTAACTCTATCTCTGTAGCGTGCTTGTACATGTCTTTATCCCACTTCTCTGAATTAATAGGTGGATTAGATTTACCCGATGCCTTGATGTATCGCTCTTCAATCTCGTCTCGTAAGTCTCCCATAATGGCAGCTAGAGTGTCGAAACCGTGTTGAACGCTCTCACTTGTGTACTCCTGTGCAATAGTGGGAATCCCGAGTTCAAATGCTTTATTCATAATACTAATGTTACGAGCGTAGACCGCAGGATGCAACGGAACCCCATCTTTCTTCATTAACTTCTTCGTACGTTTTAGGATCGTAGTATTGTAGATGTTATCACCTTCAAAATGTTTATCCTGGACTAAATACATATAACCTTTTGCGCTTGAATGCTTGTAATAGAAATTAATGTTAAACGGATACCAAAAATGAATGTTCTCTTTGGGCAGACAAATTTCTTCTAACTGTTTGTCTGTTGTTTTCAGTTCTAACAGAATCTCCTTTTCTGAAATATTCATTAGCTTCATGATTTTCCTTCCCCTTCTTTTAATGTTGAAATACCATTCTTATCTTTTACCACTGTAATCCGTTTTTCGAATAGATTACTAAAGTGTTGGTTGTGTGTGATTACGAATACAGTACCGATGGTCTTTACTCGTTCCTTCAGTAGCTCGATGACATTTTCAACGCCTACCTCGTCCAATGCATCGAATACTTCATCGTATACGATTAAGTTTGTGCTTCCTAGTACTAAATCTTGTATTGCTAGAGAGATAGCTAAGTCTGCTCGTTTACGTTCTCCGCCTGAGTTAGACTTGTACTTGTCTCCACCAGCTCTATTGATTAACTGTACATCGAACTTTTCTGAGTACCCTCCGTCTTTCTTCGGTGTACGTGTACTAAATTTTAACTCCATGTTGCTTCCTGCTAACTTAGCAAGATATGTATTTCCTTGTTCGTTAAGGACTGGTGTGATTAAGTCAAGTACATGCGACTTAACTCCTTCATTCGAGTAAATCTTCACCACATCTTCTAGCTCATGCTTCTCTTTCTCTAAAGCCACGAGAGAGTGTTTGTGAGCCGTTATTTGCTCTTTAATACCTTCCCTATCCGAATCCTTTTTCTGTGGCTCAGGGATGCTCATAAGCTTCTTTAATGTGTTATTGATGTGTTGTACTTTATCCTTGAGTGCTTTCAGGTTTGCTTCGTAATGTTGGACCGCTTGCTCGTTCTTTTGAATCTGAACTGATATGTTACGGTACTCATCCATAGCTCGGTTCTGTACGTCTTTATGTTGGGAGAACACTTCGTAAGCTGCTTGGTACTCTGCTTCGTGTTGTTGTAGAAGTGGCTCTAAAGATTGTAGTGAGATTAGTACTTGTCGTAACTGATCCTTTAACGATTCCAGTTCCTGCTCACGGTGTGTACTATCTAACTCACTACCACATACTGGACAAGTCTTACTCATCTCTACTTTCTTGTAGTTCGTAACGATGGTAGACTTTTCTTTTGTCAGTCTATTAATCTCAGCTTTCGTAGCCATTACGAGTTGTTGCTTTTGGTTCACATCATTTTGATATACTGAGATATCGACTGTAGCCATTGCATCTCGTTCTTTTGTGAGACGTTCTACCTCTTCTCGGCACTTATCTACTACTGGGAAGAACTTAGCAGGATAATCGTTCAACTGTTTAACCGTATCAGCTAAATTTTGTTGTTCCTGTTTAATCAGAGCACGAGTATTTTCATATTGTTGTTTCTCCTGTTCTTCCAATACATCGACTTGTTGTAGGCTCCACTCTAGCTTGTCCCCTTCACGTTTCTTCTCGTCAATCTCACGTTCCTTATTAGCTACTCGTTCTTTCGCAACTTTTTGTGCTATAGAGTAGATATCTAAGTTTAGTAAACTGTCAAGAATCTCTTTCTTACGTGAATCAGGAAGTACTGCGAACGATCCAAGCCCGTCCGACTTTTGAGCGAACAAGATACTGTTAACGAATGTGTTATATGGTACTCCGATTAGTTCTTCGATTAACTTGTTTGTAGCCGTTGCCGACTTACCAGTAATCTCCTCATCATTTCGGAATAACTTTACCTTGTTCTTATGTTTCGTATGTTTTCTATAACGTTCGATTCTGTATGTATCTTCGTCTTTGCGACCGTAAAGAATAACTGCCGTATTCTTCTCCACTTTGTTGTTTATAACATCGTCTGCTTTATCCCCTTTGGTCGTTATATCGTACAGAGCGTACGATAGTGCGTCAGGTATTAATGTACTCTTACCTGCACCATTACTCTTAAATTTCGGGTCACTCTCATTGATACCATCAATCAGGACTAGTCCTTGGTTATGTAGATGTACCGTAGCTTCGTTAATGGCTAGGAAGTTCTTCAAAATCAACTTATCCCACTGCATGATATTTCTCCCTTCTCAAGTGTATACTCTTCTGTAACCTCATTGTATCATTTAGAGTTGGTTATGTCAATGCCAAAAAGGGCTAGTCCAAAGGACTAACCCGTCTGTCGAAGCTTGGCTTCTTTCAGTATATCGAGTGCTAAATTCGTTGCATGAGGGTACATTTCCTTTGTGTACGTTTCCACGATTGTATGCTCATCCGATCCTACTTCGATGTCTATACGTAGCTCTGATTTATACTCTTTCTGTACCTCTACACGGATATTGTCAGTGCTCTCTTTAAACACTTCTATCTCTGTAGCTGTCTCTTTTGAAACGATAAATCGTACGTAGTTATTGTCGATAATTTCTTGTGCGTTAGCAGGAATCTCTGTCAACGTAATGAACTTTTTATTTTGGATCGGAATGAATTGTGGTTTACCGATGTTTTCTACGTCTACGAGCCACACACCTTTATCCTGTCCCTCGTCCGAGAAACTGGTTTGGATTGTGTTACCTACGTAAAGCATATTATCCGTTCCACCAAGGAACTGCCACTTATGATAGTGACCGAATAACCCGTATGTAAATACATCAGGGAATAAGTCTCCCACTTTAAATGCACCTTCTAGTCGGTGACTGTAACGTCCTGTCTCACTACCGTCAATACCGATATGACCTAATAGTAATGTCGGTCTGCTTTCGTAGGCCGCTTCCTTCTTGTACTCTACGATACGCTCTTTTAGGAACGTTACATCATCCGAGTAAGATACAGGATACAGTACACAAGAGCCAATATCCATAGGATAGAAGTCGTCCAGTACATGTACTCTGTCAATCGTTCTGAAAGTTCGTAAACTGTGTACAGGGAATCGTGAGTTATCCTTTTGGTCGTGGTTCCCTACAATCATGTACATATTCATGTTCGGGTACTTCTGCATGTTCTCGTGAATAGCATCGAACCCTAGGTTGAATACTAAGGTTGGGATACTATAACGGGAATGGAAGAAGTCTCCTACAAATATAACATCTGCATCATTCTCGTGTGCAATTGCGAATAGACTATCTATTGTTCTTACATGTGCCACTAAACGATCCGTAACTTCTAGTTCTTGTCCGTACAGTGTTGCAGTTACTGGTTTCGCATAATCTGCGAAGTTATGTAAATGGGAATCTCCGAAAACAACAAATTTCTTTTTAGGTATCATACTTACCCCCTCATATTCTGCAAGGACTGATTGATTTCACTAGCGTAGTCAATCTTAGGTGTGTTGTCCTTACTGTCTTTACGTTTTGACTTGAACATTGCTTCTCGTGCTTCATCGGCAGCTTCTAGTACATATTGATGTTCTTTACGCTCTTGTTCACTTTCAAAGTCCCGTACAGTTTGAGCACTACCTACAACCTTGAAACCTAGCATTCTATTGTACTGTCCTTCAGGTGGGTTACGTACTTTATCCGCATATAGACGAATGAATCCTGCTTGGTACTCTTCAGGAGTTTGGTTGACTGTTAACACAAGCTCGGCCGCATTCTTCTTACGGTGAGAACCTTCCATGTGCTCGGCAGTACGAACTAACGCACTGTAAGCCGTACGGTTCATCTGTGCGGCAGTCCACATTACTACGTTATAGTCTTGGGCAATACGTCTCATTTCCTCGAATAACTTACCACCGTCATCTGCTTCATTACCTGACGCACGAGGGTTACGAAGTAACTCAGGATAATCGACTACAACTGCATCCACTTGGATACCTTCACGGATCATTAAGTCCGAAATCAATTGCTCAATCTTAGCAGGAGTTACTGCTTGTGGAGAGTAACGAGCAAAGAACAAGTTACCGAAATGTTGTCGGTGTTGTTTAATGAAAGCTTGTCTCTTATCGAACTGCTCTTGGTTCAGTACCGATCCTGTAAGAATTGTACTCTTGTTTTGTCGTAGTAACGATTGCTCGAACTTCAGAATCATTCGGTTCTCAAGTTCCTCTAATGCGATAAATAACACGTTGTAACCATTCTTCGTATAGTTTGTAGCTAAGTTTGTAAGTACTAATGTTTTACCTGTACCTGAAGCTGCTACGATTAATCCCAACTCACCTTTTGCTAACCCACCACCGTTAAGATGGTCAATCTCTTTAAAGCCAGTTGGAATCATGTTTTGGAATAACGTACTTAAAGATGTACGCTTATACTCTGCGTCATCTAATACGTTGATGATTTCATTACGTTTACCTGAGATGTTGAGCATCAGAATCTTTTTAAATTCATCAGGTAGCTTCTCTAGGAACTCTTTATTCTTTAAGTTCGTTGCGGCCTTGGTTAGAAGGTCAATCGACATCTTCTGTCTTATGTACTCTTCAATCTTCTCATCAATAACTTCATTGTCACCACTGTTACGTACTTCGTATAAGTAGTGAATCTTACCAAAATAATCTTGTTGCGTGAGTGCATCCTTTTTCATGCGGTCCAATTTATCTTCCGTCAATGTAAGTAATGCATCTTCTGTTAAAGGCTTGTTGTTCGTTTGGTAGTATCGTTTGATAATACCTGCTAACTCTGTATAAGCTGGCGATCCCTCGAACACTGTTAAGGGAGCTACTGCAAGAACTTCTTTTGCAAATATTGGATTCTCAATTGCCTTTTTCAATATCTGCGTCATAATTGGTGATTCCATTGTTTCTCCTCCTTGTACTTGCGTCTGTGTTGCATTATATCATGCTTGTCCTACTTTGTAAACAGGACTGTAACTTCTCCGTATTATCCGAAGAAGTTAGTAATCAGTTTGTCCATGTCTGCTTTCGGTTGTACACTGCCAACTAGTTCCCAATCTTTATTGTCCGTAATAGCTTTGTGGTCTACTACATCTTGATAAGATTGTTCTTTGTTGATGAAGTTTACAATTTGTGTAATGTCTAACATAGAGAACTCATCTACAGGTACTTTCTCTTTTCCGTACTCAATGAATGCTTCTTGCAGGTCTGCTAACGTTAATGCTAAACCTTTTCGTTCTGCAATCAGTTGTAGTACGTTTCGAGTTTCATGAAGGGCAACCATCTCGTAGTACAATTGTCCTCCTACTTGTTTCTGTATTTCTTTCTTCTCGTTTGGCTTTACAAGAGCACCTAAGATGAACTCTCTAATTTCACGAACTTGTTCTCTGCTCTTAGATGGATCGTTAACAGATGCTAATGCAATTTGTGCCATTTCAGAACCAAGGATAACATAGCGTGGTAACACTTGCTCTCCTTCTAGTTGCATCAATGACTGTAGCACAATGTACTTCTTAATCGTGTTACGTGTTTTAAACGATACTTTTTGGTCTACAAGGTTTTCACTTGTCATGTCGTAGAAGTCGATTAAAGCATCGGCTTTATCACTTGCAAACTCTCCACGAAGGAACTCTTTAATTGTTGTTGCGTATTGCAATAACCCTGTTCCTTTTTCTGCACTTTCATAAGCGTCACGGATCGCTACAACTACGAAGTCATTCATAAACTTCGCTTTGTACTCTTGGTACACTGTGTATGCCCCACTGTACGCCTTTTGGTATGAGCAGTACTGGATGTATACATCGTAAGACGTATCACTCATTAATGCGTTCGTGAATGGAAGCATCTTCTTGTTACCTCTACGGGAGCTATCGAAGATAGAACGGTTGAATTGTGCAGATAAGTACACGGCAGGGTCAATGTTGTTCTCTTCGCAGAACTCACGGAACTTATCGAATTGTTGCCAACGTGAAGTACCGTAGAAGCGTTCAGGTAATACATCGTACCCACTGCTTACTGTAGGAACTGCGTTACCTTCTTCTAAACCGTTTGCAATGTTGAAGTTGTTTAAGTCTGTGAATAGTACTGCATAACGGTTGTATAGACGAGTGATTAAGTATGTACGGTAGTCTCCTACTGGGTTCTCAGTTTTTTGGAACCACTCCCAGTTCGGATGATTTCCACGATCCTCTAGCTCATCGTTTAATACATCTAGTTTCTTTTGTTGTTCAGATTTTAGAAGTTGTGCTTCAAATAACTGTTGCTTCGTTCTACGGTTGCGTTTATTCTCTTTTGGTTCTTTCTGCTTCTTCGGCAGCTTCTCTTCTAAAACATCTTCAATGGTTACACGCTCCTCTGAATTGATGAGTGCTTTGTCCGATGTTTCAAAACGAATCAGGTCAGGGTTGAACATGATTACTGTTCCACCCCCACGACCTCTCTTCGCTTTTAACTCGATGATTCTTTTATTCTCTAATTCTTGCAAGTAACGATGTGTGGTACGTATATCTTGTCCCATATCGTTAGACAACTCTCTCTTTGTGAATGAGATAGCGTACTCACTTGCTTGTTTCGCTTTCTCTACCAATCTTGTTAAAAAATCTAATACTTTAGGCTTGATACCCACTACTGACGATTCTAAGTACACTCCGCACTCCATTGGTTCTCCTCCTTGGTTTAATCCTTTGTTGCTCAATGTAACTACATTATAACACAGACTATAACGATTGCAATATCTAAATTCTACTGTAGCAGCTTCACATCAAAGTTTTCATTCTTGTAAATTTTTAATCGTTCCTTACTATGCTCAAGTAAGTATTTATGTGTTTGGTCGTAGAAGTCAAACACCTGTACTGTATTTCCGTCTATACCATTTAGTCGTAATCCACGACCGATCCGTTGTAAGTTAACACGTAAACTTTTTCCTCCGCCTGACATAAGGAGCATTCCGATGGACTGTATGTCTACCCCTTGGTCAAGGATACTGGAAGCAATAAGTACTCGTGATTCACCTGTACTAAATCTTCGTAAGTATTCGTTTCGGTCATCCATATGTAAACTACCATTCGTGAAATCACTTTCCACTTCAAACTTCTCTTTCAGGATATTCTGTATACGTAAACCGTGTTCGATGTGGTTTACAGAGATTAATACACCACCTGGCTTATTCTTCAAGTACCAACTAGCGCACTGGGCAATGACTGTATTACGATGCTCGTTCTCCGCAATACCTAGCTTGTACGCTTCTAAGTATGTATCCGCTAAATCAATATCTTTCGGTTGTGTAATCGGGAACAGTCGAATCACTGGTCTAGACGATACACCTTGCTCGATTAAGTAATCATTCGATACTTTGAACAGGTCATTACCGTAGATACATTGCATACGTTGCCATAGCATTTTATTCTTTTGGTCAACTGTACCTGTTAGTGCAATACGATACTGTGCATTCGGTAATCGAGATATAGTGTCGAATATAGTGGTTCCGTTGATTTCATGCGCTTCATCTTGGATAGCTACTCGAACTGAATCCATGAACTCTGCAACCTCTTTGTACTTTGTGTACTTCTTCTTGTTCTTCTTCTGCATGATTTTGTCGAACTCAACTACGTATTTATTCAACTGCATTTGGGCAGACTTATCAGTGAACTTGTTATCATAAGCTATGTACATCAATTGTTCTTCTGCATCTTTCCACACTCTTGTTTCCAGTTTACAGTTCTTGATAAAGTTACGCATAAGGTGGCGTGTATTAGCCGTACCTTTAAACTTCGGAACAATCTCTTCTGCGATAAACTTTACAACTCGTTCTTTCGGTGTGAAGCTTAATCCTTTCTTCGGGTCTTTCAACGCACTAGCTAATGTCGGTACCATTACGAATACGACTTTCTTGTGCTTGATGTCGAACTTACCGTCACCGATTTTACCGATATCCTTCTCCTTGAGGTTCAAACGTTTACTTACACGTTCAGCCCCTTGGTGGAAAATTTCTCGTGAGTTACAGAAGAATGCAATGCGCTCTCCTCGTTTAATGTGTGGTAGAAGTTGTTGCATGATCCCTGAAGCACATTCCGTTTTACCTGCATTTGTCGCAAGATTCAGAATTTGTACTTGAGACTCTAATGCTTTCTTTACTGCGTTGTATTGATATTCACGTAGAGTAATCGGGTCTTTGTCACCATTTCCTAGTACAATCTTCTCGTCCATACTATCATGGTGCATCAATTGAGGAGGTCTTATATCGTCAATCTCGTATGCAAGGTTAGCGTATTGATTCTTCAAGGCACGCATACCTTCTAGGAATTGAGGTAGTAGTCCTGTATGGAACTTGTCCTCCTTTTTGTCGTAGAAGTCTGTAATTCCATCCCAGTGACCTGACTTGTAGGCTCGTGAGTGGAATGCACCTTCTTCTTTAATTCCCATCGCTAAGTGCATCATATCATGAACCTTTTCTTGCAGGAGCGTATCACCAGCGAAGTCTACACTCGTGTACATAATGTCTACTGTAACTTTCATGTATTCAATTACATCCTTTCGCTATTTGATATCTTCGAACATTACTGTATTAAACTGCTTATGTGGATGTTCTACAAATTCCACATCTGAACTTGAGCGACCGACATAAATCTCTTTAACTGTTAAAATATCACCTTCGCTAAAGTGTCGGTTAGCGTGTTCTCTGTCTCCGTCCCACCCACCTCTGTTAAGGTATTTTACTTTACGACCTAATGGAGATTCCCCATTGTTGAAACGTTTATTCATCTCGTCACCAAACAATATGTATGTATGAATACCACCTGTTAAATCCATAATATTCCTCCTTGATATTTGTTTTATATCTATGTCTCTATTTTACCATAAGAATACAGTGTGAGCAATTGAATGTACCACCTTATTTTAAATTTCTGTCATATTTTAAACCCTTGATACGTAAGGGATTATCATACTTTTTGACTTGAAGATAGTCACATTTAAATTATAAGTGGTCTGTATATATATAATTAATTATTATTTATATTATATATTAGTATTAGTTAGCTATATTTAAATAATAAATTATACGTATCAGGTTAAAATTAAATAGGACAAAAAAGTATACTATTTAGTCAAGAATCCTTTATTTACAACGGTTTAAAATATGTCAAAAATAATTATTTATGAAATGTGTTGACAAGTTGTCCAATGTTCAAGTATAATCTATTTGTGGATGCAATACCGAATGGTCAACTCTATATGGTCAATAGAGGTTCGGTAACTTTCAGAAGTTATATTTTGAGGTCGAGAACCGTCCTTATCTCCATTTCCCTAACATGGACTCACATACAAATAAGGGCAAATTAAAAAGAGGTGTTGGGAAGCACCTCTTCTTTTTTATGTCTATTTTTCCTCTTTAGCCTTAGCAATTAAGGACATCAATTCCTCTTTCAACTTATCCACATCGGCAAGTTTTTCATCAAGTTCTGCTTTACTAGCTTTCATCTCTCTAGCAATTTGGATCGTAGAACGTTCAGAGGAAGTAGGGACGAATATTAACGCCCCTGAGTTTGGACAACGATGTTCCATTGGCATACGCTTACCCTCCTTAGATTGCGTCTGTAGTTAAAGCAGTGAACTGTTTAACCCTTGGACGTAAGAATCGGTTATCTCCCTCTAGTACTAGTTTGTACTTAACGAACTTATTCACGGCAGTTTGTGATACCCTCTCTACGTATGTATAACGCATAAACTCTCCCGACTGCTTCGTAGCTGTTGGTGTCGCTTTAAACTCTTTCCATGTAGCACCTTGGTCTAACGAGTAGTAAGGTTTTACACGAGTACCAGCAGGAGCTGCCACACTATAAGACATCGTAATCTGATTGAATAGTGCTTCCGATTGGTCAACCGTCTTCGTTACGTAATCCCCTTTTGTTGCACTCACGAAGTTTACGAATAGTAAATCATCAAGAGCTAACATTGGCGAGATGTAACGGTTCGATTTAAACTTAGCACGTAGCTTCGCTAAACCTACTACGAACGGTGTTTGGATACCTGCGTAGTTGATAAGAGGTAGCCACGGTACACTATCAATAGATACAGTGTTTACATCGGCCGCATTAACAATCTTAACTTCCCACGTACATCCTGTGTTCTCAGGTGTTAAGAAACTAGCCATTAGTAGGACACCGTTAGAGTCAATACCTTTCATTGTATCGAACTCGATGATACCTTCCTCGGCAAACTCAGCAGTGTATACGTTGAACTTCATATCAGTCTCTTGGTGTACTGTCCATGATACTGCGTTTGAAGAACTGAATAACACACCGTTTACATATGGTTGAGAGGTTACGATTTGGTTTCCAACTAATGTTTTCTCCCCTAAAGTACCACACCACATTGTGTAGTCTGCGCTATCTGTGATGAATACGACACAATAACCTTCCCCTGCTTTAACCATTAACGGATCGTCGAGTGCAATCTTTGTTTCGATGGAAGCATCGGCAGATATTTTAATCTTGTCAGGCGTTAGTACACGTTCTGCGTAGATGGTACGGTTCGGTAATCCACCTTCAGATAATCCTCGAACTTGCATTACGATATTATCCTTTGTAGATTTAGAACCGAAGTATACTCCGATACTTGTAACTACCCTTGCTTGTGGGAACGCAAATGATTGTGCAAGTGGATCGTATAAGTTAAACGTTACACGAGTTTTCGTAATCGTATCTGTAGTAATCTTAGCCGTACCTTGTGCCGTGAATGTTGCAGTTGCTAAGTTATCCTTATTCTGTAACGTTACTTCTCGTGTACCTGTACGAACGTTAGCAGGGATCATGAACTTACCTGTTGCTTCACCTTGTGCATTGGAACGAACTGTACCTGCGTCACTACCTGGTGCCGTAGCTCCTGTAGCTTGTACTGCTACTCGTACACCATCGAATGTTAAGAACAGGTTGTTCTCGTTAGGCTTCAGGTTTGTAGCAGAGAAGTTAATCTCGATAGAACGCATGTACTCAATAACTTCGTTACGAGTTGTTTGTCCTGACTGCCACATGATACCTTCGGCTTTGTCATTCTTCTGCCAACCTAATGATGATTCGTTCCACTCTGCTCCACCTGTTAGAGACGTATTATCAACTAACCATTTGTTCCAGTCCGAAATCTTACCGTTCGGGTCTCCTTCCCCTTGGTGCGCCCACCAACGGTTAATGTCAGTTGTGATATGATCCTCTTCGTAAAGAGTTACACGTTGCTCGTCAATCCAGTTATCACTCTCAGGAGTAAGCTTTAGCACACCTTGCTTGTTGTATACTTGATACGGGTTAACGTTCCATGCAGACGTTGCTATCGGTTGACTAATCTCTTTAATCTCTGTGAATGGTGCAGTAACTAAGCGGCCCCATGAGTTAGCAACTGAATCGTTCTCCATGAACTTAGGACGAATCTTTTGGCTGTCAGGAGTCTTCGTTGGAAGTGTAATATGTGCATCATCAAACGAGAATGATACAGACGATAATTCAGTATCCAACTTAGAGAAGTCAGTAAATGCATCCGCTACAACACCACGAAGTGTAAGTGGGTCTTGTGTCTTTGTTGCTTGTTTCTCAAGTAGGATGATTGATTGGTTGTACTCAATATTCTCTACTCGTGTCTTCAAGCGTTGTAGGTCTTCCATACGTAAACGCATAACTGCCGTATTCTTCGCTTTAGCTAAATCTGAGAATGGATATACGTGAACATTACCAATCTTCAATGTCAGAGGGTCACGGTTCTCAGGTTGTTGTGTTACTCCTTCTCGGTCAGGCTGCCCTTCGATTACTGCAAAGTTACCTGCCGCATCTAACGTGATAATATCTTCTCGTGATAAGTAGTAGTCGTAATCAATACGGACCGCACCTTTATCCTTCGGTTTCACACCTGTCATACCCGAGAATACTACTTCTGTAGTTGATCCTGGAATATCAGTTCCTAATGGAGTCGTAACTACTTTGTAGTCTGTACCTAGAACCATTACACGGTCATAGTCGAATGATAGTTTGTAAGAAACCCCAGGTGTTGGTTCTACACCGTTTAACGTTCCTTTCCAGTCTACGTATTGGGTACCACTGTCTTGTACGATAGTGTAGTCCTTTCCTTGCTCGTATACGTAAGCAGGAGAGTCCGTGTAAACTTTAACTGTAGTTGGGTCTATATTCGTGTATTGAGCTGGTAACGGGTCACGTCCATCTAATACACCTTTAGAGATAACTACGCCACCTGACGGGCTTGCAGAACGTCCTAACACGTTATTTACCTTCTTAACGAAGATACTTCCGACTGTAACTTTTGCCTTAGCTTGGTCGTACGAACTTGTTTCTTGTAGGATCGTACGGAAATCTTTCGATTTTTTAATTGCAATACGTGTTGACGTAGGCTTACTAATGCGGTATCCTAGTACGTAGGCAAGACCTTTATCGACTACAACATCAACTGTATCTGCGTCTCTACCTTTTTCAGCCCACATTTCAAACCCTTCTACTTGGTAAGAACCTAGTGACTCCCAGTCACGTTGAGCAATAACTGTATTGATGAGTGAGAACTCAGGTCGGTCAGGCTCGATGAATAATTTACCATCCTCGAAATGATAGATAGTTGGTGTAGCGTCATCGTTATATGTAATCACTACTCGTTCTTCTAAACGGTCTGCCCCTGGTGATAGATAGCTAGGTGCGTTCTGCGTTTGGTCTAATAGAGTTGGATCGTCATTAGATGTAACAATATTTTGTACCAGTTTAACACCGATGTTTTCTCTACCTTTACCAGTGAAAGGAATCGTTTGTTTGCTTACTGGTCTAGCTTTACCTGCTAAATAGATTAAACCTGCGTCAATTGTAATTTTAGTTGGGGCTTCTTTGTTGTCGAAATTAAATGACATCCCTGTTTGAATGGCACCATCCGTAAAGAAACTATCCCCTAGTCTACGAATATTGTTCTCAATAAGAGACTGTAATTCGTTTAGTTCTGCTTGTTGTAATGGTCTATCTGCACGGAATAGAACTTTAGAGCGTGCAGAGTTAGCAGTATTGAATCTATCGTAATACGGCTTTCCGCTTAAATCAATGATATCTGCCAAAGTGTTTCACTCCTTCTATACTGTAAATTCAATCATGAATTGTTCGTCCATCTTTAGACCTAGCTTACGACCTTGTGAGTCCTTCGTCTCTGCGATGAGTTGAGTTCCTACGTTAGCCACTTCACTAGGTAGTAGTGTATCTTTTTTAGTTGCTACAGGAACAAGATTAAGTCGTACTGCTGTCTTAGAGTATGACTGATTTACGAAATCTGTATCCTCAACTGCCACGTTGATGTACACCCACTTCGCACCCTCTGCCACTGCACTCTCTCTAGGAACTAATACATATGGTTTATTCCCGTACATGACTACAGGGTATGGAGGGTTGTTAACATTCTCTGTATCTTTCAGAGGTCTTGCTAACATCATCTTGTGAATCCTCTTATAACCTATTATAGCAGATTCCCCAATTGACAAGTAAGTACTGTCCCTATTTGCTTGTACTTTCATTGCTTCGGCTACAGGATCAGTTCCTTGTTTCACTTTAAAAGGTACTGCCGTAGGGTTATACGCTTTTGGTTGTCGAGTTAGGAATACTGTAACCCCTGCTGGCTTAAACTTCCGTACGATGTCGATAACGGCTACAGGGAAGTTGTTTGCGAAGAAGATATCAATAACTGCGTTTGTATAGTACTCTCCTAGTAAACAATCGTTACTGTTCAGTTTAGACTTGTTCAAGAAGAATATATTATTGAATGGCTCATAGATGTTTACGTATGTATTTGGGTCTCCTAAGAATGCTAGGATTGCTTTTTTAATAGCAGGAATAGTACCTCGGTCTAACAAGATGTATTGAATGATTCGTGCTCTGTAAGCCGTATCGTTCTCGTTGTCCTGTCGTACTACTCCAAATACATCTCCGTATTCATCTAACCATTGACCTGTTGCGCTCTCTAAAGATAAGTCGAACTTACTTGCAATCATATCCGACTCCGCTACTTTCAGTTCTTGGTCAATTGCATCTAGGATAGCCGCATTCACTTGTGTTTTATCTTGTAAACTAATTTTCCATCCTGGATGTAGATGTTTTAGAAATGACATTTAAGTTCCTCCTATACTAGAGTGACCTTAACTGTACCTGCACGAACAACTTCATTACCTGCTACGATTACGTTTGCTTTCGGATCGTTAAACGTGATATCGTAGATTAATCGTCTATCTAAACCTTTAATCACACTAGATAGGTCAGATAGGATTACACTTTGTGAAGTCTGCATGTTGTTAAGGTATCTCGAAATCTCGGTAGCTATCTTATCTTGTAGTGCCTTGGTAATAGCAGTTTTATCTGTTAATGCTATTGTAACATCAATGTTCACTGCTCTACGTACTACAGGTCGTACAACAACTGGGATTCCTGCTGCTCGGTAGTTTTGCAGTGTAGCGATAACTTTGTCTCTTACAAGGTCAGGAAGGTCTCCGTTGCGGTCGTGAGCGTAGATATATACGATACCTGTTTGCTCGTCAATCCATACACCTGAAATCTCTGTAACGGAACGTGTACCGTACTCTAGTGCAGGGATTGTACCTTTACTTAGAGATTCGATGTAAGAACGGAAACGAGATTTTAATTCGTCTAATGGTTCCTCATCTTGTCCAGTTTGGAACGCTTGTGCATTCGTTACAGTCTTGATGTTCGCTAATGGAGTCATCATAATGTTAATTACGTTGTTCGGTACATTACCGATCTCCCCTGGAATCGTACAGAAGATTTGTACTTCAGCAGTCACTGTACCTTGTGGGATGTAATAGTCCTCAACCGTCTCATATGTCATTGTGTAGTCTGCTAAACTCGAAGTGAACCGTGTACCCCTCGGAAGAGGTAAAGTCTGTTGTACGGCATTGTGGAAGACCAATTGCACTTTACCATATGCTCGTTGTGCAGGTTCACGTTGGAACCCGAATGAAGCGTACACTCCTGACGCAATAGCTTCACGAATGTTCTCCTCTGTTAAAATGTATAACTGCTCAATCTCCCTAGCAGTAGCTTCATAGATTGCTCGGATTGCACTACCGATAGAGAAGTCATTAATCTTATTTGTGTTTGTAATCGTATGGTCTACCAATCTCCCATAGATCTCTGTCATTTGTTTATATCTCAATGGGTAAACCTCCTTATCGTATAATGTTGTCTACGAAGTTATCCGTAAGTACTAATGAACCTGATACACCTAACTCACCTGATAGAGCAAGTAAGAATGCTTCTTCCATCGCAATAGAGTAGATTTTGAAAGTGGTTGTGTATGAGTTACCGTCAATGACGTGCCCTACCTTCTCTACGGCTCTTACCCTACCATCTGTACGCAATGTTCTCTCAATCTCGATGTCCAGTAGGATTGCGTTCTCTTCTGTATTCTTTCTACCAAGATACTCATGTACTTTCGAACCATATCTCGGATAGCCTAGATAACCTCCAAGTGGTGTGATAAGCTTCATATATAGAGCTTGCTTTAAGTTCTCTATCCCACGGATCGTAGCAACGTCTCCTCTTTCGTTATCTTTCATTTCGAAGATATCATTATCCCAACCTACTGTGCCGAACGGTTTTGGGATTGGTAGAACGTCTAAGTCCTTTCCTAGCGCTAGTGCGTACAGTTCTTCTTTATCGAAATCTGTTGCACGATTCAGTGCGGCCAATAACTCATCTTGTGTATTGTCGGAAATTTCAATCAATAAAGTGTCTCCGATGGTCACTAGGTGGCTCGGGTTCTTCAGTTTCTCTGCTACCGTATCTACAATGTATGGGTGTCGCAGGTCATTGAATCTTACTAACTCTACCCAACGGCTTACATCTCCTAGCTCCTGTTGTGCGATAGCTTGCATCGTGTCTCCGTCTGCGATGATACGTCTTTTAAACTTAGCCATTATCTCACCACCCATCTGTTCATAATGGACTCTACTTGGTTCTCTAAGTAACCGATAGAGATGTCGATATCTCGTAGAGTCTCAATCATCTTACGATACTTTCTTTCTGTACCGAAGTAGTCTGAGATATAGTTGATGTTTTGCTTTATCTTTAAGATATCTTTCTTCGTTACGTACTGTAAGCTCGTGTGAGTCTGCTCTATGCTATATAGGAGTGCAAAGGACTCTAACACTACGGCACACACTAGAACGTACACACGAGGGTTATACGTAGCTAAATCGCTATCCATAACCTGAGCTACAATTGTACGTGGGTCTAACGGTACATTTATCAATTCAACCTTGTTCTGTTTGATGTCGTCTAATGTTAACCTTGCTAATGCTGATACACTAAATGATGGTGTATAAAGCGTAGAGACGTACTGTGGTGCGTTTCCCATCTCGTTTAATGGAATTGTACCATCAGGAAGAACAGGGACGCTAGAGACGAATCTAACAAGGTCTAACGGCTTTCTAATTGTCATACTCTTAATACCACCTTCCGTAATAACCAATGTTATAACCTAGTCCACTCATACCGTAGTCGTAGGATAGGTTAGATGGTCGTTGTGGGTTAACTGGGTCACGTCCTGTTCCAGGAACATAACCTCCTCCGTCACCTTTGTTGTAAATGTCGTCATTTCCTGAACTCGGATCATACTTCCCTCCGTTACCTCCCGTACCTGGTCTATTATTAATTGGTGGGAATAGTGGACTAGGTTGCCATACGAGACCTCCACCACCTAAGTTAATATCTGTATCAGGACGTTGATTTGGGTTGTATCCTGAGTTGTTACTTCCTCCCCCTACAGTTGGGTATCTATTACCAATCTCAGGTGCTACTACATCGTCATCGGCAGGATCGGTAGACTTTCTAAGTACTACGAACTTAATCTCGTATCGGAACATTAATGGAGCATTTACGTCCTGTGTATATGTAACACCTTCAGGAGCTAAGTGAACTACGAAACTCTCATCGTTTGTAAAGTTATGGAAGAAAAAGTCGTCTGCGGCTTTCTTACCATTACCACCAGTCTCTGCATAGTCTTCTAAGAAAGCTTTCATTTCTTTTATCTTTGTAATCCCTCGGTCTGACGCTTTACCTGTAGGGTTGAACCCTGTTGTACCACTAATCGTATAAGTAGGGATATCGCTTTGAAAGTCCTCAATTACGATCCTACTCTTCGTTTTTAATGCAGTCGTACGGTGCGGCCGAGCAAATGTCATGTTCTCGGGGTTGATAGCGAAGCGGAAGAATCTATTCCCCACTTGGAACGCAATTCTTGTTAAAGCTGTTTTACCATCTGACATTCCCATGTGTTATCACCTCTCTTTTATAATATAAGAAAAGCCGAGGAAAACCTCGGCTTAAAGGACTCTATGTAGTGAGTATTTTTGCAATAACTCTTCAGGAGTGATGTCGTATAGGAACTCGGTATCTTTCCGCTTAACCCCTGCCCTATAGAAAGAGCTATCTACTACCTCAGAACAGGTTAGTTTCTTTTGGTTGTTGAATAGAGTACGTTTAAAGTTTAGTACGATCCGTAGAAACATTTCAAGTATCTGAGCATAGTCGTAATCCGTACCTTCATAGCTTAGTGCGATAGAGACGATTTTATCTTGTTCCTCTTTCGTTAAACTATCTAACCGATAAATATGTGTGATTTCTTTGTCATACTCTATAGGTACGACTCTCGTTTTTATGAACCTGTTGGCTTCTATCAATGTGTTAGAGTCGATAGCAAGGGCAACATGGCTATAGGGTGAGTTAGTAACTTTACTAATCACCCAGCCTATGAAACTCTTAGGTCTATAGAATATGACATCTGCCGATTGGATCGTTTCATTTGTCATAGTCTATTCACCTCTCTATTGCGGTTGTACAGATTCTTTTGGTACTTCTCTCTGAGCTTTCTCTGCTTCTAACTGAGCGATGTAGGCTTTTAACCTAATGTTCTCGTTTAGCATATCGAAAAGAGCTGCCTGTTGTTCACTGAATACGTAGTTCGGATTAATCTGTTTACCTTGCGGTTGTTGTAGTTGTTGTTCCATTTTGTCTCCCTCCTATATGGGTCTACTAGTTTTCCCAGTTTGTCTCGTATACTTCTTTGTCTGTTGTCGCATTCTTGATTTTTTGAACATATGTATTGTACTTTGTAAGTTGTGTTAGCTTATGGTTAAACACTTCTTTCTGAACAACCATCCAATCAGCTCTCGTATGGTTAACGTATCCTGCGTCTTCCGTTCTCCATAATACGTTCTCGACATCAGGCTCATCTCGAAGGTAATCTTTCTGACCTAGGAAGTTGATTTGATCTCCGTCATTCAGACGATACGTGTGTCCGTTTGCCGAAGTGAAACCATTTTTAATCGCATTCTCACAAGTCTCATCTAGTAGTTGCGTTTTAAGTTTCTTATGATGCTCTAATATGAACGCAGGTGTAATATCGAAGATTGATAACTTGTATCTGTCTGCTAGAGTTTGGGCTAACTTATTTTTGTGGTCAGTTGCTAATCTGTCAAAACCTTGTACTACTAATAATTCTTCGAACATTGTTTGGTATACCATTTGTCATTGCTCCCTTATTATAGTTTATATTGTCTCTCGATAACTGCATTGAGCTTTGCGTTCAATTGTTGAATTGCTCTCCAAGTTAATGAGTTCATTGTGTAACCGTTGACACCTTTACCTCCAAGTTCTTGAACTAATTCATGAGCGTCCTCAGCTATCAGACCAACTCTTGTACCAAGTTCAGGATTGTCTTTCATGATGTACGAGCAGATTTCTGAGTCAAGGATGATTTGTAGTGCATCTTCCTCTAGAGGTTTGATGTCTGTTTTATATTCTCTAGAAGACGTATTTACATAGTTAACTGTCTTTACTGTAGTAGCATCTAATGTGTCTAGTGCCATACTAGCCCAACCTGTATCGTTCCAGTTACGTAGTTCGAATCGGTTCATATTAGACTGCCATTTAAAGATACCTCCCCCAAAGTTCGCAACGTTGTTAATACCATCAGTATAGAACTCAACGATAAATTTATCGTCTCTTTCGAATCTGTGGTTTCCTCCGTATGCACGGTAGTTAGTGTTACCTCCGTTCTTACCAATAGGGATAAGTATTTTATTCCGACTTAGAACGTCTGTAACACCCCAAGTCTCTGATCCTTGCGCCCCTGGTTGACCTCGAACGTTCCCGTAAGGGTCTAAGTAAGTACCGTTACTTTGTGGTGAATGAAACTCCCCTGCTAGTCTAATGTTAGATGAGTTCGGGAACTGATATAGAACGGTTTGGTCGTTCATTCTCATCGAGTAATCCAAGATACCAAAGGTACTATAGTCGGCAGGAGTTGTCGAACCTGCTGTCTTACCTGGTCGTAGGAAGTTTAATCCTTGACCAACGGACTGTACTGGACTACTGAAGTAAATAGAGTTAACTGCCATAAAGTCTCCCCCATTGGCATGTAAGCTATATTTACCTTGTGCGATCCACTGGTTTTTCTTTAATTTAAGTATACCATCAACGTCCAAGTCACCTGCTACTTCGAGACCATTGGCCGCACTAGTAGGGAACTTGTTTACTCCGACTGTTTTCTTCACTGTGTCAATGAAGAAGATTGGAGTACCGACCGCTACAGTTCGTAGAGCCGTTACAGTAGAACCTACTTTGTCGGTTACTGTAATCAGAACCTCCCAAGCTAGTGTATTGTCTAAGCTTACTACAACGTTCGTTGCAGTGAAGTTCGGGTTCCCTGTTATTGTGAAGTTAGTACCTGGACTATCGTACGTACCACCTACCTGTCTTCTTTGGAATTTAACAGTTGGAAGAGAGTTCTTATTCACGCCACCAATAGTTAAAGGTGAGATTGTCCCACTCAACTTGATCGTAGTCGAAGCTTCAAAGTTGTTTAATCGTTCTGCACTAGCAGAAATATTAGGTGGTGAATAAGGCAACATTAATATAACAGAAGATGCAGATGTCCTATTACCCCTACTATCAATTGCAGTAACTGTCAAGGTAGCATTAGTAGCCGCATCTACTGTACCGAAGTTAAGTGTAAGGTCAGTTGTAGCATAGTTGATAGATTGTGTTGAACCGTTCACCGATACTTCGTATCTAGCCATTGTAGCACTGTTCTGTGCGGTAGCCTTAGCCGTTGCAGGAATCTTAACCTGTAGTGTGGACTTGTTCTGTACGATATACTGGTTATTCCCTGTAAGAGTAGATGTTGTACTATTCGAGTCTAAATAAGTGAAACCTCCTGCATACGTAGGGTTACTGTTTACAACCCGTAGATTTACTTTCTTATTCTGATCCTTCGGTACACCATCGTTAAGCTCTACCCCGTTGTACTTCGTACTTGCCCAAACGTTAGCTTGCTTCACATTGTCATTTGGTGTTTGTTGGTACATCTTAGCAATATCAGCATCGTCAAATGTCATTGTAAATGTTTTTCCTACACCTGAAGAGAATGTTTTTGAGAAGCTACCGAATGTGAACACTAGTGAATACGCAAACTCAGCGTAATAGTAATCTAGTGTTACGGGTACGCTTTTCGTACCGATATCAAAGTCGGATAGAATAGGTGTAGCAGGTGTGGCACCGTATACAGTCCCCCACTTCTCTGTCTCCCCAATTACACTACCATTGTACCATGTCTGTACCTTAATCTTTACAGGTCTGTTCTCGTACCCACCGATAGATTGATACAGGATTGTTGTTTCGTCTTTGGTAAAGTAGAACGTTACGTTGTCCCCTACTCCGCTTCGCCAAGCAACTGCGGCCATACTGTTATCAGGTTTCTGCACTTCCACTGTTACAATGTGGTCGAACGCAGTAGACGCACGGTTAATCGAAATAGGTAGAGGTTCGATAGCAGCGGTCCAACTAATGTTAGACGCCACCGTACTTGCTCGTGGGATACGATCCAAGTCCACATACGCTACTGCATCATTGATTGAGAACACGTCTGTGTAACCACTTGCACCGATACGTAAGTTTTTAGAACCATCTGAGTTATGGTCTATTCTAAACCAACCACTAACTACCAGTGTGTTAGAGTTGTATGTGAATGAGAACCCTGTTGTATTTACTGCTTGTTGTCCGTCTACATACAGACCGAATGTACCTGTACCGTATGTTGTGTATCCTGTATTTGTACGAGAGAATCGCATCTCTACGTATACTTCACTGTAGTTACCACCAGTGTTCGGGGTACTGCGCCAATTCACAGTACCCAAAACATATCTATTACTGGTAGTGACATTAAATGAACCACTTGCCATGTTGTTTCCTCCAATCGTTATTAGCTATTGTTAGGTACGAATGCCCAACCTGTAGCTGTCGAACTCTGTATAGAAAGGATTTTAATATTTCCTAGCGTAATCTCGTTTGTTGCTCGAAGCTTTTTCGTTACTGTCTCATCCCCGTTTAGGTAGAATACTTTTTCGAATGTTCCGTTGTTTTGGTAGTACCCTGCGAACTCTGACGGTGTGATTTGAGTGTAACCAACTTCGCTACCGTTACCATCTAACTGAGATACACGGATACCGTTAATGTTCATTCGGATGTTCGTGTTGTAAAGCTCCCCTGTAGCTAGAGTCCATTGTAGAGCAACGTCACCGATGTTCAACATAATCCCTGATACAATAGCTTCTACGTTAGCGTACCCGATGAAACGGATTCTTACCTTATCCTTTGTAGGAGTGAATGTCATGTAACGAGCTTCGAATCCATTTGTTGTTACATCCTTGTTATCTGCTATTTGGTTCCCAGCAGGTACAACCCAAGCTGTACCGTTGTACTCTTGAACTTGAATCCAAAAACGGTAACTCGAATCCGCACCTTTTGTCATCTTGTTCAGGTACCAACCTAATGTGTAAGGTTGTCCAGGAATAACGGATACGTCTTGGTAGATTCCTGTCTCTTGTCCGTTGGCTCTAAAGTAGAATCCTTTACCAAACCCTAGATTATCTAGCGCAGAGTTAGAGATTGTATCTACTGCGTAAGCAGTTGTTAAGCTCCAAAAATCTCTGTCACTATAACCGATAGAGTTCTTAATTAAGTTCATTCCGCCTGTCGCAGAGAACTTAGCAGTGATGTCTGTAGCAGTTTGTTTTAACTCAGATTTCGTTGCATATGGAGAGAAGTCTAACTTGTCCATAGCATCTTTAATCTTACCATCTACGGCACCTGACACGTTGTTTAACTCATCTTTAGAAGCTAAGTTACCAAGGTCACTAGCGTTTGCCTTACTCTTTAATGCTAGGGTGTACTCTCTAGAACTGAAGACTGTATTCGTGATAGACTCGTCTGTAATCTTCTGCTCTGCGTTAGCGATACGTTTAACCATAGACGGGATGATGTAACGTGTATCTTGGTTGACTGTAGCTAAGTTAATACCGTACTTGATTGAACCTTTAGAAATCGAAGATGACCAAGTAGGATAGTAAGTTGTTACAACGTTATCCTTATCCCCTAGTAACTCTAGTATACCATCAAACTCTACTATCTCTTGAATTGGGTCTACAAGCTGGTATACAACTTGGTAGTAGTTGATAGATTTGTCACTGATTGACGGTGATGGGTCTGTTGGGGCAGTGTTACCTGCCACAGTAGCACGAGATAAATCTTTGTCCCCTATTGGATACCATCGCTTAATCCCTGACCCTGGGTACAGCCCTCCGAAAGTACCGTTACATACTCTCCATCCTAGGAAGTAGGCATTGATGTCTTCCTTACTAGGATTATATGCTTCAGCCCAACCGCTATCGTTGTTGTCGATAGAGAACCAAATTTTATCAAGATTACTACTAGTTGAATAAGTGTTTACGTGTAGTTGTCCGTCCTTCGGTATCACCGTACCGTCTGCTTTAATAACAGATAAGGAGTTACTATTTGCATTAGCGTAAGCAAAACCGTCAGCTCGTACTCGTGTAACCTTTACTAGACTTGTGTTAACCCAGTCGGTCATAACACCTCCTGACTCGAACTGAACTTTTCGCATGTTAAGCTTCTTCCCTGTGGCCGCTGTTCCTCTAGGGAAGTACACACGACCGAACAACCCTTTCGCATTACTTGGGATCGTAAATGTCTTGTAGAGACGTTTCCACGTATTAGCTGCTCCTACAGAGTTAGCGTCACCCTTGTTCTCAATCCAGTTAGTTCCATCATGGTGCCAAACAGAGATGTAAGCTCCTGCAACCTCACAGTTTACCTCTGCCGAGAATGTAACCGTCTCCCCTGTAGAGAACATGTGCAAGTTCATGTCGTAGGAACCAATTTGGTAGAAGCTATCACTTGCGTCTGTAGATGTTAGTACAAGGTAGTCTCCTGCATAACTTAACGTAGCTCTACCAATCGTACCACCATTACTTGAGTTGTCGAACATATACGGTTGCACGTTATTACAGCTAGAATTTAGGACTCTGTTTACTCCGTTAGTTGACAGACCGTTTGTAGAGAACGCCCAATTCTGCTTGTCATTTAAAGGAACGTCCATCCATTTCTTAGTCTTAACTGCGTTACCATTCGTGTCCCAAGCAAACGTATCATTATTTGTTCCGTCTCCGTAGAATTTACCCCAAATAGTAAGGTCTGTGCCGCTACTGAACGTAGGGTTTGTTACAGGACGGATACGGTTTCCTGCGCTTGCCCACACTTCTTCGATAGCAGGAGTGTAAACTATATCTGCTGTCTTCTTAGAACCTACTTCGATTTTAAGCTCTTTCAATTCTACTGTACCTGTTAAGTCACGAGCACCCATTTGTAGACTTAAATCCTGAATCGTTTTAGCTGGGTCTATTTGGTATGTAGTAGATATTGTCGCATATCCACTAGTCGTCCCTACAATAGATGAAGGAACTGTAGTACCTAACCAAGCTTTAGAACCGTCTGTAAAAGTAACAGTAAGTTCTGTACCAATCCACGGATTAGTCGTACCTCTCACTACGTTTGTTAGCTTATAAGCTACAGAGATAGTCATTTGTTGTTTGTTAAGAAGACTTATCGCATCAGGTGATAGTGTTTGGCTTTGGAAGTTAACTGAACCAATAGCCCCTGTCCAAGAGTATTGAGCGCTTTTATTCATCACCAAGTTACGACCATTCCAGTTCCAACTATCTGAATGACTACCTTCGAACTCAGGTAAACCAAGCGTTGCGATAGGTGGTTTAACATTCATTGGGTTAGCGAATGTTGCTCTGTCATAGTTACCAGTTGTACTAATGGCAGCAATTGTCTCCTGCTTCATTTTCTGTGTTTCTTGTTCTGTGTACTCTTTCTGACGATCCTGAACCTCAATTTCGAATAGAGCATAACGGTTATAGTAGTCGTTCCACTTAGTGTTCCATACAGTTCTGTCGATACTAATAGTTGCAGATGAACTTGTATCCCAAGGTTTAACAGGTGTCAGTCCTGATAAGTATGTAACTAACGCAGTGTATGCGTCCCCTAGCGGTTTGTAGTTTGCACTTGTCGTTAAGTTCATACCAAGCTTACGTGCCATTCTACGGACCGCATAAAGCTTACCTGCATTGTACGTATCTGCATCAATCTGAGCTAATGTAGGCATTGCGTCATTAGGGTTTAGAAACTTACCTACGATGTCGGCAATATATCCACGGACTAAACTACGTTCGAATCGTGTAATCTTACCATCGCTACCTAACGATTCAAGAGAGTCTGCAATCTGATCCACTTGTCCTTGGTCTGCTACGTTAAGACCGAAGCTAATGTTAGAGTACCATACAGTACCTCCTTGTACGTCACGGTTGTTTAAGAACCCGATTTTAATTCCAGCAGTCCCCCAAGAGAAGTTCTTCTGCATATCATTACCTGAGTTGTTCAATCCTCCGATAGTACCTGAGATGTTAGTCCAAGTATTAGGGATCGTTTGATTAGATAATGTCATATATCTAAACGCAGAACCACTGTTACCTTGACTCAGTTTCGTACCTGCTTTAACAAGACCACCATTCCAAGGGGCTTTAAGCGTAATAGTTTTATTCGTTGTATTAATAGAACCATCTGCCCACAAGTCTTGTGCAGATACGTGACGAGAGTACGTCAATGGTTGATACGCATATCCTGATTTACTTACGTAATCCCAAAAGATTAGTTTTCTTTGGTGAATCGCTGCCGTGTTTGCCCAGTTAATAACATTATCTAGATACACCACTGTATCTCCGTTCTTTAAATCCTGTGTTAATGTAGATAATGTACCTTGCATATACATATGGTTCTCTGCGTAGATGATGTTGTTATCCATATCAAATTCCGCTACACCTACGTAGAACTTAGCTCCTACGCTTGGGTTTGTTTTAGCCCACATAGATAATTTATATGTTTTACTAATATCTACAGGGATAATCTCATCAGATAGTCGATAAGTGTTGTATGCTGTATCTTTGAATGACCCTCCACCTGAATATGAGTCCGATCCGTCAAATTCGAATACGCTGAAGTTGGTGTTATTCCCTAAAGTACCTCCTCCGTTAGTTACAAGGTTATCTCCTTTAGAGTTTACCCAGTTCTTGTAATCGGCAGAAATAACCCAACTACCTTTTACATATACGTATAATTGGTTATCGTTTGCGTTCAACCATAGAGCACCCTCTGTAGGTTTAGGTGGTGGGGTAGTCGATGCAAGTACATCATTCATATTGTAAACGGTCAATTGACCTGTAACACTAAATTTAGCCATGCGTTTTCACGTCCTTTATAAATAAAGGGAACTTATTTCTAAGTTCCCGTTTAACTGTCTCCTCTATTATAATATAAAACGGCACTAACTACTTATCTGCGTTCGCTAGTAAATTTGCACTACCATTTACGTCCGTACTATCTAAGATGATTGTATCACCTTTAACAGTCGGGTAGTTCTTTATTAAGTTACCATTCGTAGCATATAAAGCCCACGTAAATGTCCACCCTGCCGTAGATACTGTTAGACCTGACTGTAGGATTTGTGCAGTTAGAGTGATTGTACCTTGACCATTCTTGAACACGTTTGTACCGATAATGTTCATGACCATTGGGTCTTGGAAGTCTCGGGCAACAATAACCCCACTATACTTCGTACCTGTTACAGGTGCAGTAGCTACACACTTGAATCCTTGTACACCGTTGATTGCCCAGTTACGGACTACGATAGTGTCCGATGTTGTAGCGATAGCTGCTGAAGTTGTTGTAGGGATCGCTTCTGCCGTGTTATCAAATTTAGAGATAGTTAAACTACCTGCACTTGTTGTGATATCACCTGCATAGAATAAGTTGGCCGCTGCCGTACCGATGTACACTCTAGCTTTTGTAACGTTTGTTGCGAATGCAGGGATCGTAACTTTCAAGTCATTACCTGCCGTAACTGCTTGTTGTGCTTGTGAAGAACCGATAGTCTCTCCTGTTAGACCACACCACGTATATTTAACGTAGTAAGTTGCGGCCGTTAACTGCGTATTAGTATTAGCCACTAGAGCTACAGTAGGTGCAGTTGAAGGGTTCGCTACGTTCTGAATCAATCTCCAACCGTTACCCCCGTCTGCGTTACCTCCTGAAGAAGTTGTAGCGTTAGGGTCTTGGATGTACCATTGGAATGCAGTAGGCGTTACTAGCCCTGCTCCTTTGTACATATCTGCTTCTAACGTTACGTTACCGCTACTGTTACGGATAGAGTCTCCACCTGGTGCCCACACGTTCAGGTAATACGAGTCCACCCCGTTAGCTCCGTTCGCACCATCTGCTACGATTAGAATTTGTTGCTCATCAATGTTGTTCACAGTTCCGTTTGGTGTAGAACCTGCTAGGTACAGTCGAACACGGATCGCTTTAATTGTGTTCGTAGAAGGAGTGTATGATTTAGCTCCTGGTTCGTTCGCAGAAGATGTGTACTTATCTGCCCACGTTACACCATCGGATGCCAACTCAGCGATGACTAACTTACCACCGTAGAATGCAGGAGAACCTGCTCCTGTTTGTGACATCATGTTAATAGAGATACTTGCAGGAGTTAATGTCCCACCTGTATTCTTTTGGATTGCTACTGTATTCGGTACTAACCAGTAGGCAGTAGGAGCAGCCCCACCTTTAACCTTACTTAATGTTTGTACCTTTGTAAGTGTGAACCCTTGTCCTTTTAAGGACTTACCTGTAATCGTGAATGTAATGCTTGCAGTATCCTGTGTGATGTTACTTGCGTTCGCAACACTAGCGAAGATACCACTTGTAGTGATAGCACCAACCGTGATGTTTGTAGCACTTGCAGTTACTTTGTACTTACCGTTTCCAGTACCTACACCATCATGTGTAATTTCAGTTGCACCATCGTATACGTGAATCTCTGTTCCTGATCCTGCGTAGATACCGTTGTTACCATTTGCGTCTGTAGGAATAGATTGAGAGTCATTCGATAGTAATGCAACGATAGCATTCGAACCACCTGAACCGTTGACAATCTTCGTTACATCGTAGTTCGCTTTTAACGTAACATCCATGTTCAAGTCTACGTCTGTGTATGTAACTACGCACGTAAAGATTTGGTTAGCCATAGTTGTTAAGTTCGATTTAATTGTTAATAGTTTAGCAGTCGTACTTGGTGTACCTGAAGGTAATGAGTACGTTAGACCACTAGGAGTTGTTCCTCCTGCTGTCTCTGCTAATGGAACTGTAGTCTGTGTACCTTCATACCAAAAGACAGATTTAACGGAAGCCGAAGGTAACATATTGCTTCCGTCACCCCCTGCGATGTAAAGCTCAGGTTTGATGACTAAGTTACTGCTTGTAAAATCAGGTACATATGTTAATCCGTTTGGATCGTAAATCTGTGTTTTGTAGTTCGGGTTTAAATAAAGTATATATTGTTTAGCATCATTCAAGTCCGAAACGGTAATCTGTCCAGTAATTCTCGGCATTGTTTATCTTCCTCTTTTCTCCTGTGTGATTTAACTACTAGGTACCTCTACATCACATTCAAACGTTGCTCTCTGTGGTACGTCATCTTTCGAAATCTTGAATGAACTTCCTACACCTACGTGGTCTTTATTCCACTGTAAGTCTCCACTCTCATCGTCCGAAATACGTGACCAAAAGAAGTTAGCCGTAGGTATAGTCGATGTAACCTCGTCATCTCCTTTGTACACCTTAGCGTACAGGATACTATCTATCTCACCGTTTCTAAAGATAAGACCATTTGTACTACCGACCATGATACGATGAGGTACCTTCTTCAAGGCTTCTTCTGCATCCTTTTGTGCTTTCTCGGCAGTGTCCTTGATTTCTTTCTGTTCTTCTTTTGTAGCCATTTCAGAACGAACCTCTTCTATTTGTTTCGATAGTTGTTCTGAACTAACTTTTGCCGTGATAGAGTCTGCTAGTTGCGTAATCTGTGAACCGATTTTACGCATCTCTGTATCTCTATATTTCATAGCATTCTCTTGTGCTTCTTTAATACGGGCTTCAAGGATTGCGTCCATTGCCTGTTTAAAGGATACGTCTAAAGCAGCGATAGCTTGCTCATACCCATCGAATGCCTGTGCTACTGCTATACGTTCGTCAGGAGTGATAACTCCGTCTAACATAACGATTTCTATTGTGTTCAGTAACGCTTGATGTCTACTGTCTAGTACACCCTTCGATACTGTTAATAAATCTTTGTGTGTGGCTGGTAGGAACGGATCGGAGATAGTTTGGCTGTACTTCTCGTCTACCTTTGCTTTCTCTCTTCCTACGGCAGTTAGAAGCTCGTTAACTTTCTTCTTTTCATCTGCCGTAACCGTACCATCCTCAAATGCAGGTAACGTATAGTCCTTCATAGCTTTCAGTGCGCTAGATAAACTGTCCAGTTGTGCTCGGATAGCATCTAATACTTTTTGTTGCTCCTGTCGAAGCGTATCCAAGTCTATCTCTATCTCAACTTTATCAATCTTGAAATCTAGCTTACCGTTAACCATTGTTACTTGCGTAGTTACGTTCTTTACTTGTTCTTGTAAGTCCTTGATAATCTCAAGGTCTCCTCCTCCACCACCTGAACCGATTGGTTTACCGTCAATCAGAACACCATCTTTTGTGATAGTTAATTTGTGGTCAGGGGACTGGATTGTAACATCACCATTTTCAGAAATTTCAAACTTAGAGAACTTTTTAGAAATCTCTTCAGGGTTCGTAGTATCCTGCTTCTGCACGATAGAGAACGATCCGTCTGTTTTCATTTCTTGGTATGTAATCCCTTTACCATTTCTATGTCTGCTACCTACACGTAACGTTCCGTCCGATTTAAGGAAGAAGGTAACTCTATGATTGTCATAGATACCTTGGTGGACGTATAATACTGTAGGAGAGTTCGGAGATATAGGTTCGATTAGTTCTCCATTTGCATAACGAGAACTCGGTAAATCTGCGTAGTCGAAAGCTCCGTCCTGCACGTATTCATTCCCAGGGTCAGTGTCTGTAATATACATAAATGATTTACCTGAGAAAGTTACTTCCTTATTTCCTCGACCATCAATATTCTGATATGTCATAGAAGGGTATAAAGTGAATAACTGCCATAGCTCACGTTGGACTGCTTCGTCTGATTCGTCTCCACCTGTCATCGTTGTACGTGTTAACATTGATTGGTTGTCTGCATCACCGTAGATGTTTAAAACAATAGGGTGGTCTTTATTACCTTCTAAGAATCCGATTAACACTAACGATCCGATTGTAACGATTGTGTTAGAACCGTATACTTTACCTTGCGGAGTACGTCCACCGAATACAACTGGTAGTCTAGCAGAGTATCGTCCGTTGTCACTTGGATTCTTTGATGTTGAGTTTTTATGTAGTGTTGTCATAACTTCCACTGTATTGTACTTATAGTTAACCTTTGTAACCCTAGCAAGGGAGAGCCTAACAACACTCTCTCCCTCCTTGTACATACGTTTAACTTCTGATCCTAGTTGAGCCTGAAACCTCATAGAGGACAGTGGTGTGTAGTCAAAATCTTCCACGATATAATTCTACCACCTTTCCTTTATATTATAACATTTTTATCCTGTAAACCTACGTACGTGACCATTAAAAACTTTTTGCCAATAACTTGTGCTTAAATCTTCTTCGTGAATACCTGGGGTACTTTGTGAACCGATAAACTTACCGTTACCTGAGTAGATTCCGACATGCCCATCGCTCTTATACGTATCGAAGTAGATGATGTCGCCAGTCTGTATCTTGCTCATAGCTTGGCTCTTATCGGAACCACGGGCACTAACTACTTGTAACCTAGGGTCTTTTGCGATTGTATCTGTTGTCATACCTGTTGCTCCCCCGTTAAGTTGGACACCATGTACGTTATAGCACCACCATACGAATGAAGAACAGTCGATTTTGATTGGTGAATTTAGGAATGGATTGTTACCTGAGCGACCGCCGCCGAACACATATACCGATGGTTTAGAAGTCATCTCTCTTGCAGTAGCTAGAGCTTGCATTGCAACTCCACTTCCTGCGCCACCGCCCCATCCACCTGAACCAGTTCCTCCACCTGTACCTCCTGGTGGGTTGGCCGCTTTACCTGCTTCAATCAATTGCTCTAACGATTTCTCACCTAAGTATCCACCTTTAAAGTCTTCTGATTGACCCCATAGGTTCTTGAATCGTTTAGCTCCTTGCTCAGGTAAACCTCTTGTTACTCCTAATATAGTAGTATAGCCACCTTGGAAACTAAATTCGTGTTGGACAGACTCGATGTAGAACTCCCATACAGTCTCTTGTTCAAAGTCATCGTACATTGCTCGTGCTCCTATACGATATGCAGGGTTCCCTAGTACACGAATATCTCCACTGTAGAAGTTAGCGTTCTCACAGTACCAGTTAAATAGTCTCTGTGTGTACTTGTTTAGCTTTTCATTCGCTACACCCTTTTCTTTGGCCGCTTCAGAGTTGTTCCCTCCACCTGCCGTGTTTACAAGTTGTGCGTAGATTTCTCGACTAAACTTACCATCTTTTAATGAGTCGATGATCCCGTTTACTAGACTCGGTGCCATTGTCGGGAATCCTTCTACTAACTGAGCGTATACTTCGTTCTTTTTAAGTCGTAACATCTCTTTATCTTGTAGGTTATTCTGTGTGATGTATGTTAGGACTTCTTCGTAGCTTGCTTGTGGTGTTGCAGGTTCTGTACGGACTGCTGGTGTAGGTTGAGGATTCGTTGTTCCTGTACCATTACCTGACTGCGTATTAGTCCCTGTACCCGTTCCTGCGTTCGTCCCTTGTTGTTGGGTACCTGCGACACCTGGCGTTAGTAGATAACGGTTCTGAGCGTCCAAACGCTTATATCCGTATCGTTTAACTAACTCAGGATGGAATTTAGGGAATACACCTAAGTCCATACTGTTGAACTCATTAATGTTCGGTGCTTGTACTACGAATACAGAGAACATCTCATTATCGTTCTTACCGAATGATTCTTGAACAACGATATCACTTGTGAAACGATACAGAGGTAGTTGTCCCCACTTATCAGGGTCAAAAGGTGTAGGTCTCATTAATGCTACGCACTGTCCATTCTTCGTGTATTCAAAGAATAGTTCGTTAAATGGTTTTGCCGTTACATCTGTTAAGAACTGACGTAGACTACCTTGATAGTTAATGAATGGAGACGGATCGGCTAGAGTCTCATCTTCCTTCCAACTAGAGAAACTATGAGTTAAGTAATCTTTTAGTCCTGCCCCGTTAGCCCACTTATACTGAGCGTACTTGTAGATGAATCGTTCCATTAGTTCGTTACCGATCCCTGCCGCATTGTTAGAAGAGAATTTTAATCCATCTTTAGAATCATCAGGTAGCCAACCGATTGTAGGAATGATTGTTGCTACTTCTTGGATAACCCCTACGCTAAAGTTAATTAGTGCTTTCGTCATAGCTTGTCCAGTTATACGATATAGTAATGTTCCGTTACCGTACTCCCCTTCTTTCTTGATGTCGGAAATCATACCAACCATGATATACGGATTATCAGGGACTCCTTTTGTAACATCAGGGATAACTTTGATACGAACTAAATCGTTTGCGTTTACAATCTTATCCCATTTCTCTTTAGAAGAGATTACTAGAGAGAATGCAGGACTATCATCTGCCATAGCATTCTTAACACTGAATGAGATGATAGCTTCTTCAAACGTCTTCTGTGAAATCTGTTTCTGTGTATCGTACTTCAAGATATAAGGTGTGTCCTGTGTGATTAACTCTATCTCGAATGTTGGAAATCTACGATTTATGGTAGTAATGGTAATCACTTCCTCTTCTTTTTAATACCGTGTTTATTCATAATTTTCTGTATCCCTTGTCGTGAGATACCAAATTTGTCTGTAGTCTCTTTTAACGAGTGATTCATATAGTAAGCTATAACTTCTTCATGATTATAGTGTGTAACCTTTCTGAAGTCCGTTTTCTTTACTAAGTTTGAAACTATATCCTTTGTAATTCCAAACTTACTAGCAGTCTCTTGAGCTGTGTGTGTTTTATAATGTTCTAGTACTTCCTCTTCATTGTAGTTACCGTTCTTCTTATATCCTAATTTGTAAGCGATACCTCTAACTGTTACCCCTGCTATACCGAATTTCTTCGCAGTCTCTTCTTCGGTATGACGCATATAATACTCTGCAACTTCTTTGTCATTACTGAAGTCTTGTACGATATAATCCTTGTTCGCATCAATTATCGGTATGTGTAGTTTAAGTGCTTTAGCTATTTCGTTGACTTCTCTAACTGTATAGGGTATCTCTACATATATGATCCCGTTATTTTTACAGTAATCCTGTTTCTTTTTATCTTTAGCTTTTTGTTCTTCTACAGGAAGGAATAATCTATTTTTAGGGTCAGTTTGATAGTGCTGTCTTCCGTGGTACTCTACGTCAAACTTTAACCCTTCATAATCAATATAGAAGTCCATATACTGTTTACTACCGTCTTCGTGGAATATTGTTTTTTGCGTCTCATAGTCGATTTCGTTCTGTTTAAGGATAGACCCTACACAACGTTCTCCCCAACTTTTGTTGCTGTCTAATGGACACCTAACCCCTGCTCTGAATGTGTCATAGCTAACCGACCACTCGTTACCGCTAGGTGATAGTAGGTCTATCTTATCCGTAACTTTAACATCGTTAGGTATATTCACTATTGTGTACCCTTCTTTAGTAAACTCATCAGTTAACAACCTAACCTTCTCTTCCTCAAGTAAGCTTCTGAAATCAGGTCTCTTACCTTGTGTAAAGTTTCCCCACTTTACAGTACATATGTACCCTTTGTACTCTCCGTATTGTATCTTCACTTGAATAGGTGTAGAGTTGTTTTTGTACGATCCTATCATTTCAAGACCTTCAGACTTTAATGTCTCTCGTACATAACGTTCACGATCCTCTTTTGTCGTAAAACCTCTCAACGGTTTGTAATTAGTCATGTTATACTCTCCTCTCTTACTAATAATATAACACAACTCCATATCAATTTGGATAGCGTTTAACAATCGTTGTCAATTATATCATCTCCTTATATTTAAAAAGAAGAGAGGGATGACATTACGTCATCACCATCTCTTTAGAGTAGAAGCCAAGCATATCGGCAATGTTATTGCCTACTTTCTTCATTTCACTGCTATTGTTAATCTTCTTAGCTACAGACTCGTCACCTTTAACATTGACGTTGATAGTGGCGTTGACTGCTTGACCTGAACCCGAAGGTGCGCCTTTCATGATAGAAGCAATGTTAGAAGCCCAGTCAGCGTTAGTTGCGTAACCTGCTTGGTGCATCTTATCTAGAGTCGTTCTACCTTTTCCGTAGTACTTCTCTGCGATCCATTTAGCTCCACCCATGATACCGTTCTGAGCAGCAGTTCCTCCACCGTCTTTAAACGTGTAAGCACTCTCCATCGGACTGTTATCAAACGCTCCAATTCCGAAGAAGTTACCCTTCTGTTTTGCAATGTTAGACGTTCCCCACGCAGATTCTTCGGCAGCATGTGCAACTAGGTAACGAGGGTCTAACCCGTACATCTGACCTGCTTTAAGGAAGGTTTCACCCATTCCTCTCATCATAGAATCTTTTGGAGCTTTAGAGTCTATCCATTTGTCTAGGTCGGCCGCAGTTAGAGTAGCTTCTGTGAAGCCTAAGTCACTTTGTTGAAGGTTACTTGCATTCTGCCACTTCTGACCTGCTGATAGAAGTTGCAGTTTACCTCCACCTGTAACACCCATTCCGCTACCTCCACCAGTACCTCCTGCACCGTTACCGTTACCGAAGATACCGTTTTGGGCACGAGCTTGAGCTAGAAGTTGTTCTGCTTTCATTAACGCTCTCTCGTAGATGTTAAGGTTTTCACGCTCGTACGATAAGTTGTCAGTCTTCTTAACTTCTGTACGTTGTTTCGTGTTCGTGTTCTCTTTATCTACTTGCGTGTTGGTAGAGTTAACACTGTTTCCTGTGCTAGGAGTAATAACTTGGTTTGTTAGTCCAGGGTCTAAGTTACTAGCTAATGAAGTTACACCTGCACCTACAGTAGCACCTACAGTCATACTAGTCGCAGTATGACCTGCTATAGTACCTCCTTGATGTCCGAATCCTGTGATGCTTGAAGGGTTAGTAGCTCTGTTTTCAGCCTTTTCTTTTTCTTTCTTAATCTGAGCTTCTGCTTTCTTCTTCTCCTTATCAGGATCAGAGTCGAACATACCACCGATTTTTCCTCCTCCCCAAGCACCTGCGATACCCCCAACGATACCACCGATTATAGTACCTATACCTGGGAATACAGAACCTACGGCCGCACCTGCTGCTATACCTCCACCGATACCACCTACCGATGATCCAATAGCTTCCCCTTTCTTACCTTCAGGGGCAGTAAATATGTCTGCTACACTAGATAAGATAGCAAGAGGTAGGGCTACCTTACCTGCCACTTTACCTGCTCCTTTAAGGAATCCTTTACCACTAGATGCGGCCGTACTACCTGCCGCTACCGCACCTTCAGTAGCTCCTGCTCCTCCACCGAACATCTTGCTCCACCAACTCTGTTTAGGTGCGTTAGCTCCGTTAGGTGTGCTACCTCGGTTCCATGCTACAGTGTTACCTGATCCACCTCGGTCTCGTCTACCTCCGCTACCTCCACCAACGATAGTAGAGTTACCTCCACCACCAGTAGGACCGCCACCTCGACCTCCTCTTCTACCTTTACCTTTACCTCCGAATGTACTAGAAGCTAGGGAACGGACACCTGAAGAGATTGCGAATGAAGTTGCCGCAGCGGCAAATGCTACAGTTAGAGCACCTAAGGCAGCAATAGCTCCGTATACTACAGGAGGTAACCCATCCATAGAAGCGTTAACGTCACGAACGGCTTCACCCATATCGTAGATACCTGCGGCCTGTTTCTCTGTAACTGCGTCACTTTGGTTGTTAGTAGCCGCACTAGATTTCTTGTACTCTTCTAGCTTATCCTTAGATACTTTGTCACCGACACTTGTATCTCCTTTAAGAACCTTCTTCAGGTTCTCATCAGTAAGGTCTCCTTTACGGAACGCTTCCATAAGTGCTTCTGCTTGTTGAGTAGAGATTTCAGCACCTAATTTCGTACGAGCAAACTCATAGAAGTTCATGTTCTGTGATTCCTTTGTTCCCCCTTGGGATTGTGCAAAGGACGCTATATCTCGTACGTTACCTGCATCAGAGATACCTTTTTCCATTTTCTTCGTTAATGCCCAACGTCCTTCTAAACCTTGGTACTTAGTACCCTGACCGAATACCATACGTACCATCGGATCGTCAATACCGTTACGAATACCTTGGTCTAAGCTCTGTAACATCCTTCCACCTTTTTCTCCTTGCAGAGCACGGTTTCCAGTTTGAGCTAATACAGATTGTAGTCCCATCGTGTTCATGATTTCATCGTTCGTCATAGAACGACCTTCAGACATACCTGATAAGATACCGTCTAACGCTTTTAGTTGGTCTTTCTCTCGACCTTCCATACCACTACGTTTGATAGCTCCTAGGAATGCGTTTTGGATTTCCTTCGTTTGCTTACCATTAACGGGACCAGCACCGTATACAGTGTTAAAGAATGATTTCGTATCTTCTGTGTTGATACCACTTGTACGACTGAACACTGCTTGGTTTTGCATTGCAGTATTTAAATCATCCATCCCACTGTAACCACGTTTAGATAAGTAGTTCTCTTGGAATCCAATCATCTCTTGACCTGATAAACCTAAGCGGTCTTTTAGCCCTGAGTTAAGAGCGTTATTACGGATGTCTTCTCTCCATTGTGAACCGTCCATACCAATACGTTGTCCGATAGATATTTCATCTTGTCGCATACCCTTGTCGATAGAAGCACCTTGGTGATATAGACTTCCTAGGGCAGCGGCCATAGCACCTGTGATAGCTAAACCAATAGCAGGAGCACGCTCGTAAGCCATACCTTTAAACGTACCACGTTCAGGTTTAACTGTTACACCTTGTACTGTATTGTTGTACTTCTCCATGTTGGCAATTGTACGGTCAAGTACACGGTTCAATTCGATACGAGATTCAAATTCCTTATCCATAGATTCAATATTCTTTTGCATCTCTAGTTTACGATCCAACTCTGCTCGTGTTGCTGTCGGCTTCTCTTCTATCTTCTTAATCTGTTTCATAAGAGAAGATACAGTTGTAGACATCTCTGTCATTCTGCGAAGGTTGTCTGCTTTCTCTTGGTGGTACCCGTCTACAGTGTTACGATCCTTCTTGAAGTTGGAGTACTGTTGGAATGACATATATTTAGATGCACTTGCTCTACGTGATAAACTTTCAGAACGTCTGTCAAGTTTATTTACTTCACGGATTTTAGTTACAACCTCATCTAACTTGTTCTTAACTCGGTTAGACTCCTCAACCATACCTGAAATAACTTCTTTAGTTTTCTCAAAGTCCTTCGTAGGAAGGTTAATTTCTCCAATTGTAGCGTTGAAGTTCTTAGAGTACTTTTGTTGGTAGGACGCAATCTCACGGAACTTAGCTAACGTAGCATCATACTCTCTACGGATCGCTTTCTGTTCATCTCTAATACGTTTATGTTGCTCGTCACGTTTAGCACCCTTAGGAGTTTTGTTGGCTTGAGCTTGTAGCTTTTTCAGTTCTTCAGTTGCTTGGTTATATTGTTGCGTAAGTAACTTCATGATACGCATGTTCTTATTGATATCTTGCGTGCTTGCCGTGTAGTTATTATCTGCACCTTTGTCACGGATACGTTCAATTTCGTCCATCATACTACGGATTTTATTTAACTTCGAGACGGCTTTGTCTATCTTGGCATCCAGTTCGATAATATAATCTTGTTTGTTACCTGCCATTTAACCTCACCACCCTTTCTTAAAAATAGGAGAAGAGGTTTCCCTCTCCCCCTTTATAGTTCGGTATACTCATCATCATCATCATCGTCTTGTTTATTGAACATTCTGATAGCTCTGTCCATAGCTTCTTTGTCGAGGTCTGTATTCTCCTCCGATTCCCCTGCAATGTAAGCATCATCGACAAGAGTACTTTTACCTGCTTTAGCGATACGTTGTGCTTTCTCGTATGCTTCTGCAAGGTTCTTATTGATAACCTGTTCAACGGCAGTCTCTCTAGCAGTCTTACCTCCTGCTTCAAGATGTGCATTGTACTCATCAAGACCTTCAAACTTCGTACCAAGGTTTTTAAGGTCTTCTGCTCTTGTAAGAGCTTCAACTTGTTTCGCAATCTTATCAGGATCGTGACCTTCTTTAAGAACATCCCACTCTCCGACTTCTTTGCTCCATACCTCTTCTTCGAACGAGTTATCATAGTGCTCAGAGTCAACTTGTAGACCTTTTCTAGCAAGCTCTGCTTGTCGGTAGTCTTCTTCCATTGAATAAATCATTAAGTCAATTTGTGTATGTGATAATTTTCTGAAATCTTCGTTCGTAGGAAGAACATTGAATGTCTTCATCAACGTCCAAAGGTTTCGCATGTATGGTGTTCGGGCTAACTGTTTTAACCCACCAAACTGCTGTACTTTATCTGCGAAAGGTACCTAGCCACTCCGCATAATCACGTCCGATTATGTATAATACATCTAAATTATAGATGTCTTCATCCTTTGCTAATACCTCAGGAACCTCTACTCCATTAACTCGGATTGCTGCTAGAGCTTGATATACTGTCGAAATGTAATCACTTGCATAGTTATTCATACCACTTAGATATGCGGAAGCTCTAGCGTGTATCTTACCTGAGTCGATAGCGTTAGGTGCCTTAATCTTAATCGTGAATTTCATATCGTATTCAGGTAAATCATAAGACTTTACGAATGTGTCATTAACCCCACGAATAATACGATCCACCACTGCACGTTCTTCTGCTTTCTTCTCTAACTCCACTCTCTCAGGTGATGTCTCCTGTAAGTGTGCGATATCTTTCTGTAAATCTTCAGCCATTGTTATGTACCTCCTAAATTTGTTTATCACTAGTAATATAGCAGTAACTTGTATACTTATTTTAATTATAACATAGAAAAAGCTACCACTTTGTGTGGTAGCCTTATATTAGAGAGATTTAGAGCTTACTGGTACGTATTGATAGAATCCGTGACCGACTCTCTGTATCCCTGGTTCGTACTGCATAATCTGTTTCAGTGTTTCGTATGGTGATTTCAGTACAAGACCTGTATCTCTCAACTTCTCAATTAAACGTTTAGCTTTAATCGGTGAACCGAAATCTTTTAAGATTACTTTCGCAAATTGAGCCACTATTCTATTATCGTTTGTTGTACCTCTCATAAGAGATGGTTTCATTTGGAGATTCTTATGTGCTTCACCTACAACTTGTTTCTTAGGTTCTTCTTTGGGCTTGTCCTCTTTCACTTCTACTGTCTCTGTTAAAACCTCTTTGTTTTCCTCAAAGTATTCTTGAAGAGATTGTCCTTCTTTGTGAACTGGAACTTCAGGTAGTAATAAGTCCTCAACATCGGGTGCTAAAGATTTAGTAGTTATGATATCATCATCTGTAATTTTTTGCTCTGCGTTAATCACACGATCCACAACTTCAGGAGGTACGATTTCCTCAATCTTTGGTTCCCCTTCAGTCTTTGCGAACATACTACCGATACGGACACTTATTCTTTCAATGTCTTCGTCTGATAACGTATGTTCTGGCGTTCTGACTGCTACAACTTTCTTCTTGGTAGGTTCAGGTGCATAAGCTTCTTTCATTACTTGCGCTACATGGTCTGCTTCGTCACTCATTCTATCAATCTCGTCTAATTCTCTCAGACGGTCGAAGCAAGAATTGTACTCTGCTAACAGTAAGGCACGCTCCTTCTCAAGGTAATCCATCTTCTTTAGAATAGCCATTCTTTCTGTGAATACATGTGTCATAATGAACACTCCCCATATTTAGTTTTTTGTTTGTTTTTTAATTTCTAAATTTAGTATAGTACAAGGTTTTCCAATAGTCAACAATAAAATAAAAAAAAATAGACACGAATTTTTATTATCCGTGTCTACTCGATGATTACTTACCTAGTATCGTAACTTTCACTTGTTTTCGACCCCAAGCATTTGCTTGTGCGTCCGTAGGAAGTAACACATCAATTCTATTTCCCTTAATGGAACCTCCTGTATCTAGTGCAACTGCTTCTCCATATCCTTCGACATGAACTCTCGTTCCTAATGGGATTACTCTCGGATCGACTGCGATAACTCTAGCGTTAGGATTCTTACTCAAGTTGAATCCTGTAGCCGTTAATACTTGTCCACCGTATGTACCACCATTCTCACTTGGGTGTGGTGTGTATGCAGTTGCTTCCACTGTGATAGTTCTACCTTGTGGTTGTGACTGCTTAGGTTCAGGTTGCACCTGAGCTTGTTGCTTCGTTTGAGGGGTCTGTGGCTTCGTATTAGCTTGAGTAGATTGTTCTGCTACTCTTTGCTCCTGTTTAGGCTTTACGGCTCCTCTGTCCTCTTTAAGCATGGTAAGTAGTCGTACGTTCTGTTCTTCTGTTCCTGTGTACCCTACGATACCGTAAGTTTCTGACAACTGTTTACGATGCCCAAAGCTATGATCCTGATTACTGTGGTACAGGTAGTCTACGATACTCCTGTCCGTGTTAACCTCATCGGCTGAAGCTGTACCTTGTCCAAACAAGAAAAGACCTGCCGACAAAGCACCTGTTGTGATTAATGCTTTTAATTTCATAAATAACTTCCTTTCTTTTTTGGTATGGTTCCTAATGTAACACATTTATACCCTAAATTGCCTGTTGTAACTGAACTGTAACACGATTGTAAAATACAGGGTTACATAAAAAAAAAGAGAGAACTCTAGTGAGTTCCCCCTGTATTGCCATTATACACTTCGTACGTTTGCAGATGTTAAGAAGTAGAAACGAGCACTCTCTGAAGTGATTTCGTTCGCTTTAACATCTTCACTGTATGTATCAATTGAGCATCCACGGTATGCGATGATAACTTCTTGTGTGTAGTTATCGTATAATACGATATCAAGGATGTCCATTTGAAGAACTTCTTCACCTAAAGCTGCGAAGCCAAGAGTCGCTAAGTTCTCTTTCTTCATACGGAAACGTTCTACTGTTACAGAACCTTCGTACTTTAAGTAAACGTGTTCTTGTGGCATGATAGAACCGATTTGGTATACCCCAGTAGTACCAAAGCTACGCTCTGCTGAGATAGACTGAGCACGAGCAATCGGTACGTTTTTAATCATGAAGTATACTGTATTACCAGTTTGTACCGTTTGGTTAGTTACAGATGCCATGTAGTTCACTCCTGTTCATAATTATGATAGAAGGGGATTACTCCCCTCCGATTAAGCAGTTAGCTTGTTGTCTACGTAGTTGATACCTACTGTGATGTCGTCTAGACCACGAGCTGGTTGTACAGTGATGTTGATTCGAGCAGAGTTACCTGTGATAACAACTTGTACATCGTCAGGGTTGTAGTCTACGATTAATCCATCTACGTTCTTTTGTTGGTCTAGGAAAGACTCAACTGCATTCTTGATGATAGAAGCAGACGTGTTACGGATACGAGTTCCGATGAACTGCTCATCTAACATCGTACGTAACTCAGTAGTTAAGAAGTCAGAAACCTCTCCAAGAGATACACGGTTTTGTACAGGCTCCGTAGAAGCGTTGTAAGTAGTTGGGTCACTTACAATACGGAAGTAAGAGCTTTGACGAGTACGAACGAACTCTACCATTACTACCCCTGCACCGTCTAATTGGTCTAACTGATCCCCAGTAAACTTCATGTCTAAAGCTTCAACGTTAAGTTTCTTGTATGTAACTGGTTCCCCTACACCAATACCACTTGCGATACCACCGATTAAAGCAGCACCCATGTATGCAGGGTAGTTATATACTCGACCGTCCGACATTCTACGAGTCCCTGAGTTACCAACTAAGCTAACACGAGGGTTACGTAAACCTGCTTGACGGGCTTTTAACTTATCGAATGTTTCTTTTAGACCTCCACCTACGAATCCTCGTAGTTGGTTTCCTGCTCCTGACTCATCACGTAAGAACTGAGATAGCTCACCGTGGATAGCTTCTTTGTCAGTTAAAGGTACGATGTAGTACGCACCTAAATCTGCTACTGCTGAGAACATTGTTGCCCAAGATTCCCCAGGTGCAGTAGTTGATCCACCAGCTAAGTTCGTAACTGGGATTGTAGCAGGAATTGCAGTTTTTGGATCGTATGTAACTTTTACGTATGGGTCAGTTTCAGTTTGGTTAACTAAGTCTGCACCGATAGCCGTAATCATTTTAGCTCCTGCTTTGATTTCAGTTACAGCTAATGCGTCTAAGAACTGTGTCTCTACGTTCTTGTTTCCACCTAGAGAGTTTGTTACTACTTCGAAGTCAGGTAGATTACTAATGTCGTTGATTAGTACATTGACGTTTTGGTAAACACCTGTACCTAAAGTGTAAGTACGAAGTACAGTAGCTCCGTTTACATCGGCACCTGCTTTTAAAATCAGTTGCGTTGCAAGTTTAGAAGTAGCGTCCACTTTAACTTCTACAGAAGCGTAAGCTTGTGTTCCTTTGTACTTGATTGAGAAAATGTTACCGATGTTGTCATACACTTGCTCGTAACGTTCTTTTGTGAAGTACACTTTGAAACGTTTAGAGTTAGTTAGTGTGTTATCCTCTAGAGAGTATTGGATTTCGTTTGCATCTGCCCCGTAAAGTTTAGATGTAACTGTTAATCCTCCACTTGTTTTTGACCCTTGCTTCGCATCGTCAGCACGGATCGCGAAAATCTTACCTGCTCCACGAGTGTTAGGAGATGGGTTCCATGCCATTTCAATTGCGTCTAATAGTTCCCCACCACGGAAGAACTCTCTAGCTTGTGCGAAGTTCGTTAGTTCTACAGGAACTTTTGGTTGTCCACCAGTTGCAGAACCAATTAATACAAGAGGTTTTTCACTTCTCGCATTAGCTGAACCTAGTCCACTAGCATTAAGTGTAATCTCAGTGTGAGGACGCTTTCTGTCGTGTCCGTATGATACCATAGCGTTTATCTTCCTTTCTATTTTAGCGTTATTCTAAACCTAAATATTGTTTAAGCTCATCGAGGAAAACCTTCTCGTCCGTTTGATAGTGACGACCATTCATCAGTGCTCTGAACCCTGCTGCTTGCATGTTGTTCATGTTGAACATAGGGACTGCGGTCTGTAGGAATGTGTCTACATGTACATATGGTTTGATTGGCTCAACCTCTGTTGCTTGTTTAACCTCTTTAACTTCTTTGTCTACCTTTGCCATTGCTATTCCCCTCCTTTTACCTTCATGTTAACCATGATTTTCTCTAGCTTGTCTAGTAGCGGAGCGTCTAGGTTATAAGAAGTTTTGTATGATACAATTGTTTCTCTACCGTATAGAATTTCAGGGTTAGAGCCGTCTTCCCTACCTAAGTTAATCTCTTCTATCTGACCGAACTTCAGTCTTTGTAGAAGGTTGTTCGTTAACTCTTCAGGGTTACTACGCATTAGGATAAGAATAGCTTTAACCACTAGGTCTAAGCATCTCACTGTATCCATGTTCGTAGATACGACTAACACCGAATAGTATTCTGTAGCAGTGAAACCTTGTTTTAATCCAACCTCTTCCCCTGCCAGTTCCGTATAGACTACTGTAAATGGGTCTAGGATTGTAGCAAGCTCAGGATCGTATGCAAAATATACTCTATTACCCTCGATTGTAACGTTATCTTCACGAGAGAACTCGAAGTTCTTTACAACATCTAGCTCTCCAATCGGTTTAGATACTTCAAAGTACAATCTCGTCTTGTCATCCGTTGTGTGGATTAAAGACTCCTCTACTCTGTAAGCACCTTGTTTATACAAGTACAAGTCTTCGGTATTACCAATACTTGTGTCGGTCTCTTCACCTTCACGTAATCCGATATAGATAGCTCCTTGTTGTGTCTGCTTATCCTGTGGCATTGTGTACACAATCGGAATCTCTCTAGGAGCGTCCTTACCTGCATACTTTCTCATGAAGTCGTTTGCTATACGAGGTTGTATATCTTTTAAGATTTCCTCTATAATATAACGGTTCTCAAGGAAAATTTGTAATTTCTCCTCTATTTCGTTGTATAAATATGAGTCGATACTAGGTATCATAACGTAGTCCACCTCCTAACTTTCTACATACCATTTTTCATCTTCCACTTCATTAATCGGTTAACATTTGCTACGAATGTTTTAGATGTGTCATCCTTGTTAACCTTATCTCTATTTATGATCCAACTACTAGCAGGTGACTTATCAGATACTGTTCTGAAAGCCACGTAGTCGTGTCTGTTACGTCCTACCTTCATTTTGTTGATGTTGTTAGACTTAGGTGTGTAGTTAAGTAGAGAAGCGTCAGACTGTCTTCTGCGATCGTACAGGTAATCTGATACGACTGTTTGTTTTGTATTGTCTCCAATATCGACTGCACGTAATTGTTCGTACATACGTCTCGACATTCCTCTAGCTTTACGTCTGATTGGGACTGTTAAGTACCAACCACCGTCCTTCTTCGTCTTACGTTTAGAGCTTTTAGCGAAGTATGGTTTAAGGTCGATGACCTCTAACTTCTGTAACCTTTCCTCGGTCAACTTCAGGTACTTCGGCATACGTTTAGCAGAGATATTTTTTGGCTTACTCTCGATGATAGTTTTCATCCCTGTATCTAAAACGTCCTGAGCAAGGTTATCCCCTAGGTTACGCATACCTGTCTTGATTGTTTGGCTGCTCCCTAGTAACCTAGGTCGTCTTGCTTTCCTAACCATTATCCTTCACGCTTCCTAAAGAATCCGTTTAGACCGTCAGGGTTTGGTTTACTCTTCGCATCAATTTCTAAGCTCACTTCTTTATTGTCTACACCAACTTCAAATGCTTCCTTATCAATAAATACATCTTCACGTTTTAACAGTAACTTCTGCGGTAAACGGTTTAATTTACCACTAACGTCTCTTGCGTATCTGTGCTCTTTCAGTAGGTCGGCTACAAGGTACCGTAGAGTCGTTTTAATGTTAAGTGATATGTTATGTCCAATTAAGTGCTCCTTAGGGTACAACAGGTTCTTAGCACGGTCAAACGTGTAGTCTGTCCCTTCTACTAGCTCATCTTCCATTGTTCTTGCAAGTTCAATAGATTTTACATCGTACACCATGTAGAATCCGTTCCTTACCCTACGTGGTGTGACATCGAAGATGAACGATTGTGAGATAGTAGAATCAGGAGCTAGGATCGTAAGTCTGTCTCGGAACGCTACTTGGTAATCTCGGTCAGGAGTACCAATGGCAGTCCCTGAATCCAGTAATCCTAAGTCTCCGTTAAATACACCCTTCTCTTGAGATTGGACGATAATACCTATCTCTCTTCCAGGTAAGTACGCGATCCCACGACCATGACACACCTTACATGATTGATTCGGTTGTCGTGTTGCTCTATCTCTACAAGGGCATAGATACGACTTTTCCCAAAGAGCAGGAAGGGACATAGCATCAACGTGAATGTCCAGCATCTCGGTACGCAGTGCGGCCGTAGACATCGTTTGGAGCATGGATGGTTTTTCTGCCATTGTCTATCCCTCCTTAAATAATTCCTAAGTTCATTCCGTAGTAAGCTCGTAGACCTTTTGTTAACTCCTCGATATCTCTATCAATCTGTAAGATATCGGCAGAAGCTCCACCGTACATAGCAGACTGAGTAGTATCAATACTTTGCGATACACCATCAATAGACATGGACATGTTTGCGATACCAGGACCGATAATTAAACGTCCCCATTGTTGGAACACTTCTTTTAAAGCGTGCTTAATGATTAATGTCCATAAGTCAGGGTGCATCTCCCACGCTTCAGATACACCACTACGTTTCGGTGGTAATAATCCTGCAACGTACTCTACGTGGAACATCTGTGGTGCGTAGTTGTTGTTTCCTACTAAGTTAGGTACACCTGTAATCATCGGGTATCCTGTATAGGCTTGAGAAAGGTTTAACCCTTGTCCTTGTTCCGATAACATAAGAGTAGGTAACATTTCAATATGACCAGGTAGTTTGTTTACTCTCCACCACTTTGTAGGGTAGTTGAAGATGGTACCTCCACCGTACTCTAGCACAATCTTCTCCAACTGTATGATTGGTCTACGATGTGCCTGTACGAACATAAAGCTCTCGAAGTCATTACGGTGGAAATCATGATGCTCTTTTACGAACCGAGGAAGAATAACAATATCTAACTGCTTTTCTACTTGTGATACTGCTTGCTCTATCTTCGCTTTGTAGAATGCATCAGGTAGGTACTCACCAGTTCTCGGATCGGTAACGTCAATACCGAAGTGGTTAATCTTTACTGCATCTACAGTTAAACCGTAATCTGCTAGTGTGTAACTATCCACTTTGTCAAGGTCTACCATTTTCTCATTGTTATGTTGGTACTGATTACCTTCGTACGGGTTATTAATCACGACCAATCACCTTTACCTTTCTATTCTTCTTCTTTTTTAGCAGTAGCTTTAGCCTTTGCAGGAGCTTTCTTTACTTCCTTCTTCGGCTCTGCCTTTGGCTCTACGTAGTTGAATCCTGGTAAAGCTCCAATTTCTTTTTGTTGCTCTACAGTTAATTCATCTGTTTGACCTTTTTCATCGAAAGTGATATCTCCGTAGGCTGTAGCTACCAATGTATTTTTTAAGTATGAATGTTCTAACATAATATCTCTCCTATTCCTATTCTAGTAAAATAAAAAGGGACAGAATTTTCGTCTGTCCCTATTAAGTTTTCTATTCAGTTGTTACGTCTCTAACCCAATGATACTAGTAGTTTAGAGTAACGTCAGCAGCTAATGCAGGGATGTATTTAACGTTCTTAATACGAACCCATTTCTTAGGAGCGTATAATGCTAAAGCTCCGTACCATAGGACTGTGAACGTGTAAGTAGCGTTCATTTGTGCTAATGGTAAACGCATCATTGGTAGTAACTCTAGTAAGCTAAGAACGTTTTGGTTCATTTCTCCAACGAATACATCAGTTGTTTCAGGGATGATTTCGTTACGATCCACGAATGTAATAACGTTTAAGTCGTTAGCTTTAGATACTGGGATACGTGCGATTTGGAAGTAGTGACCAGTCTGAGCACCTTGACGGTAAACAACTACGAATTGTGGTTGTGCTTGATAGATTGGTTGTAATTCGATTTCTAATGTTACAGAGTCAGTTTCGTTAGCAATTGTTGCAGTAACTGCATCAGACGCTACAGACTCAGCTTCGTTAGAGAATACTACTACTTTGTATGATTGTACGCCTTTATCTACTGGACGGAACGTCCCTTTGTCCCCAGTTTTAACAGTTGCTTTAACTGTTTTAGCTGGTAGTGGAGCGTTAGCTTGTGGTAAGCGGTTTTCAACTAATACGTTGTCGTTCTCCATGATAGTAGAACCGTGTAAGTTGATTGCACCACGAGCAGATAAGAATTGGTTGATAGTGAAACCAGTTGAGAATCCACCTTGGTTAGACGGTTGAATTACACGTTGACGGTCTAATAGGTTGTTCGTAAACTCCGCTTGCACCCCAATCGGCATAAACGCATCTGTAGCTTTACCGTAACCTTTACCTACGATTACAGCCGCTTTGTTAAGAACTGCTTCAGATAAAGACTCACCTTTTAAGTCAATTACGTTTGTTTTTTGGTCGATAAGTTTGTGTAAACCATCGAACTCGATACCTGATTGTTGGTCTGCATCTGCTGATAGAGAAGCGTCTCCGTAGAAGATTGCCCACTCGATAGACTTCGCAATTACAGAGATAGCATCTTCTGTAAGGATAGTCATAGGGTCAGAAATGTTGTTCACTAAACCAGCAGCGATAGATTGTTGCTTAGTATCACTTAGGAACTTCATTTGTACAGTCTTTTGACGGATGTTAGGATCGTTAATGCTTGCTACACCAATCTCACTTACGAAACGGCTGTGACCTGTACGACCATGTTGGTTAAACACTGCATACTTTGCAACTGTATTCGTGATTTGTTGTTTAGCAATTAATGGGTAAATCGTGAAGTCTGAGTTATCCCAAGTTAACATCTTAACTTCGTCTTGCAGGTACTCACGTCTTAAAGCCGCTGCATCAGTTTGTGTATCAGGTGTGATACCTACCCCAGTTGTAAACGATTTTTGTAGCTCTGCGATTTTGTCTTCAGCAGCTTGAGGTAATTTCATAACTTCAGGCTCTGCTTGTACTTGTTTGTCTTTATTTAATTCAGCACCCATGTATGTATCTTCCTTTCTCGTTTTATCTATTTTTAGTTTAATAGTTACTAATGTTTGTCCACCTAAAGGATAAACACAGACGGGCTAGGAGGAGGAACCCGTCTATGTTAAAAGCTCTATTCGGCTTTCATGTTGTTAATATAACACTTCATACTGAATTTTCTTAATTTCCGTAAAAATTATAGATTTGTTCAGCAAGTTTTGTATCGCTACCTGTAGGTTGTCCACGTTTTATACGGTGAACGGCACTACGGATATTGTCTTTTGCACCTTCTGAAAGTTCAGCAGACTTCTCCTCGTAGTAACGTAACATTTTATCTACGTGATCCTTTGGATTAAACGGTACTACTTCTTCTTCCTCTACTTGTGGATCTTGACCTTCGATTTCAGGTACACCATTAGATTTAGAAACGAACTCTACCGCTTTACCATCTAACTCTTCTTCCTCAGGTTGTTCAGCAGACTTAGCTACCTCTTCTTCTACTTTTGTAACCTCTGCTTCTTCAGTAGTAGGTTCTTCCGCAGGAGTTTCTGATTTAGCTACTTGCTCCTCTTGCATTAGAGAGTTAACTACTTCTACCACACTAGCTAAAGTCGCTTTAATCTCTGCAAGTTCACTTGGTAGAGTACCTAGTGATTTATGGATCGCTTGGAATGCCTTTAAGATGTCTTCTGTACCGATTTCTTCCGATTTCGATACTGGTTCTTCTTTAGGTTCTTCAGCTTTAGGTTCCTCTTTTGGTTCCTCTGCAACTGGCTCCACTACTGGTTCCTCTTTAACAGGATCAACCGCTTCAGGCTCCACTACTGGTGCTGCCTTTGGTTCTACCTCAGGCTCTACAGCTTTAGGTTCCTCTTTTGGGTCTTCCTCTTTAACAGGTTCTTCCACTACTGGTTCTTCTTTCACAGGTTCAACTGCTTCAGGTTCTGATACAGGTGCTTTCGGCTCCTCTACTGTAACCTCTTTTTCTTTTTCAGACTTTTCTAACTGTTCTAAGTCTTCAGTTAATTTAGCAAAAGTTTGTTTCGCACTCATTTGTTAAACTCCCTTCAGTTTAAATATCTTCTTTGGCTTTTTGAGATAGTTGTTCTAACTTCTCTTTTGCTTCTGCCCTTGAGTATCCTTTTGAAATCTGTAAGAATAGGATCGCACTCTCAGGTGTGTATCTTTCCATTGCATCTAAGTAGTTACCAACTTCTCCCCATACATCCTTAAACTTAGACTCGTCTTCTTCTTTTAAAGACCAAGACAAGTTGTATAAGCTTCGTGCTAGACTATCAGGACTGATAGCAGCAACTCCTGTACTTTCCTCAGGTGTGATTGCGTATCCTACCATGAAACTCTTCATGAAAGCGTCCCAAGTAGCGTGAGGGTTAGCAGGGTTCGTTGTAACTGCTACGTTAGTAATGTATGTACTTTTGATAATCCGTGGATCAGCTTTGTCTCTAGCCTTAGCAAAACCTTCGATAGAGAAGCCAATCTTTCTATCAATTCCTGATTTCTGAATACTATTAGCTAGATTCCAAATACTTCTTGCGTATGGATTATCTTTGTATAACTTACCTTCTACGAATAAACCAATATCATCTACATGTGTACCTTCAGTAGGAACACCAACCTTGTACTCTTCACCTTGAAAGTGTTCGTAATTTAGATACCCGTGTGTGATGAAATGACTAATATCAATTCCCTTCGGATCAATAATGTCATCCTGTAAGTCAAGGTCAGGCGTTGTAGCGTAGCCTTTAAGGCACCACGCTTTACCTGTTGGGTCTTCGTTACTCTTACTAATAGATTCGTCAAGGTCAATTGGAACGAATAAATTAACCTTACCTGTTATGGGGTTAACAGCTTGCATCTAGGTATCCTCCCCTCTAAGTGGTGTGCGCCTGTAAAGTATACCGACCTTACAAGCACGTTTTGATGCTATTAATATAACAGAAGTACCACTCTATTGAGGATTATTTACCTTTACCGCCTTGTTTTCCTGAGTTAGTGTTCTTCGCACCCTTCACCTGACCATCCTTACCTACTCCTTTGTTGTGAGTACCTTTCCCGTTAACATTATCCGAATTTCCGTTTAATCCTTTTTGCTCTGCTTGGGACTTCTCTTCTTTCGGAGTCTGTGCTTTGTTTCCTGGTACTTGTCCATTCGGAGTCATAGCCATTTGTTGCTTCATCATCTCTTCTTGCATGATTTGTCCTAGACGTTGTACGTGTACACCATTTAGGATGATATCTCCGCCCTCGATAGGTGGCAATCCTAACTCATTACGTACATCATTAATTGTAAGACCTATCTCCGCCTTAGCTGCTAAGATTTCGATAATCTCACGTTCTGTCTGTACGTCTCCACCAACGAAACTAAATAAATAACGATCCCCGAATTGGCTCACGATATATTTATTAATTGCATCTTCGATGAACTTCAGTAACGGTTCTAACCCTTTATCTTTAGAACTACGATGTTTCTCTTTTGTGCTACCTTCGTTAAGTGTGTTACCACTACTACCTGTAGCTCCACCTCTGTTCGGGAAGTTAATCTCAGATGGGTCGATAGCGTAGATAGAGCAACATACGTTAATCAGGTAGTTCAACCATTTCTCGAACTCCATGTCTCTTGATGATTGAGTCATGTTAACGAACTTAACGTCCTCAGCGGAGATAACGGGAATTTTCCAAGCCCCGTTGATCCCACTAAACATTGCGGTCCACTCACGTCTGAATGCTTGTAACGCTTGGTTAGATTGGTCTTGACCAGTCTTGATATGTAATAGACCTCGTGTTGTACCACCTTGAGCAAAGTAACGAGCGTTAAATAGCTCTGTATTCTCGTGGTACTGTAAGTGGTTCATAGCAACCTCTAACTCAGAGTATCCGTAGCGGCCGACTGTAATATCTGTTCTCGGATTGTGTACCTCCCAAGCCATTTCGTTTGCTTTAAATTCAGCTACTTTTCTACGTTCTAAAATCTGTACGTACTTCGTAGCGTTCTTACCTTTTGGTTCATGACCTTTTTCATCTACTGCTACATAAATCGTAGATGCATCGACAGCTTTAAATCGGTTCAACTGCCCTTGCTTATCATAGATAAGTTCAAAGTTAATCTTGTCATATACCAATCGGTCTCGAACAAGTTTCTTTACGAACGAACGTAGATTGTCTCTCGTGTAGTCGTCATGATTCTTTCCTGTATGTTGCAGAAAGTCCTCAATACGTTCCATACGTGCAATGTCATGTGATGTCGGTTTATCTAACGGATTCTTTAAACGAACTTCGTATCCGATCCCTCTATCACTATGTCTTGCAGGAGTACAGAATAACGATACTTGGTTTACACGAGTATTAATAATTGCATTAAGGATGATGTTCTTTCTCGACCATATCTTCAATGTCTCTAGTAAATTATGATTCCCTCTTGAAGAAGGAGCTTCTTTGTAATCAGGGTTCATCGACATACTACCTAAAATAGGTTCCTCGTATGCCTTGGCTCTACCTTGGCCGCCTGATTTACTTTTCTGTATCTGTTCATCTTCCAAGTGTTTGATAGCCATTAGTAAATTGTCATCTACTTTTCTGATACTCTCAGGTGGCGTACCATTACCTTGACGATTGAACCAGTCTAATACACTCATTCATGTCACCTCAGTTTATTTACAAGTTATGTTTTGTATTCAACGGGGTTTCGTGAGTTGTCCTCGTGGTACTCAAATACTTTACGACTGTTCAATACGTTATCATAAGTATCTTTGACTAACTCGTTATGCTTGTTCAATAGAAGCACTTGGTCATCATCGGTTAAATCAATAATCAACCGTTTATCACCTTCGATAACAGAGTAAACGGACACATTGGTACCACCTAGTGACTTATAATAGCTAATGACTTCTAACCATGTGTAGTTATGGTTCAGAAGTTGTTTCGCTTTCTTCCATTTCGTATCTTTGCTGAATAAACTCACATAGCTCACGCCCTTAGATATAATATAAGACTACATAGTCGTAATTTAATAAATACGAAGTACGTAACGTGTATCTTAATTATATCACAGTAGCTAGATACGACCTTCGCTAGAGACCAGTTCAAAAAGAAAAAGACTTCACTAGGAAGTCTCTAATTTACTTTATTGTATGCTCCTGCATCGGATACTTTTGCGGTCGGTACCGATCCGTTAAATTCTATCTTATTGTATGAGCTGGTGTTTGTGAATTGAACGAATGCAACTGTAGTTGGTATTAAGTGAGTATCCCACAACATACCTTCGAATCGGTTTTGTTGTCCGTTCACTCGGAATATTAGTTGTGTCATAGCAGAAGGTTGTATTTGAAGTCCAGTGAACATATTACCACTACACTCATTTGGGATCGTTTCAGACGAATCAATTACAATCATTTCTACACAGTCATCAATAGAGATGTCTCTAAATCTGTTTGCATTTACCCATGCCATACCTGTAGTTGGTTTCATTGCTTTCAGTTCTACACCTCTACGGAGACCACTCATCTTGATATCAGAGAAGTTTACGAATGATATCTCATGACCAGTTCCACCTGCGTAGCATGATATACCTACTCCTTTGTACGATCCTGACCAGTTTACAATTACACCATTCTTAATAGATGTACGGTTCCATGTGTTGTAGTACTTATGTTTCCCGTCTAGATAGAATACGGCAGAATCAAATGTCGGATCGTCAATAGCGATGTACGGATTTGTTACGGATGCATTAAGTTCTAGTTCTAGTACACGTACGTTACCACCTACAACTAATTTGGTTCCGTACCCGAATAACAATTCTACGTTCTTCTTAACAATAATCGGTGCAGTAATGTAATAGTCCTTGAACTCCTCTAGTTGTACGGTCTTATCTGTTGTACTGGCACTTGCGGCATTGATTGCGTTTTGAATCTGTTCTGCGTGTGTTGCTCCACTAAAAGATTTTACTTGTAACATCCGACTCCACCTTTCACATTGTAGGTTATAGCCAGTATAATATAGAACTTATGCCCACGAAAAAGGACTCCACGAGGGAGTCCTAAATAATCTATTTGCCACCACACCAGCCACCAGGCACCTACGGAGACCACAAATGAACTCTCGCAAACCTTTTTACAGTGGATTTTATCGACCTTTACGGGCTAGTCTCTCTTGTGGAGACTCATCTTGCCCTCTTTGACCTGTACAACTCATTACCTTTGAACGCATAAGAACTTTTAACTTGTCAACCTTTGAAACATTAGCTCTGAGCTTCTTACACCTGTTGTACCCCCTCTCTTCTCGGAGGGTACTATCATATGTATTTCAGCACCATTTTGGCTGTACGTAAGGTTTGACTTTAGTCAAACGGTTCTTGTTCTCACTATATCGTTAGTAAGGGACGCATTTGGTTGGTAAGTGTCGGTGTGTCAGCAAAGGCTTGTCCCTCTCAAAGAGAGGGAGTTAACCTACTATTTCACTTCGAACTCGATGTCCGTACGAGCGTTGATTTCAGATAGTGAAGCATCAACATCTAACTCGAATGAGCTAATGTCCTCTTCCATCTGTTCAATCACTTTACGGATACCGATAGGATCAACTAGATTTGGTTTGTAGCGTGACTCTGCATTTTTTACAATGCGAGCGTGGTCAGCGTCATCAACCTTACGGTCTTTGCCACCTTCCTCTTCTAAAACCTTATCAATTCGAGCGTCTAACACTTGTTGTTGAGCAGCTACACGTCTAGTAACTTCACTGAACTGCGATTGCAGTTGTTGTAAAAGTACTTTCTCGTGGACAATTGAGTCCTTACGGTCAATTGCTTCTGCAACTGTCATTGACTTACCTGCTACAGTAACCTTAGTTACTGCATTAGACTGGATAATCGCAGCTTTAATTGCGTTTCTGCGTTTAATTAAGTCCGTAGCAGAGTCGAAACGTCCTTGAGCGTATGAAGAAAACTCTTCAGGTGTTTTGAATCCTTGTGGAGCACCCTTGTCACCTACGTAGAAAGATACGAAAGGTTGTTGAGTGGCACGAGTGATACGATTACCTAAAGTTTTTAACTCCATTAAACCACGTTGAACTGACATTTTTTCCATTTCAATTCCCCCTATTAAATTATCGTTTTTGAACATACTAAAGCGATAGGAATAGATGGGATCGAACCATCGACCTTGGGCTTATGAGACCCACGCTCTACCACTGAGCTATAATCCTATGTTGGCAGGGAAGGTGCGAATCGAACGCATTAACGGGAGTTTTGGAGACTCCTGACTTACCTCTCGTCTTTAAGTTTCTCAACCCTATATTGGTGTCGAAGGTGGGAGTCGAACCCACAATCCCGAAGGCACGGCATTCTAAGTGCCGCATGTATACCAGTTCCAACACTTCGACATACTAAATGGTACTAGTGGTAGGATTTGAACCTACGACCAATGCCTTATCAAGACACTGCTCTACCTGACTGAGCTACACTAGTATAATATGGTATCGGAGGGGGGACTCGAACCCGCCACGCTCTACGAGCAACGGATTTTAAGTCCGTTATGTCTACCAATTCCAACATTCCGATATATGGTGGGAATGGAAGGATTCGAACCTCCACAGTCAATGACCACTGATTTACAGTCAGCTTATCTCTCCAATGATTGCACGCCCATATTTTGGTGGACAGAGTTGGTAACGATCCAACCTCTAAGGAGTTTCAATCCTTCGCTAATCCATCTCAGCTATCTATCCATATTGTGTAAGGTTGCCAGCCCATATCAAACGCTCATCCCCCATCATCACCTACAACGAGCACCCATAGTGAAAAACCTAAACATAAACAAAATGCAGATGGCAGGGATCGAACCTGCGTGACCTCCGCCCCAAACGGAGTGACTGACCTCTAGCCTACATCTACGTAATATAAGGGGATATCGTGAACCCGTATACTCGGATATCCAAAGTTTTAACCTACTTCAATTGACCCAGGGACGCATCCCCGTAGGAGGAACGTTATTAAATTATCAGCATGACAGGATTCGAACCTGCTAATGAACGATCCACAGTCGTCCGTGTTAAGCCACTTCACCACACACTGGAAACTAAGTCTAATAAGTGGTCACGTTAACCATTGTAGGCTATTAGGCTTAGTTTCCAAGGTGTGACCTTGGATATACTTCGGTGGAAGGGGTCGAACCTCCAAAACCTAGGGTCAAAGCCTAGTGACTTTACCAGTTTGTCCACACCGAAATGTTTAACCTGTAATCATTGTATCATAGTCTGTAACTTGATGCAAGCATATAATTAAAGTTTTTTAATTATTTTTTTTTAAGCCGAGGAAGAGGGATTCGAACCCCCGCACGCTTTTATACGCCTAGTAGTTTTCAAGACTACCCTCTTTTATCCACTTGAGTATTCCCCGATATAACACCCCCTGTAGGATTTGAACCCACGATCTTCGGGATAGAAGCCCGCTGCCTTAGTCCACTTGGCTAAAGGGGTAAAGAAAAGACGGGTTTTATCGTTGCCCCGTCACAACGCATGGCTCATACGTCCATAGACTAGCTCGAATAGCTAGGTGATAATTCCTGTTTTGGGTACGGATATACAGGAAACCATTGTGCGCCCCTTGGGAGGATCGAACTCCCGATACGCAGGACATAATCCTACTGCCTTAACCGCTTGGCTAAAGGGATTACGAGGATAACGGGATTCGAACCCGTGCTTCACGGTAGACAGCCGTGCGTGTTAACCTCTACACTATATCCCCAGGATATCTTCTCTGTTTCCGCAAAGAAGATAAGTAAGTAAAAAGACAACAAATATTGCAAATTTTTTGGCGGCCTTTCGACCATGAATGGTGCCGACTGTAGGATTCGAACCCACGACCTACTGCTTACAAGGCAGTCGCTCTAACCAACTGAGCTAAGAAGGCATGGTATGGGTCATAATAGACCCAAACTTTTGTTTGTCATAGCAGATTCACCGTATAACTCTACTGCTTTCTTGTCAAACTCTTTAGCAGCTTCCTCAGGTGTTTCAAAGTAACCTAAGTGTATAGACTTTCTAACACCATCTACTTTCGTATTGATGTACGCTCTATAAGGTTTACTCTTACTTTTACTGAACCCAACACCTTTATAACCTGTCTGTGTTGGCTTACCTCGTTGCTCACTGTACCTTGCGGCCGAGTAGTTACAGGAGGTATGACTGAATGCTATGTTGTCTAGACTAAAGAATAGATTAACTGGGTCGTCTGAATGCAACCAAGGTGTTTTGTGTTCAATACTGAAGTTAGATATATCCTCTATCTTCTCTCCACATTGGAAACACTTATCAAGGTTACATCTCTTTACTAAATCAAACAATACGTTTTTCTTCAGTTGGTTATTAGCTGTCGAGAAAGACATACCCAACTGTTCTGATTTTACACTGTTACTATTTTTTCCCATCTTTAGGTCTTCACCTTTCTATGGTTATATTTTAAAAACTCGATATCGCATACAGGATTCGAACCTGCGAATGCTCGGTAGAAAGCCGAGTGTGTTAGCCAATTTCACCAATGCGACATAATATTTGGCGACCCGTACGGGAGTTGAACCCGTGACCCATGATAGACAGTCATGTATTTTACCGTTAAACTAACGAGCCGTTATGGAGGGACATGTCGGAATCGAACCGACCTCGCTTGGTTGGAAGCCAAGAATAATAGCCAATATACCAATGCCCCATTTGGCGTGCTAGGTAGGAATCGAACCTACGACACAGTGGTTAACAGCCACCAGCTCTACCGACTGAGCTACAAGCACGTTATAGAATATATTATAACATAAATTCATTATATCATATAAGTAAGAGGATGGTGGGATTTGAACCCACGAACAACAGGGTTGCAATCTGTGCCGTTGAGCCGCTTCGGTACACCCTCACAATAAGGAAGGAAAGGGATTCGAACCCTCGCTACCTTTAACAGGTACTATCAACTTAGCAGGTTGACCTCTTCACCAACTTGAGTACCCTTCCGTAATAAAAAGTTACATAACCTATAAATGAAAATCGGAGGAGAAACATCTATAGGTTATGTGATAGTTAGAAAATTTAGGAGCTAAAGTGTACTTCACCTTTCCACAGGATCGTTACACGCCCCCTAACCAATAAGGAGTGGTTGAACTTACTAAATATCAAAGCCTATACATAGTATATCACAGACTATAACCTAGTACAACCCTAGAGACCATCTTTTTTGAAACTTTTTTAAATTATTTTTATTTGAAGCAGATTTTCATTCGGATCGTCCTTCTTAATATTAATTTAATTATAAATACTATTAATACTAATAATAAATAATATAATTATATATACATACCACTTATAATTTAAATGGTACACGTTTTCTCTATTTTATGTCCTATTTAAATTATAACTTTTATCCGACTTCAAGTATAAAGTAGTTCTAACTTGAATATACTTCAAGTATATATGTATCAAGGGTTAACAAGAACATCAAATAGAATTGTACTTGAGGATACAGTCGAATTAGTATCATTTAAATATGTCAAAAATGAAGAAAAATGTCCTATTTAAATTTTAACGTCTTCCCTATTTAAT